GTTCTGGTTCATCAGGAAGTTCTGGTTCAAGTGGTTCTTCAGGAACTAGTGGAACATCTGGATCTTCTGGAACATCAGGAACAAGTGGTTCGTCAGGCACAAGTGGAACTTCTGGTTCTTCAGGAACTAGTGGAACATCTGGATCTTCAGGTTCAAGTGGTTCTTCAGGTACAAGCGGAAGTTCAGGATCGTCAGGAAGTTCTGGTTCAAGTGGTTCTTCAGGTACAAGTGGAAGTTCTGGATCATCAGGTACAAGTGGAACGGCAACTATTAATAATAACGTAGATAATTATGTAATTACTGCAACAGGAACTGCCGGAACCATTCAAGGTGAAACAAATATGAGATTTGATGGATCTACCTTGAGTATTACAGGTGATACCACAATGACGGGAGCATTAACCGCGGCATCAAAATCATTTGATATTCCACATCCAACGAAAGATGGATATAGATTAAGATATGGTGTATTGGAAGGTCCTGAACATGGAGTGTATATTAGAGGTTTTGCGATTTCAAATGTTATCGAATTACCTGACTATTGGACGGAATTAGTTCATGAAGATAGTATTACAGTTCAATTAACATCGGTAGGAAAATCAGATATTGATTACGTTGTTAAAGTTTATGAAAATAAAATATATTTAGATTCATCAACAGGAGAAATCAGTAGTTACTTCTTTGTTCAAGCAGAACGTAAAGACATTGAAAAGGTTCTATTGGAATATAAACCGATAAGGTAAATAAAAAAGGGAGTCTTTAAACTCCCTTTTTTATTATAATTTAAACATATTATAGGGGTAATGAGTTGAAAACTTGTGATGGGGTTATTGATTTTTGGCAAATATGTTGTCTTTCTGTTCCTTTATATACAGGACACCAATCCCAATCTCCAGGATCAAAAGTTAATACAGGGTCATTCCAACATTTAATACAAACATCGTTTGATACCCTTGTAACATTATGTGTACATTCATGGTTATTCTCGCTAAATCCTGCAATCATTACTGTCTTTTTACCTAAAGCCCAATTAACCCAAGATAACCCTGAACTTAATCCAATAAAGAAGTCCGCATGAAATAAACAATTCATAACTTCATTCCAATCTTTTGTGGTGTTGTTACGAACTCCTTCTATATTATATTCCTTTAATGATAATATCATTACTTCATATCCAATATCTTTTAACATTTTTGATAATGACGCCCAGTTTTCAAAAGTCCATTCTTTACATCCCGCTGTTGATTGTGGACCAAATACAACATATTTGTTCTTTATTGGCCTTTTTGTTGGTTTGAAATTTAGTTTATAATTAATCTCATTATACTCTAATCCTAATATGTCTGTTGCTAATTTTTGAAGTGGGATAAGATTAACTTGATTTGGATATGAGTCAAATTTTCTCCATTTTTGATTATCGTCTTTAAACCATCCTAATCTATAAATAACATCGCAAGGTATGGATTGTCCTGGTAATATAAATGCTATATCTTTATAATCTTCAGACCCTTTAAACCATTCATTATGAAATGTACTTAAGATGACCTTACAATTTTTTTGTTTCATTAGTTCGATTGCGTAAGGAGCCCAAGCAATAGTGTCACCGACAGCTTTGGTTTCAAAAGATATAAGGACAGTTTTTCCTTCTAATGTAAAGGTGTCAATTATTTGACCATTAACTTTAATTATCCAGGGAATAAAATACTTTTTAGAACATGATGTCCACATATTATTTGATATGGTATCTGAGAATATAACATCATTCGTTTTACGATTAATGAACTCAACAAAATATTTTTGATTATTGTCTCCCTTAATCTCAACTCTTGGACCATCCATATAGGTTATTATGAATTCATTCTCTTTTGTTGGTTTATCTTCTAACCACGACTTCTTATCTAAAAATTCGTTAATTGTATTGATACCAATTTCGGCAATATGTTCCCAACTAAATTCAGTTCTAATTTCTTCGGATTCTACTAATGCTTTTTGTTTGTATGATTGATAGTTTGTTACCACCTCTCTCATTTTTTTTCCTAAATCTTCAAAATCAGGTTCATAATAATTTCCAACAGAGTCGTTAAAGTGACTATACGTACTTGCATCGACAGGTTTTTCTCCAATGATTTTAACAGGAATACCTCTACCTTCGGCAAACTCTAATTGACCTGAACAATTTGAATAAATTGATGGGGTACCACAAGCCATTGCTTCGATAAGGGGTAAGTTCCATCCTTCTGACCTTGCGCATGAAACAAATACATCACAAGATTTTAATAGTTTAATGTAATCTTCTCTTGGAGGAAAATGTAAAACCTTAATTCTATCATCTTCTAATCCATAATACTTTAATCGTTCTTCAGTTGTTTTCATATTATCTCCTGAAAAAGGATTATCAACTGAGACAATTAAATCGACAGGTTCATCTTTATCAAATGTATTTAGGAATGATTCAATAACTTCTTTAATTGATTTTCTATAATCCCATCTGCCAGCCAAGAAGAACTTCATTCTTCCATCTGATGTTAAAGGATGTGATACTTCTTCAGGGAAAAATGTATTAACATCTACTCCTTCAGGGACAACTTTAATTTTATCGGGGTTATAACCTTGTGCGATAGAACAATCTCTTTGCCATTTAGATGGAACCCACAGTTCGTCAAATTCTTTTAGTTTATTAAAATATTGTTCTGGTTGTAATGTTGATTCCCATACATTGTATGCAATTTTTGGACCAAAATAATTATCATAAAATAAATGATGGTTTGTTTCACATAGTATAATATTAACATCTGGTGCAAATTCTTTTGATTTGTCCTGATACATTTTATGATTGTTTCTAGATTTGTCTGAATTCCATAAAACTTGTTCATAGAGTAATTTCTTATCTATCTCGTTAAAATATGACTCTTTGTTGTGTGGTTCGGGATTCATTCCTTCCCACCCATTTCCTACTGTGAAATTTCTAACTTTAATTTGTGCGTGTTTGGATAGATGTCTAAAAAAATCCCTTGTGTGTTGGTTATATCCTGTATTTCCAACATAAGAACCGTGTGCAAATATTTTTGGCATTGTTGTCTGTTTTAGTTGAAATATAAGATATAATGTGTATATTTTAAAGATAAAAAAGGATTAATGAAAGACCTAATATTAATTACAAATTATTCTCCAGATAGTAACCGGGAGCAATTATTAAGAGATCTAGTTAATGATGTTAAAAATGAAAATTATGACATCATGATATCAACACATTCATTTGTTCCTAAAGATATATTTGATAATGTTAATTATGTTATATATGATAAAGAAAATTTACTTTTAACTGATATTAATAGTAAAGTTGGATTTTTTTATAAAAATGATAAATTTACAATTAAAAGTACTGAAATATATGGTTTTAATCATGCTGTTGCTGTTTTTAAATTACTTTCTTTAGGGTTAGTGAATGCTAAAAATTTGGGATATAAGAAGGTTCATCATTTTGAATATGATAGTAGAATTTTAAAGACATTAGAAATTGAGAATAATTCTAAATTAATTGATATACATAGCGTTGTTTTTTATCTACCTACAAATTTACAATTTCCTAACTCACCAATATCATTTAATTTAGATATGATATCGGAAGGATGGTTTGATGTTTCAAATAAGAAAATTATGTCATTTATGGAGGGAAATAATACTAAAATGTGTGAACAATATCAACAAACCCTTATAGATGAAATTGGAAATTATTATCAAAAAAAAGTATCTGATCTTGAATCAAATAATATATTAGTTGGAATTAATGTGGCTCCTATTAAACATCCGTGGGTGGTATGTGTGTATAATAAAATTACAAATAAATTAATTTTATTTTGTTGGACTACAAATGAAATTAACGATATTGAAGTTAAATTAATTGTTAATAATTCTAAATTATCTTATTATATTGTAAAACCTAATTGTTGGATAATAAGAGATATTGATGATATTGATAATATTGAAAATATTTTAATTATAGTAAATAATGAAATAAGAAATTACTTAGATATGTCAAAGATAGACAAAGAATATTATAAACTTAAAAATCAAATTATAGAATAAAATGGCACAAGGAGTACATAGAATCACTCAAGAGTTTGAGGAAGAACTGTCAAAATATACGGGAGCACCACATGCAATCGCATTGGATAATATGAGTAATGCCTTATTTTTGGCGTTATATTATGAAAAAAACATTAAAAAATCATTGGAGGATAATGTAATTGATTGTCCGTCTAAAACATATCCATCTGTTCCTTGTGAAATTATTCATGCGGGATTGAAGGTTAACTTTACACCTGTTGAAGGCAAAACAATTAAAGGGGCGTATACCCTATCACCATCCAATGTTGTTGATTCCGCATTAAGATTTACTGCCGATATGTATGTTCCTAAAACACATATGTGTTTATCATTTACGGGACCATATAAGACTCTAAAACTAAGTAAAGGTGGCGCAATCTTAACTGATGATTACCAAGCGATGTTATGGTTTAAACGAGCAAGATTTAGTGGTAGGAGAGAATGTTCATATCATGATGATAATTTTGATATGTTAGGTTGGAATTTCTATATGATGCCAGAATTATCTGCAAGAGGGATATTAATGATGAATCAATTTTATAATTTAGACGGGACAAAAAAACATAATGAAGATTTGGAATTGCCTTATCCTGATTTATCAAAATATGAAATTTATAAAAAATGAAAATAACTCAAACATTAGTCGCACCAGCTGTTAGTTTTTTTAAAAAAAATTTTATTTCAAGATATTCTTTTAAAGAATATTGTGATATTAACAAACCGTGTGTGTTTTTAGGCGGGAGAGAATTATCTACTCAAATACAAAATCATAAATCGTATAAATTTGTATTTCTCACAACACCAAATGATTTACCAAATTTTGATATAATAACTAATACCGAAAATTTGTTTATTATTAATATATCTGATGATGTTAGATTAAATTTAAAAATACCTGATAATGTTAAGTGTAAAAATTTGACAATAGAACTTAAAGATTATTCATTATTTCAATCTAATATTTTAGGGGATAAAATATATGCATATACTGGATTTAAAAATGGGTGGGGTAATGAATGGAATGTTGAAAAATTAAAACAACTCCAAAAAAAGATTGATTATGAAATAATAACAACAAATCATTTAAATCTTAATGATTATTATGACATAAATTATTTAAAAGAAAATTATTACGACAAATCTTTTCTTAATTTAAATTTATCAAATGGTAATGGAATGTCGACAGTTATAGAGCTTGGATTAATGGGTAGAAAAACAATATTGAATGAAAATTTTTATAAATATCCATGTATTTTAAATTATAAAAATGATGAAGATTTGATTAATTTAATTAATTATGAGAGTAGTAAAATAGGGATGTTACAGCCATCAATAAATTGTCATACAATAAATGATGAATGGTTAGATATTGATTTTTGGGTTAAAATAGATAAATAATTAAAATGAAAATATCATTATTCGGATATGGTGGACATGCAAGAGAAGTTGCACAACAGATTAATAAATCAATTACATTTTTTGTTGATGATGAATATGTTAATGAATTTACTAGACCAATAAGTGAATTTGATCCTGAAGAATATGCTATTATGATAGCAGTTGCGGACTGTGAAGAAAGAAGAAATATTGTTTTAACGTTACCTAAAGAAACTAATTATTTTACTTTTATACATCCGACCGCTCTGATAATGGATACAAATATAAAAATAGGTGAAGGGAGTTTTATTGGGGCATACTCAATTTTAACAACTAATATATTATTAGGAAATCACGCAATCCTGAATCGAGGAAATCATATTGGGCATGATTCAAAGATTGGAGATTATTTTAGTGCAATGCCGGGATCAATTGTTTCTGGAAATGTTACAATTGGAGATAATGTTTATATGGGAACCAATTCATCAGTTAAAGAAAAAATACAAATTTGCTCAGATGTTAAAATCGGTTCAAACGCCACAGTAATTAAAGATATAACAATAAATGGAACTTATGTTGGAGTTCCTAGTCGACTTAAAACTAAATGATAAAACAAATTGCTTTAGTGGAAGTATGGTTAGGTAAGATACCTGACTATTTTCAATACCATATAGAAACAATAGGGTCATTGTCGTGTGTTGATTTTTACTTTTTTACCGACGATAAGAATTATGATTTTTCAAAGATTACTCATAAAAATTTTCATTTAAATTACATTAGCGAAGGTGAGTTTTTGGATAGGTTTAATAGGGTCTCTAAAGTTAAGATCGATAGAATAACTCATCCAAAAAAAATAATAGATTTCAAGTTATCATATTTTGAAATGTTTTCTGATTATGTTAACTCTTATCGTTATGTGGGAATATATGATATTGATACAATGTTTGGAGATATGAATCAAACATTGTTGGATTGTATTAATGACTATGATTTTATATCTATTGGGGATGAGGTTTTTCATAATAGATTAAGTGGTCCTTTATTGATAGTTCGGAATACTTCAGAGTTTCATGATTTAATGAAAACAGACCGATATTACGAGACATTATTAATGGATGACATATATGGTTACGGAGAACAAGAACTATCTGTAATCGCCCATAATAATTATAAGGTTAAGATATTACATTCAATGAATACTGATACAAAGAATGGAGGTAAAACGACCTATGATGTCTGTTGGAAAGGTGGAAAATTATATTCAGGCGATGAAGAAAAATTAATTTATCATTTCTATCGTAAAGGACATACAACCTTTCAAAAAGTTGGTAACCAGATTTATGCCAGATATGATAAAAAATTTCTAAATGACTTCTTTTGGGTTTTTGGGTTTACGGAGAATTATTCGGAGGCAGTACCACATCTGATGGATTCGATTAATAAATATTCAAATAGAAAGTGTATTATATACACAATAAATTTTGACTATAATATTCCTCAAAAGTTTTTAACTAGTGAACAGTTTATCTTTAGAAGAATTGAAATTGAGGAAGGTCATAAAGATTATAGAGGTAGAGATGAAAATATTATTAGTTGTAAGCCAAAGTTGATGATTGACGTGGTTACTCAATATCCTGATGATAGATTCATATTCATAGATAGTGACATTTATTTAACAACATCTGCTGATGATTTATGTAAACACTTTAATGAGCTAACTACTTATCCATTAATTAACTCTCATATTCATGATGTCGTTTATCATTCAGGAATAATTGAAGGAGAAAAATGGACAAGTACCGCTCATATTTTAGCAAAGAAAATTGATGTTGATATTTGCGTATTCCCAAGAAGAAAAACAAATGTAATGCTTTTTGATAACCGGTCAAAATGGTTTTTTGAGGAACAGATTGATGTGTATGAAAAGTATAAAAATACAGAAAAGGGAATATTTGCATTACACGATGAAGATTCTGCAAATGTTATCTTATCAAAGTATAATCTATATGGATGTATACCTTTATCTGATATTGAGGATTGTAGTGATATTAAATTAGAAACAATTACAGATTTAAATAATCCATTTCATATGACACAGATTTCTCCATCTGTTAGATTACCACAAACAGTTAATGATATTGCGGTCTTTCATGGAATGAAAGATATTATCAAATTCCAAGAAATCGAAGAGAATTATGGAAAAAATGTTTTAGATTGTGAGGAAATTTTAACATATTATAAGGATAATACAATTTTTTTTGAGAAAAATTCATTCTTATCGACAAAGACTTTAAGTGGTAAATTTGATTTTATTGTAAAAAATAAAGATGGTGTTATTTTACAACAATTATTAAATCAATCTTTAATGAAGTATTGGATTTTTTATATTTCTAATGTTCATTTGGATAAAGGAGATTATATTATTGAAATAATAAAAACAAGTGATAAACAAAAAGTTTATAATAATTTAATTAGTGTATGAGTAGAGAAATAATCATGAGAAAATTTCAGGAATTGTCAAATATTCCTTCTGATATAAATGAACATCTGGAAACATTTAGAAGATATACTGAAGAATGTGATATTGTTATTGAGATGGGTGTGAGAAAAATAGTTAGCACTTGGGCATTTTTGGCGGGAAATCCGAAAAAATTAATTAGTTTGGATTTATATAATCCAACACATTTTGGGGGTAATTTACAAGAAGTGTATGATGCGGTATCAACAACGGATATTGATTTTTCTTTTGTTGAACAAGATTCTCTAACATATAATATTGATACCTGTGATTTATTATTTTTAGATACATGGCATGATTTTTTACAATTAAAAAAAGAACTAACAAGACATCATAATCAAGTTAAAAAATATATTATTTTCCATGATACCGTGAGTTATGGTTATTCTGATGAAGATTTAAATATTTCAGGTCTTGAAAATGAAATTGAAACGAATTTACCAAAAGGATTGTGTGCTGCCATTGAAGAATTTTTATTCCATAATAAAAACTGGATAATGTGGGAGAAAAAACCAAATAATAATGGGATAACAGTTTTGAAAAAAATTTATTAAATGAAAAAAATCTCATTAATAAGTAGTTTTTGTGACACACAGGAAAAATTAGATATTCTTGAAAAGAATATTAAAATTATTAAATCACATAATATTGATGTTATAGTTATTAGCCCATTTTATTTGTCAAAAAATATCGTTGAATTGTGTGATTATTTTTTTATGACTAAAGATAATCCTGTATTTGAATGGCCTGAACGGGCGATGTTTTATTGGCAGATGTTTTCAACAGACACTAAGAACTATAGAGTCACAACAACATATCCTGATTATGGATATGCTGGATTATCGCAGGTTAAACAATTAAGTGAGATTGCACTTAATTTAGATTATGAACAATTTTATCATATGATTTATGATTTAAAAATTGATGATAATGTTATTGATGGATTTAATTCAGATAAAATTTGCTCCGTTTATCCGTCCAAGAGAGAAGAAATAATATGGACAGTTGGTTTACACTATATGATTTTTAATAAAGAAAATTTAAAAAATTTCACATCGTATATAACCAAAGAGAATTATTTAGATACTAAGGATTTAGACGCTTTTGCTTGGTTACATAGTCATCAAAAAAATATTAATTATGCAATTGAACCAATACCTGTTGAAGATGAAATATACTATTATCAAAATCATGACTTTCTTAATTACTCGCCAATTGAAAATTTAAAATTTTTTATTGATAAAAATTATGAGATAGATACAAATGTTAAATTATTTTTCTATGGTAATGAGGAATTAAAAAATATTAAATTAACTGTGGGTGATGTTGAATCTATTCATACTGTTAATGATTGTTATATAATTGACTTAGGGTTTGATAAATTTAATATCCAAGAAGTGAAATTAGAATATGATTCAATAACTTACGATTTAACTAAAATAATTCATAAAATTAAACATAACGGACTATACGAGATATGATAGAAAATATTCATTTATGGCACGCAGACAGGGGAACTTATTTTGACCGAAATGTTAACATAATTTCTTGGAGTGACCAATACAAAATACATGTCGGGAAATATTGTTCGATTGGAAGAGATTGTAATTTTTTCTTACATGCAAATCATAGGCCAGATTGGATAACAACATCCTCACAATTATGGGGACCAGTTACACCTGAAACTGCTGATTTACATATGGGTATGGGACATCCTTCTTGTAAGGGTGATATTATTGTTGGTAATGATGTGTGGATTGGTGCAAAATCTACAATAATGTCTGGCGTTAAAATTGGAGACGGAGCAATTATTGCTGCAGGAGCATTAGTAACTAAAGATGTATTACCTTATTCTATTGTTGGAGGAAACCCTGCGAAACATTTAAAGTTTAGATTTATGGAAACACAAATTGAGTCATTATTGAAAATCGCTTGGTGGAATTGGACAGAAGATAGGATTAAAACAGAAGCCATGAATATGTGGTCAGATAAAATAGATGAATTTATTGATAAACATTTATGATTAAAATAGATTATTCCGAAGGAAATATAAAAATGAATACCAGTGATTTAAGAGGGATATTCAAATCAGAACAATTACCTTTAAAGTTCAAAATAAAAAAAGTTGTATCTAAAGAGGTGATATGGGAAACAAATTTAAATAGTAATATGTGGGCAATATTTCCATCAAATGAGATCAATGATGTTGTTGTTGAGGATGCACAAGGAAATTTTATTTATCAATATTATTGGGATGTATTACAACATGGGTCGGTATTTTATAAATCATTGTGGATGTATTGTAAGGGACTAATTAATGATGGAAAAAAACCAAAAGGATTAGTTGTTGGAACACATGATGGAGAGTTCGGTGAATGGGTCCCATTGGTTAAAAATTTTATGTCGGATATGTTATTGGTTGAGGGGAGTGAAAAACAATTCAATAAATTATCCCAAAACTTTAAGGGAAAACAAGGTTTGTCATTTTTAAATGAGTTAATAACAACAGATGGGTCTGAAGTTGAATTTTTTGAAGGTGGCGCAGGATATACAAACTCAATTGTTAAACGGGTTATTGATCATTGGGAAACAGAAGAGATACATTCATCGAAAAGAAAATCGACCAGCATAAATAATTTAATTAAAAATAATCTTGGTGGTAAAGTTGATTGGATACACTTAGATGTTGAAGGACTTGATGCTAAATTATTAATGTCTTTAAACGAAGAATATATTCCTAATTTTATAATATTCGAAGACTTCAATCTATTAGTGGATGAAAATAAAGAAATAACTGAGTGGTTTAGTTTACGAGGATTTAACCTACATTCTGAGGGTGGGATTTGTATGGCAAAAAAATGATAATTTATGGTACCATTTTAGATTTCTGATTTTCTGTTGATTTGTACAGACTCAGTAATTTTAAAGAATCACGATAATGTTTTTCTAGCCTATCCAGTTCTTCTACCGTGACACAACCGTCACATGCGGAGTTATATTGTTCTTCCGATTCCTGAATAATTTTCTCTATTGTTTTTAAAAGTTTCATATACATATAAATATACTTCTGTCCTAACTTTATTTAGTTTTCGATAAAACTATATTTGATTTGAATAAAAACTCAAATCTTGTTATTTATATGTATAGAAAAGATAAATGGAATTTTGTTCTAAAAAAATTGAAAAGTAATATAGATAATGTATAGTATAAGTTGGTATTTTGATAGTGGTGGTGTTGGTGATTCTCTTGTAGTAGAACAAAATGGGATTGTTGTTCTTAATTGGACAGCAACAGGTTCAGGAGTACTAACAGGATGGAACCCTGGAGATACTATTGACATAACGGTTAATCCTGGTAATAGAAATTATTCTCATCTTATATATAACGACTATACGGAGACTCAATTCGAGCCAACAGCCTGTTATTTTGGAGGAACGGTGAGTGGAGATGGAAATATTTCTGCGGCTACTGATAATAACGACTATCTTCCAACTCCAACTCCAACTCCAACAAATGCTGCATCACCAACACAAACTCCGACCAATACTGCGACACCGACTATTACTCCAACAAATACTACAACACCGACTATTACTCCAAGTGCCGGCAACCTTCTTCAATTCCAAGATTGTGCGAATAATCTAAACATATTTAGATTTGCTGATGTAAATTTATCTTTAACTTTAGGTGAAACCTATTTGATTACAAATAGCAATGAATTTTCTGGATGTGCTACGGTTGTTAGTGATACAGGAGTAGGGTTAATTTATAATGGAGCGGGTGTATATTTTACTTTAACGTCAGGGTGTGCAGACAATATGTGTCCACAAAATAGTAGTATTGCTGCTGAATTATATAAATGTTCTGATGGGTCAATATTTTATGGACTTGTCCAACAAGACACTGCATTTGTTGGTGCTGCCTATGTCTATAATGATGAGTGTTATAGTTTTGTTGAGTTTTCGGGACCAGGTGGGCCTGATTTAGGAAACCCTGATTATAATGATTGTCTCCGTTGTAATGCTGTTCCAACGCCAACACCTAATCCTACGCCAACAGTTACACCAACGGTATCGAGTTCTCCTATACCTTGTGCATATAGTTCTTTTTGTTTTTATACTTCATTACCATCATTATCAGGATATAACGGTAACTATTCTATTGCAGGAACTTATGGGTCGATGTTTTATTATACTGGTGACAGTATTGATGATTCTGTTATTTATTATACAGGGGATTATTGGTGTTTAAGTGACACATATACACCGGGAGGAAGTTGTATTTTAAGGGGAGCATCTCCTTGTTATTCAGCATGTCCTGATATTTCAGTTAATGATTTTACGGGAGGTATTTGTCCGACACCAACACCTACTCCGGTAGATTGTAATACTTTTGATTTTAACGCCTATTTTGATTGTGATTGGGAACCTCTTCCAACACCAAGTGTAAGTATAGATTGCGCAGATGCTGCATTTGATTATTATGTTAATACATTAACACCAACTCCTACTCCGACTAATGGTTCTTGTGGTAGTGTTTCAGTCTCATTTGGTATGACTGCATATACACCAAGTATTACTGCTACTCCTACACCAACAAGTACAAGTTCAATTATACCTGTACCTGTGGCAGGACAAGTTACTTTTGAAATGTTAAATGAGACCTTTAATTGCGTTTCAGTAAAAGTCTTAACAAATTGTGAGACAGGTGTTGAATACTATGTATGTGGAGGATTGGTGTATAACAATACACCAATTGTTGTTGGTATTACAATGTTAATGTTAATTAATGGTCAAACAGTTTGTGTGACTTATACAAGAAATGATAAAAACTTATCATCAAATTCTCTTATTGGGGAAATAACACAAATCTACGCAGCTTGTGGTTCATGTTCGACAGTTCCTACACCAACACCAACGCCAACAAATACTACTACTCCAACAATGACTCCGACTACAACACCAACAAATACTATGACACCAACTCCATCTGCAACTGTTGGTACAATAGCATTAACACCAACGCCAACAAATACTACCACACCAACTATGACTCCAACACCATCAGTAACTCCGAACTATGTTTATGTTTATCAGAGTTGTGCACCGATTTCTCCTAATGTTAATCCAACTCAAGTTGTTCAAACACAACCAGTTTCATTTAACGCATATCCTGAAAATGTCTTTAAAGATAGTTCAGGAAATTGTTGGAGATATGTTGGTAGATATTCAAGTAACTATATTGCACCATCAGGAATTGTTGTTATAACTTATAGTGGTAATTACTTTGCAAGTGCGCCTAATTACATATACTCATCGTGTATTATTTGTCAGGGTGGAGCTCGTCCAGTGGTAGATGTTCCAGAAGTAGTTACAGGAGTATTCACAGATGTGACTGTGTTTAGTGCGACATTATATGGTGCGGTAGTTAGTGATCATAACTCACCTGTAACAGAGTGGGGAATTCTTATTGGTATATCACCAGAATTAACATATGGGGCTGCGGGTGTTACCTATATAAGTGCTCCGAGTCCTGGAATTGGAACATATTCTGTTGACGCAACAGGACTTGTTGAAGGTGTTACCTATTATTATAGGGCGACAGCCGTTAACAGTGTTGGTAGGGGATATGGGTTTACTGTTGGTTCATTTACGACACTTAATTTAAATAGTTGGGCAACTATTAATGTTAATAATAACAGTTCGTCTTATAGTGACAATATGTTTAACATTCTCGTTGGTGGACAAACAGTGATGGGAATTCCGGCAACAATACATGGCGGAGAAACGGCTATTGGGTCAACAATTTATGTTGGATCGACAACTCTTACTCTTGGATATATTACATTGTACACCTTTGACGGACAAATTACAATCACTGATAATTCAACTAATCTTGTGATTTATAGTAGGACAATATCAAGAAATGGGACTATCAATACTAATCTAACCATTCCATATCCTCAGGGTATAACAATAACAATGTCGGATATTCCACAATAATAGTATTTATCTAAAATGACAACTCAAGTAACGATAACATCAGTAACTGCAAATACTCCAGTGGATATATTCTATTGTGATTCTATGGGGGCGAGCTGTGTTAATGTCGCAACTGTCTCAACATTTCCGTATGTTTTTTTAGTCCCATCTCCATATTCTGAAGAAAATTTTATTATTAAGATAGCGGATACTCAAGGGTGTGTTGTTGAAGAACAGGTATAGTCCCTATGTTACCTTGTTGAGAACTTGTCACTAAGTAATTTCCTTCTTTCAAATAAATTTTCGTAATCTGAAAATAAGTGTTATTTCATATATTTATGATTAAATAGAACTTTATGGCAACGACTAGAGCATTTGCATATAATATAAGCTCACCAATTTTGGGAACTCAACAAGTTGGGGATTTGGCAATTGGAGTACCAACAAGTGGATTTGCATCAACTGGATTACCTTGGTGGGAAGGCCCTGATGAGGAGTTAGGGTATGTCATTGCAGAGCCTGTTTCAGGGAATACACAACCAACACCAATATCAGGAGTTACAGCCTCTTTGGGATTCTATAGGTCAGATTTTCTAACCGATAATTCTTTTGTTGAACTTGCAAATGTTGTTTCAGGACAAAATTTTACTGGAGCAACCGAAGCAAGTATATGGTTAACAAATCACGGATATTGGAATTCATATCCTGCTCCTGTTTTGTATTTGGATGCTGGTGATATTAATAGTTATCCTGGCACAGGAACTGTTTGGACTGATTTAATTGGAGGAAAAGTATTTGACTTAATAAATGGACCAGGTTATGATCCAGGAAATGGAGGTAAGATTTACTTTTACGCCGCAGGTGGACAATATGCTAATTGTTCAACAAGTTTACCGTCATTACCGACATTTACAACATCTGTTTGGCATTATTGGGATGGTACTAATACAGGATCATTACCTTGTCTATTATCTGAAGTGTATATTGGAGGTGGAATTAACTTCCTTCTTGGTGCTCCTGGAGGTGTTGTTGCTCAAGGAGGGTATTTCAATGGCAATTTTCAACTCTCACCTCAATTTAGTTTAACACCAAATACTTGGTATAATATTGTTGTTAGTTGTGATTCGAGTCAAGTTGTTAACATTTATTTAAACAATACATTAATTAGTTCAACATCTACAACAGGTCCTCAACCATATTCAAGTGGGGCAGGAATAAACCTAATGAAGAGATGGGATGGTTCTGAGAATTGGGGTGGTTACTTATCAACCGTTGGAATATATGATAAAGCATTAACATCAGGACAAATTTCTGGAATTTATAACACAACTAAATCAAGATACGGATTGTAATATAAATGGCAACAACAAGACCTTTTGCATATAACCCAATACCACCAAATTCTCCAATTTCGGGAACAACGCAACTTGGTGACATAGCAATTGGTGTTTTAACGGAGCCATATACTAGTAATTATGGAGGTGTTGTATGGTGGGATGGTCCTGATGAAGATTTAGGTTATGTTATTGCGATTCCTATTAGTGGGAACACACAACCAACACCAATATCTGGTGTTACGGCATCTGTTGCTTTTTATGGTACTGAAATTTTACCAAATCCGTTTAGTGAATCGTCATTTCTTTATATAACAAATAGGGCGTTCAAACAGAATTTCACTAATGGTAATGACGCGTCAACTTGGTTGACAAATAATGGGTATTGGAACACATGGAATTCAATAACGCCAACTCCGACACCAACTCCAACATCTACGCCTATTCCAATATATGTACCAACTTGTTCACTCATATTTAATTCAATTGACGCTGGAATATACGGTTATGACTCGTCAACTAACACAAGTACTTTCTTATATAATTCAGGATTTGTAAGTAGTGACATTGCAAATACTCAAACTAAATTATGGATATATAATTCAAGTATACATGAATATGATATTACATTAAGTCCTTGGTCTATAACCTTTAATAGGACTATTGATTTATCGGTTGGGTTAGGCGCTGGTTTGGGGGCAATCAATAATACAACTTTAATTAGTACTGATGGCGGGTCAGATATTATCACATTAGATATAACAACATCTGCTGCATCGGCAACAGTTATTGGAAGTTTACCTCCAGGTAGAATTGTTTCAGGAGATATTTTACAAACAACAACAACACCTCTAAAAATAATTGTAACAAATCAAGGTGGTGATGGTTATTTCTTATCTCAATATGTCGTGGTGGGAGGACTTGCGGTATTTGAAACTGAGATTAATATAGGGGCATATTCAACATCTGCGTACGGTTTATACGAGGATAATAGTTTATTGTATTTTGTTGATGGATATACTGGTCAAATATTTAATGTTGATTTAAATCCTCCATACGACATTACTGGTACAACTGGATACACAGCTTATGTGGTATATGGTGCGTCCCAAGTACCAAGTTGTTTAAATGTAAGTTTAATTTTACCAACACCAACTCCGACACCGACTCAAACTGTGACGCCGACTAATACTGAAACTTCTACACCCACTGTTACTCCTACCAATACTCAAACGCCAACAAATACTACAACCCCTACCAATACTGCAACTCCGACTAATACTGCAACCCCAACTAATACTATTACACCTACCAATACTGAGACTCCGACTAATACTCCGACCAATACTCAAACGCCAACTAACACTGTTACTCCTACCAATACTGCGACTCCGACTAATACCGCAACTCCAACGGTAACACCAACTAATACTATTACGCCAACTAATACTTCAACATCAACTCAAACACCCACTCCAAGTATTACGGCAAGTCAAACTGTAACCCCAACACCTACTCAAACTCCGACTAATACTCTTACACCTACTAACACCACAACACCTACTCAAACACCAACTCAAACACCCCAATTCTTCTTATTATTTGAGGATAGTTCAATTGCTACGGCAGAAAATAACAATAATATTGAAATAGATATAATATAAAAAAATAGATTAAAATGGCAAATACAAAAATTAGTGCATTACCACTATACACAGGAGATACCACGGGTGCTTATCTTGTTATGGATAATAGTGGACTTACTCAAACTTATAAAGTTACTAAAGAGACCTTATTGGGTGGAAGTCCAATTGTACCAGTAACAGGAAGTTGGACTTTATCAACAGGTGCAAATACTGTTAGTTTTACAGTTACTGCAGGTCAATCATATGTAATGTGGGTAAATGGAAATATTCCAAACGGTATTGTTAATTGGAATGCAACATTAACACTATCAAACTCAAACGTACCTGTAATAGGTGTACAATATGGTTGGTATTATGTTGCAGGAAACGCTTTGGTGTTAACATCAATACCAAGTCAGATAGTTGGGACTGCGGGAACTATTAGTACCTCATCACCAGCGGTTTCAAATTCAAACACCTTTACATTTGGTATAACAAACAACAGTGGTACATCTCAAGTAGTTTACTACGGATATACTAAAGTAAGTTAATTTGAGAGTAGTATCTTACTATATGGGATTCGGTGCGGGAACAGGAGGTTCTACTGATAATCAAGAATTACTTTCTTGGAGTTTAACCTTCACCTAATTAGATTACTAATAAAAAGAAGACCTAAAGTCTTCTTTTTTTGATACCAATGTATTTATAATTAAATAGAAAATGTCCACATCAAGACCCTTTGCATATAATCCTGTTCCACCAAATTCTGCCATCTCTGGCACAACGCAATTTGGTGACTTGGCAATCGGAGTTTTAGATGAACCATACGCCGATAATTATGGTGGAGTTACATGGTGGAACGGACCTGATGAAGATCTTGGATATGTAATTGCATTACCTGTCAGCGGAAACACACAACCAACATCGGTTCCAAGTAGTTGGAATCTATTTTTAAACCCATCTTATAAGGGTACAGATATTGTTATTAGTAATGGTGATAAAACAGCCAGACAAATTTTTGGATATCAACAATCAGTATTAGGAACACAAGTAATCACAAGTAGTGATGTTATAATGTATAGCGTCGTAATTACATCAGCATCAACAAATAACACAGGTGTTGTTGTCGGTTTTGGAACCACCACAATGAATTATGGATCTACTTACGGAGCATACCCCGGAAATGATAATCAAAGTTTTGGATTTGCTGGTGATGGTAACTCCTATTTTAATGGAGCCGTTGTTCAATCAGGATTACCAACCTTCGGAGCAGTTAATGATGTAATAAGCGTTATTTGTCGGGGAACCTCATTCTATGTTAGAGTAAATGGGGGTTATTGGAATGGTAGTCCATCAGCAAATCCATCGACAAATACTGGTGGAGTATCGGTAGCAGGATGGGGGGCAATAACATCTTGGTACCCAGCAATATGTCCTTGGGGTTTTGCGGTACAGGGAGCGATGACAATATTGGATAGAGCGGTAAGTTCATTTCCATGTGGATCGTGTTATAGTGTCCCGGCAGGTGTTACATTTTTAGGTAATCTAACAGCATCCGTTAAGTTTTATCGGTCAGCAGGATTTACTGACCAATCTTTTGTTGATGTGGTTAATTGTATACCAGGACATTCACCATTTACCACATCAGGAGATTCATTATCTTGGTTATGCGCTAATGGATATTGGACAAACTATGGAGTGTGTCCACCAAATTGTGCATTTGGGGCTTCCTTTACGGAAAAGAGTGGACCAATACCTACACCAACACCAACTCCGACAGTATTCTATGAGTATGTTTTAGCGTTTAGTAATACTAGTAAACTTGACGCATGTTCTAATTATCCTGGAAGTACATTACATGTGTGGTCTACTACGAGTTCATTTGTTTCAGGTATGGCATTATATTACTATGCGAATTTTAATAATCCAGTTTCAGGATATGCATGGGTTGTAAACGGATCTGACGCGTTCTTTATAAGTGGAAACATTGTTGGGTCATCAGATGGACCTTGTCCTCCTTAATGAATATGAGTTAGTGACGTTTAATTTAAATTAATAAAAAATAAAAATTATAAAAAATAAATGGCAAGGTATTTTGACATAAAGATAACAGGAGGAACCGCAGCAGGACCATATAGTATTTACTATGATTCTGTAAATCCGGTTACAGTTGCGTTAATAACGTCGAGTAGTTTACCTGCGACAGGTCTCACATATAGTGATATGACAACGGGTGATGGCGTTAATGTGACAATACCAAATGATGCAAATAGTTTATTATGTTATAATAATAGATGTTTTACAGCAGATACCTATAATGTTATTCCACTATCTCCTACACCAACTCCTACTAACACACAAACGCCAACCAATACTGTTACTCCTACTAACACACAAACACCTACTAATACCACTACTCCAACTAACACACAAACACCTACTAATACCGCTACTCCTACTAACACACAGACACCTACTAATACCACTACTCCAACTAACACACAAACTCCAACTACAACAACTACGTTGACTGCTACTCCTACTAATACACAAACACCAACCAATACTGCTACGCCTACTAATACTATGACACCAACTAACACTACTACTCCTACTAACACACAAACACCTACTAATACCGCTACTCCTACTAACACACAGACACCTACTAATACCACTACTCCAACTAACACACAAACTCCAACTACAACAACTACGTTGACTGCTACTCCTACTAATACACAAACACCAACCAATACTGCTACGCCTACTAATACTATGACTCCGACCAATACTATGACTCCGACTCATACTATGACACCAACTAACACTACTACTCCTACTAATACGCAAACACCGACTAATACAATAACCGCAACACCAACAGTGACACCAACACCTACAAGATCGTACTACTTATATGTTGTTGATGCATATGACTGTAATTCTGGACCAACTTGTACACCATCAGCAACAAGTCAAATATTATTTGACCAGAATAATAGTGGAATCCTTAGTAACGGAAGTTATTATACTGATAATGGAGATACTGGTGGACAAGTATTTAACATATTAAGTCAATATTTAGGATCGTCAGGTCCAAACTATGTTACTTATGTGGTACATACGCCTTATGGTAGTTGTGATGCTGCATGTTCTGCATTATTCCCGCCTACACCAACACCAACCCCTACTCAAACACCAACACCAACAAATGTTCCTACATCATATAGTGTTGATGTTTACGCTGGAATGTCATCATCAATACCTTTTGGGTCCAATTTCTATGTATATTATCAAATTGACAATAATACTGTGGTACTACTTGCAATTAAAACAACGAATACTTGTGAATATTTGGGAACAATTAATGTTGACCCTGGATCGACGCTTTATTTGACTATTTTAGTAGGTGGGGCGGATGTTGAGTATCAGGTGAATAATTTAACTGATTGTAATGGTGGAGGAACAATTTATTGTGGACAGGTAGTTCCATATTCTATGATTGCATATGGGGGATCATATACTAGATCATTAAATCCAATAATATCTGGCGGTAATTATGTACAATGTCCTTAATTAATTATAATATAAAAATAAGATGGATATAAGTAATATAAGTTTTAATGTGGCACCTAACGGTAATAAAGTTGGAGATCTATTTTTTCCAAATAGTTATGGGTTGACAATATTAGAGACTAACGGATCTCTTACATATGATGTGTCGTTTTTACAGAAAGTGAGTGATGGAGCTTGGTTAACCGAGATGGATGGTAATATGAGAACCATAACAGAAATAAACCATTTAAAAGATGTAACTGAAGAACAAGTTAATACCTATATCTTACAAGTGGAAAATTTACCAAATAAATAAACTAATATTTGGTATAATAACCCCCTTCTTTCAAATAGATGGGGGTTTTTTATTGTCCCTTGAAAAAGAAATGTTTGTTCTAATATTTATTTAGAGATTTAATAATCTCAAATCTTTAATATATTAGATGTATGGCAATAAAAACAATAATAAACGGTATCACGGGTCAGTCGCCATATAATATTTATGTCTGTCAACCAAACGGGTCTGGATGTTATTTTATTGCGACAACAAGTGTAATACCTTATCAATTTGATGTACCACCACCGGGTAATACTTCATCTGCATATATGTTAAAAGTTATTGATGCGAATAATTGTACCATAACAGGAGTTACCAGTGTGGTATCATAATAATTAAATAATCATAAATAATGCCAGTTACATCTCCGACACCAACGCCAACGATTACTAATACTCCAAGTACCACACCAATTATTTGTGGTAGTGGTGCAACGACTGGTAATTATTATTATTCAGATTGTTGTGGTAATTTCATTCAAGGAATATCAGGAGCATCGATTAATGTTATTTATGATTATACAAAACCATCTAATGGTATTGCCCGATTAAATATACCTGTTGCAACAAATTGCCCAACTCCAACATCTACTCCAACACCAACAATAACTCCAACAAATACTATTACGCCAACAATAACTCCAACAAGTACATTAACACCTACTCCGACATCGACGCCTACTTCAACACCAACTGCGAGCGGAGTTTATGGATTAAAAAATGAATGTGAAGTTTTCACATTATTTGACATGGGAATTTCGTGTAATCCGTTACTTCTACCCTCAACCGCCACATCAACAGATGGTATATTATCAATAAATGTAACGGGAGGAACCTCACCATATTCTTATTATTGGGCAGGAGGACAAAGATCACAAACATTAATCGGAGTTCCTGCAGGTTATTATGAGGTTACGGTTGTCGATTATTATGGAGACTATACCGCAAATACTGTCTGTAGTTTAGTTATACCAACGCCTACTCCAACAACAACGACAACACCAACTATGACTCCAACACCATCTGCAGTTTATCCTCAACTTTGTCTAATTGCCGTTAGTTCACAATCAACAGTTGGTCCGACACAATTTACATATGTTGGAGTTTCTAATGGAAAACCAGCTTGGCAATATAATTCAACTCTATATATTGTATGGTCTCTATCTAAGAGTCGATGGGAAATTCTAACATCAGATATGGTTACACCATATATTATTCCTGGTGGTGGTATTTTGGCTAGTACTACAACAAACTCTATTCCTGATGCGGGATGGGCAGCAATTGGTGGAACACAAACTTATGCCGTAACTATGACTCAAGGAACATGCCCAGCCCAAATACCTTTACAGGTAATACTTAGTTCAGAAAATACCACTTGTAATTCACAAACTAATTGTAATGGAAGTATTACCGTTACATCACTTTATGGAGTTGCCCCTTATAGGTATTCTATTAATGGTGGTGTTACATATCAAACTTCAAATATTTTTGAGGGATTATGTCCAAATACTTATAGCGTGATAACACAAGATAGTAGTCTAACAACTCAAACAAATTCAATTTCAGTTGGATTTAATAGTGCTCCTGTAACATATCAATTACAATTACAAGCCATACCAGCAGAAACTGTTACAGTTAATAATCCAAATTATTCTTCTAATAAAACGGTCTTACAAGTTATTTCAACACCAGCATTACCTGCGGGAGTGACAATAAACTTTGATTTATCAACTTCAATTATTAAAACATATAATGGACCGGGAACAGGATCGGTAAATTATGTTCTGAATGTTAACCAAGCGGGAGTACCTCAATCACCAACAACAACTACAACACCTATTACACAAACAAGTACACGACCTTATTGTAGTCCTGAAGAAACAACAACAGTTAATGAGACTGATACATATAGTTTACAACTAAGTAGTGTTTCACCAGTAATATTGACTGGTACAACAGTTCTTATTATAACAGACGGACAAATTTCAACAAATAGTTGTGTGACTAACTTAACCGAAACTATATATGGACAATTTACAAATGTGTTTATAAATGGATGTAATTGTTGTAGTGTAGTTCCTGATACTTCAAACAATCAACTTAACTATAATACATTAAATTATAACTCAAGTGCACCAATAATACCAGTACCTGTTCCAGGTGTGTATTCAGTTAACTGGTCGTTTACAAGTGGTGGATCTAAAGATTCGTTTGAACTATTAAAAAATAATGTTTCAGTAGTTGGTCCTAGAAGCTTAAGTGGGTCAGGTTCATTTGCAGGATGGACATCAAGTGATTCTATTAAAGTGATACAATATATCGATCCTGAGGGATCACTTACAAATTCAGATTTATCATTGACAATGGGAAGTACTCCTTATATTAGTAATGTTCAATTACCTGATAGTGATACATCTTTAATTGGCCCTATTTTTATGGAAGGTGATGTTACAATCTACGGGACAACTTATTAAAATTAAAAAATAAAAGAAAAGGGAGAATATTTATCAAGATATGGCTTATATAATAAAAAATACTGCTGGGTTAATTAACACAAGACTTACAGATGTTGGAAGAAGATATCTGTCTGAGGGTAACTTTAATATATCCTATTTCCAAGTTGGAGATAGTGAAGTAAGTTATACTGCGGTACCAAACTATAATCAAACGAATAACAATATTTTAATGCCTGCGTTTAATGCTCAGAATGACTCAGGATCGCCACAATCGAATAAAGAAAATATTAAATATCCATATTATGTTGCGGGAAATGCTGGTAACACTTATGGTATACCTTTTATGAATAGTGATATTCAACCCGTCTATAATGCTGCAGGACCTAAAGGATTTTTTGTTACAGGTGGTACACAGGGAAATTGGGTTGCTCAAACAAGCTCGGCATATACAATAACATCAAACTACCAAGTGGATATGACAGACCTATCAGGTCAGACTAATATTGATATTACTTTAGATTTTTGTTCAACAACAACAGGGACTCCATCAATTGGAGATTTTGTTACAATAATTTATGATGGAAATGGTGGATGTGGTGATATTTCCACATTTCCTGTGTTAACATATAAATTACAAGGACTTAGTCCGTCAACAGGAACAACAGCAACAACCTTTACAATAACTTTAGATAGACCTGTTCCTGATTATACAGGATTGGTTACCGCAGGAGAGATGGGTCGTGTTCTGATTTATCCATCAGGTATGACTGTCTTATATGACTTTATAACACCGGCACCTTATTGGCAAACAGACACCTTAAACTTTGAGTCACCATGTGATGTGACAAATCGTGAGAATACTTTAATTTGGAATATGAACATACCTTGGACTGAGAATCCTGCGGGTGTTTATAGTAGTACATATGAAGATTACACACAATATGGGTCAGTAAGTTACATAGGGACAAAAGAATATTTGGGTTATAATGAACCATCAGGTCAAACATTTTATGTTAGCGCTACGAAACCTGCTGAGGTGACGGACACATATTATTATAATTCTTTTGACGAAACGGTAAAAGTTTATCCTAAAGAACAAAAAGCCATTGCGATTATCCATTATACGAATCAAGATATTGATAATGTATATGGAGAAAAATTCTCAACACAACCTTATGATCCACAAAATCCAACAGACGATATTGGATTGGCGAGACATTTCAAATTGACAATACCAACATTAATGTGGCATAAGTCAACGGGTACAAGTATAGGTGAGACCTTTTGGATTGATCCTCCTGGATATGATTTATGTTATCCCGCCTACATTAAGTCGACCAAGAATATTGATATGAATGATCCTGGTATCAGGTATTTCCATTTATGGGATACTAATACTGATGATAATGGAAACTTAAATAGAATCGGAAAAGTTTTTCCTGATCAACAAACTGTTATTATCGATGATGAAGAGGTTATTGCGGCACTTTCATATAAGGCAAATAGAAACTGGACATTACCAGCGCCTAAGTTATCATTATTAACACCAAATGCTTGTTTTAGTAATAACTCAACGGCAACAGGTGTATTTACAGATCCAAGTCAGAAAATGTATATGACTTATAGGTTTGATTCAACAGGGTTCACAAATTCTTTACATTGTAATTACTATTCAACTATTTCTGCCACCTCAACAGTGACGGGAGATAGTCAGAATGTTGCGGTAAGATTTGGTCCTGAATTTGGATTTTTAAATCAACCATCAGGATCTTTAACGGTCTCTGATTTAAGTGGATATACCGCAAACTCAATAAAACTTTTATGTCAAATTGTTACAGGAGACACAAGACCAAGTTCAACAGCTTGGAAAGAAATTGATGTAACATCCGAAATAAGCGGAAGCTCCATAAATGGTTATTTAACTATGAGTGGTTTAACGGGAACAACTTTCCAAATTGATCAAGACTCATATAATAACGCAACCAGTTATAATTTAGGCCCTATCTTAGATTTACCATTAAATGGTCAGTCAACTCAATTAAATTTCGGGGAAGAATTTTATTTTTATGGAATGTTGGATACTGACATTAGTGCCACCATCTATGAGATGAAGTATCTTATTAATCTTGGTAGAAATCAATTTTCTAATACATCCAACCCTACTTGGACTTCGGGAACGACCTCATATGTAACAGAAATAGGGTTGTACAATACCCAAAAGGATTTATTACTTATCTCAAAGTTACAATCTCCAGAGTTACGGCAGGGGATTCAACAGTATGTGATAAAGTATGACTGGTAAAATGGAAACCAAAAAATGTAGTAAATGTGGGCAAGTAAAAGATGTATACTTTTTTTCCAAAAATAATAAAACTAAAGATAAGTTACATTGTTCCTGTAAGGAATGCGACAAAGAAAAATACTTTAAAAATAGAGAACATAATATTGATCGTATGAGGGAATATAAGAAAAATAATCCCGAAAAATTAAAAGAATATTATTTAGATCATCAAGAGAACTACAAACAATATAGAGAAAGTAAGAAAGATGTTATGAAAGTTTATTTGAAGAATTATTATCAAAATAACCTTGAAAAAAGAAAAGAATATTTAGACACAACCAAAGAAGAAAGAAAATTAAGGAGAAAGGGATATAATGAGAAAAATTCGGAAATAATAAAGGAAAAAAGAAAAGAATACTACGATAAAAACAAAGAAAAACTGTCAATTTATAATAAAGAATATAGAAAGAATAATATTGAAAAAGAAATAGATAGATATAAGAAATTTTATGAAAAAAATAGAGAAGATCTAATTCGTAAATCTGTTGAAAGTTCATTAAAAAAAAGAAGAGAAATACCAATTGAAAGATTAAAACATAATGTTAGAAATAGGACTAGGGAAATCTTTAAATATTTTAACACAGAAAAAAAAGATAAAACATTTGAAATAGTTGGATGCTCACCTCAATACTTAAGATTATTTTTAGGACAAAAATTCACTGAAGGGATGTCTTGGGATAATCAAGGGAAATGGCATATAGACCATATAATACCATTAGCAAGTGCAAAATCGGAAGAAGAACTTTACAAATTATGCCATTTTACTAATTTACAACCAATGTGGGCTGTAGATAATATAAAAAAAGGCTCTAAAATACTACAATGAGTAAAAATATAAGAAAAGATTCGCCTAAGATATTAGGACTAGATGTATCGACCAAAGTTATTGGAGTTGCATTATTTGACATTCAAACAAAAAATCTATTAGAATTAACTCACGTCTCCCCGGTCTCTAAAGTAAAGGTGGAGAGTAAAATTGAAGAACTTATTCTTAAGAGTCAGATCTTTAGAAAGAAACTTGAAGAGTATGTTAATTTTGGGATTACTTATGTGGTTATTGAAGAACCCCTCCTCAACTCTAATAATGTTTATACTGTTGGTACTTTATTAAGATTTAACACTCTTATTTGTAAAGAAGTTTATGATGTGTTGGGTGTTATTCCAGAATTCATTTCAACTTATAACTCAAGAAAGTTTGCATTTCCACAATTAGTTCAAAAGAACGATAAGGATAAGTTTGTATTATTTGGTGGATTACCAAAGGATATAGATAAGAAAGTTATGATATGGGAGCAGGTTGCCAAACTGGAGCCCCAAGTTATGTGGCAATATACGAAGAACAATACCCTTAAAAAAGAAAATTTCGATCAGACTGATGCTTATACTTGTGCATTAGGGTTCTTGAAGATGAAAGAAATTTGGTAATTCAAATTTTTATTCGTATCTTTGCTTTATGGGAAGGTATGTAATTCGAGATAATCATTGGAAATCGGTTAAAAAGTGTTTATTAACATTCAACGAAATTAGTGTAAATACTTATGACGTTGTGGGAAAGGTACGCATTTTAAATTATCGTAAATACGAAGATCGTAATGAGGTTGATATTTCCTTTATTGGTAAGATTCGGACTTCTTTAAGGAATGATGAAGAACTTTATGGTCCCAACATTACAATGGATCCTAGATTATCAATATGTATGGCACATAGTTATATCGTCTCACAAGTATTTTCTTCTGTGAAAGGTAGGATGTCATATTTTTCTGTAGATCTTGATCTTCCATGTCGTATTACAAAGATTAAATGGGAGTCTGATGGTGAATAATCAAAATAAACTATTATTGTAAGATGACAAGATATGTAATTCAGGATCAACATTGGAGATCGGTTAAAAAATGTCTATCAAAGTTTGGGGAGATTGATGTGTCGACTAATTTTGTTCAAGGAAAGGTTCGGATTTTGAACTACAGAAAATATAAGGGAAGGGCTGAAGTTGATGTATTATTTACGGGTAAGGTTAAAGTGCGTTATCCTATAAACTCGGGATTTTGTGATAGTTCTATATTAAATCATCCTGGCATTTCAAAGACAAGAGTGAATCATATTTTGAGAAATTATCTATTTCCTGAGATAAAACATAGAATGTCTTATTTCTCTGTGGATCTTAATTATTCAGGTCATATAAAAAAAATAAAATGGGAATCCGATGCAACAAGAGACTGAAGTTGAAGTATTAGTTGATTTATTGACCGATTTTTTGGGTAAACCTCATGCCCATTATGAGTCAAAGTTTCAAATATCGTTTGATTGCCCTTGCTGTTCTGATGAAAAGGGGTTAGATGGTGGTGATGGTAAGGGAAACCTTGAGATCAACTATGGGAAGCATGTGTACAAATGTTGGGTATGTGGGGAATCAGAAGGGACACACGGACCTTTGGGTAAGTTATTTGATAAGTACGCCACCAAAAAACAGAAGAAGGTATATAACCTTATTAAACCTGAGGAACTTAAACAGGAGGAAGCCAAAAAGACAATCTTGAGATTACCTGAGGGTTATACAACCTTTAAAGATTCCAACGCCAGGTTTATCCCCCACATTGAAGCCTATAGATATTTGCAATCACGAGGTATTAATGATGATATTATTGAGAAATATAAGATCGGTTATACTGCGAGTGGTGATTTTGCATATCGTATTATTGTTCCTTCATTCGACAAGGATGGTCGTTTGAATTATTTTGTTGCTCGGGCTTGGACTCCAAGATCAAAGATGAAATATAAGAATCCAACTGCGGAGAAAGATCAGATCATCTTTAACGAGGGGATGATTGATTGGGATAAGGACATATACCTATGTGAAGGTGTGTTTGATTCGTTCTTCTTGGACAACTCCATTGTTATGTTGGGTAAGAGGATGAGTGATTTAATGTTTTCAACATTATATAATAATGCGAATGGAAACATTATAATATGTCTGGATGAAGATGCTTGGAGTGACGCTTTAAAATTGTATCATACTCTTAATGGTGGAAAGTTGTATAATAAGATAAAGATAATTAAACCTCCAAAGGATATGGATGTGGCGGATTTACGAGGACAAATAGACGATTATTACTTTGAGATAAAATAAATTACTTTTTATTTGGTAGCATCAAATAATGTTCTTATATTAGCGCTTTATTATTAATAAAATATTATAATATGAACTTAAAAGAAACCGCACAAGAAATTAGAGAATTGATCTCAAAAAGACAAGAAGAAATTGGGCTTACCTTTGTTGAGGAAAACCATATCTATACTATGAACGGAAAGAATGATTATCCTTCAGTATCTGGTGTGTTGAAAAAGTTTTTCAGGGCATTTCCATCTGTTGAAGCTGCTTATAACAAAGCGGGAGGCAATCCAGAGAAACAACAACAATTGTTGGAAGAGTGGGCTGCCGCTGGTACTTATGCCACCAATATGGGTAGTCGAGTACATTACTTCTTAGAGAAAGATGTTATTGAAAGAAATGGTGAGTATAAAGAAGTAAGACAACCTATCTTTGAATGTGACGCATCTCAAATACTAAAGGCTGATGGAATGATTAAGGGTGGAAAGAAATATCTTGATCTAATGGAAGCGCGGGGAGCTGTTCTTTTGGATACTGAAATTGTTATGGGAGACCCTGAATTGGGATACACTGGCGCCCCTGATAAAGTTTGGTTGATGGAAAATAAGGACAAGACCGAGTTTGGAATTGTAATTACTGACTGGAAGACAAACAAAAAGAAGAACTTCCAACAGAGTGAGTTTACTGAACGGATGTATCTTCCATTCCAAAAATATCCAAATAATGCCTTGGGTCACTATTATGTTCAACTACCTCTTTATGGCAAGTTGCTTCTTAAGATGTTAGAAGGGACAAAATACGAGAATGTTAAACTTTATGGATGTGTTGTAACACATTTAAATGGTGATGGAGAATTTGAGGAGTATAGAGTTCCTGGTGAAGTTGTTTCGACAGTTCTTGATATGAATATGAAAGATTATTTGTGATGTCAAAAGTTAATGAGTTAAGAGAGAAATATAAAAGTGTTAGACCAAGTACATTTGATGTATTTGTGAAGGGAGATACTACACCCACTAAAAAATATCTTGAATTCTTATTAAAAAAATGGGTGGAGAAACAACAGAATTCATATCCAATAACATCCAAGTCATTAATTGATACTGTTAATAAGTTTGATGATCTATTACCTTACATTGAAAACAAAGACATTTATTCAAGTGAGTATAATAAGATTGAAACTTTATTGGTGACCATCATTAATGCCACAAAACTCAAAGAAGAGAAAACATTCGTTAGAGAGGAGCACGTCAATGTAATCCTTGAGACGGATGATTATCTCTTTGTTAATCCAAAGACATTAAGAGGGTCGTTAAAATATGGTGCAAACACAAAATGGTGTACCGCATCGAAGAATGAGCCAGGGAGCTTTAAATCTTATAGTGATAAAGGTATTATTGCATATTTGATAAAAAAGAACGATGAGAAAGATAATAACTTAAGTAAAATCGCTTTTTATTTTGACATCTACTTTGATCCATTGGATCATCTTCTTCAGATTTATAATACTCAAGATATTCGTATTAATCTTATGAATATGGTTGATGGTGGATGGGATGAAGACGATATATTTGAAGTTAGTACTGTATTTCGTCTTTTTTGTCTAAAGATGAAAAGGAAAAAAGAAAATAGAAAATATGTGGACTCATTTTTACAAACTCTGAAAAGATTAGACTTCGATAGACTCCAATTAAGTATTAAAAATCTTGATGATGGGGGAGAAATTTCTTATATTTCTGAAGTAAAAGAATCAGTGAATAATTTTCTTAATACAATTAAAATTAAAACAAATGCAATTAGAGAAACCAAAGATTAATTTAAAGGATTGTAAAACAATCAAATGTGAAAAATGTGATGGTATCTATTTCAGAGAAGTTATTTATCTGAAAAAAGTATCTAAACTAATGACGGGGTCTTTAGAGGACACAACAGTGCCGTTCCCAATTTATAAATGTGATGAATGTGGTCACGTTAATAAAGAGTTTAATCCGTTTGAAGAAGACGAGAATACCAAAGAAATTATTACCGAGTAATGATTCACAGACTAATTCACTTTTCTGACTTACACCTCAGGCTATTCAAGGATCACGAGTTATATCGTGGCATTCTTGGATCTGCCTTGAAGGAGTGGACAACACTTAAACCAGATAGAATTGTGTTTACGGGAGACCTCGTACATTCAAAGAACCAGTTAACACCTGAACTAATTGAATTAACAAGTTGGTTGTTAACTGAATGTTCACAAATTGCCAAGACAATTATCATTCCTGGTAATCACGATGCCTTGATGAATAACACGGAAAGGTTAGATTCATTAACACCGATTATCAATTCATTGAATAACTCTAATATTGTTTATTATAAAGACAGAGGGATTTATGAGGATGAGAATGTTAGTTGGTGTGTTTACTCACAATTTCAAGGAAACATTCCACCAGATATTGATACGGCAAATGGGTTTAAGATAGGGTTATTTCACGGACCGATATGCGGATTAAAAACTGATTTAGGGTTTGACTTCGGTGAGGAGGCTTACGACACCAATAAGTTTAAAGGGTTGGATATTGTTTTATGTGGTGATATACATAAAAGATCCACATTTAATATTCCAAATGGAAAACGAGGAGTTATGATTGGTTCAACAATCCAGAATAATATGGGTGAAAGTATTTCAAGTCATGGATATGGTGTTTATGATATTGAAACTGACCAATATGATTTTGTTGACTTACCTAACATTAAACCATTTCTAAAGTTCCAGATAAAATCTATTGATGATCTGGTTGAAGGAAAAGAAAGACTATTAAATTACTAAAATGGGAAAAACAATATCGTTATCTTCAAGTGAGTATAAAGACTTGCAATCATATTGTAAGTTAAATAAATTCGATGAAGATGAGATCCTTAAAAAATCTTATTTGGAGGGATTTCGGATTGAACGATATGGTCTATTATCAGGATCTGCAGGAGTTGTTGAGAAAGAGGTCATCAAGGAAGTTATTAAGTATGTTGAAGTCCCTTTGATTGAGGAGAAAGAAGTTGTCAGAATTGAGTATGTTGAGATTCCGATAATTCAAGAGAAGGAAGTTGTTAAAATCGAGTATGTTGAAGTTGATAAGATTGTCGAGGTCATCAAGGAAGTACCCGTTGAAAAGATTGTTGAAGTCATCAAGGAAGTACCCGTTGAAAAGATTGTTGAAGTCATCAAGGAAATACCAGTTGAAAGAGTTGTTGAGAAGATAGTTGAAATAACCAAAGAAATTCCTGTTGAGAAAGTAGTAATTAAAGAGGTTATTAAAGAAGTTCCTGTTGAAAAAGTTGTCACAAAAATAGAATATATTAGTGACAATACTCAGATAAATGAACTACTATTAAAAATACAAGAGTTGGAAAACGCACCACCTAAGATAGTTGAGAAAATTGTTGAGGTGGTAAAAGAAGTTCCTGTTGATAAGATTATTGAAGTAACGAAGGAAGTAATTGTTGAAAAGATTGTTGAGGTAGTAAAAGAGGTTCCTGTTGAGAAGATTGTTGAGGTAATAAAGGAAGTGATTGTTGAAAAGATTATTGAGGTTACAGTTGAGAAAATTATTACCCAACAAGATGATGGATTAAAACCTAAACTTGACGCACTTCAGAAGACAGTTATGAAGTTGAAACAAGACAACATAGATAAAGACAATAAAATTAAAGAATACGAGAAGACGATTCAGGATATACAGAACTTCCAATCAGAAACGAAAGCGATGTATTTAAAGGGATCCAATTTGGATGATAAATTATATAGATAAAATTATGACAATTAAAGTTTTAGTGTGGTTTATTCTAAGCTATGGGCTTATGAGTATTATGGTCTTCGGATCAATTTTTAAAGGGTTGAGGAATACAATAAAGGAGTGGGGAGAATCAAAATTGCCGCTTCATTCATTTGGTGAATTTCTATACGGGATATTGAGTTGTCCACTTTGTTTTTCAACATGGGGTGGATTCTTTCTTGGAATTTTTGTATATTCACCAGTACACCAGTTATTTGATGTTAGTTGTTTAATATCTTGGTTCTTTGATGGTATCTTATCTTCAGGGGCGGTATGGGCAATCAATGCAATAATTGAATGGTTCGAGGTTAATCGACCAGAAAATAAAGATTAAATTAATTTAAAAACATTATGAAAGGATTAGTCGCATTATTTTTATTACTTTGGTGTACAATTACAATTGTCCCAATGGTGGTTTTATTGTTGGAGTTAGTGGTCAGTGGTAAAGATTGTTTACTAAATGATCTTGTATCAGAAATCAATCGTTAATAATTTAGAACAATGGGTATTAGAAAAAAAGAACACAGAAAAAAAGTTGAGTTAAGAAATCAAAAAATCAAAGGAGCAAAAAACGCAATGCAACGATTATTTGATGAAACAATGAAGAAGCAAATCGAAGAGCTTAAGAAAAAACAAGAATTATCAGGTCAGACTGAAAACCAAAATTAATAATGAAATGGGATTTATTTAATCCGCCGCCAATTTTTAATTACAAAAACATGCCCACAAAGTTAGATGTTTCAACTTTGGAGAATCCTTACATTCAAGTAGTTTGGGAGGACATTCCAGAAAATTTCACACAAGAGAGGATTAAGTCGGTTCGACAATACTTTATGAAGAAGTATGTATCAACCAATATCAATGTTATCACAAAGTTAAAATTAACCGATGATGATACACAACAAACGGTTGATGTCGCTTCCAACATTATGGATAAGAATTATCAAAAAGAATTGATAAACTCTCTGCTCCAATCCAAAAACCATGATCAATATTTCGATCAAATTATGGCTATTGATACATCAGTTGAAAATCGAATGTTGGCAAATGAAGTTGAGATAACTCCATTCAAACGATGGTATATTAAAAAAATTGAATTCAGTAACTTCTTATCCTATGGTGAGAACCAAGTTATTGATTTTGATAAATGTAATGGAATTACGGTTGTTGAGTCAAATCCTCCAAATTTCGGTGGTAAATCAGTATTAACTGTGGATCTATTGTTATATCTATTCTTTAACACAACGACCAAAACTCAAAAGGCAGAAGAAATCTTTAATAGGTTTACAGACAAAAATGTGGTTAGTGTTAAGGGGGAGATTATAATAGATGGGGAAGAATATATTATCGCCCGCAAAATAGAGAGAAAGAAATCCAAAACAGGAGAATGGAATGTAAAAACTGAATTGGATTTCTTTAAGAAACTTGCCGATGGACAATTACAAAATTTCACAGGAGAACAACGAAGGGAAACTGAGAACTTTATTAAGACATCCATTGGAAGCATGGACGATTTTTTGATGACCATTGTCACCACAGGGTCAAATTTGGAGGATCTGCTCGATGCCAAGCCAACTGCTCGCGGACAGGTATTGAGTCGATTCTTGGGGTTGGAGTTCCTTAAGAAGAAGGAAGAAACGGGGAAAGAGATTTATTCGGAGTTCTCAAAAGGGATGATGTCAAATGTTTATAACACCGAGACATTAAACCAGGGAAATGAGACAGCAAAAACTGATATTCAAAGTCTAACAGATGAGATTAAATTGTTAGATATTAAGATTGAGGATGTTGATAAACGACAACAGAGAGGACAAGAATATAAGGAGAATCTCCTTAGTTCAAAGTACACCGACATTGACCACGAATTACTTGTTCTAAATCCTGATAATCTAAACTCAACCATCTTTGATCTGGATAATAATTGCAAAACAGTCAAGAATCAAATTGATGAAATAAAACTGGTTGAACCATCAGAGTTTTATCACGAAGACAAGCATGATGAAGTTAAGGAATTGTTAACCAACGCCAAGATAGAACATGCGGGAGCCACCACTAAGGTTGAAGATATTGATGCGATGGTTAAAAAGTTTGGTGGGGGAATACAATGTGAACATTGTGGAATTAAACTTATTGAAGCCGAGATAACCAAGAAAAGAATTGGTGAACTTGAAGAATGGAAACAAAAAGTTTTAGATTTAGGTAAGGATGTTATTGAACTGGACAAGAAAGAAAAATCATTTGTCCAGTTGAAAAAGGAGTTTGATGAATATGAGAAAAACAAACTAATCAAGGAGAAGTTTGAAATTTCATTGGAGTCGAATGAGATAAAGTTATCCCAAGCAAAAGATAAACTTAAACGGTACCAAGAGGTTCAGGATAAGATTAAAAAGAACAATGAGATTGAATCCCAATTGATTAAAGCTAACCTACGTATTGACGAGTTAATATCCGAGAAACGAGGTTATGAAAGAACTCAGGCAAGCAATCAAACACAGATCGTTAATCTACAATCCAAGATTGAAAAGAATAATGATATCATCTTGAGAATTGCTGAAGAGTTTGAACGAGAAAAGTTGTTTAAGATCTATATTGAAGTATTTGGTAAGAACGGAATTACCAAAGTTATTATGAAGACTATGATGCCATTAATAAACTCTGAACTTCAACGACTACTTCAGGACTCTTGTTATTTTAACTTGGAGATTCGGATTAGTGATAAGAACGAGGTGGAGTTTATTATGATTGATAATTCAACAGGTATTGAGAAGTTAATGGTTTCAGGATCTGGATATGAACGGACAATTGCATCGTTGGCGTTAAGGGCGGTCTTATCAAAGGTGTGTTCATTACCAAAACCAAATATCGTGGTTATGGACGAGGTCTTCGGTAAGATAAGTAATGATAATCTTGAAATGGTTGGTGAGTTTTTTATAAAGATTAAGGATTATTTTGAAAAGATTTTTGTGATAAGTCATAATCCTTTAATAAGTAATTGGGCGAACAATGTGGTTAAAATAACAAAGACCGATAATATTTCAAAAGTCTCTCAATAAAATGGGACTTTTTTTGTTGACACATCAACGAAAAAATCAAAAAAGAAAAGTTTATGATTAAAACACCTATAAGGTATGCGGGAGGAAAAAGCAAGGCGATTAAGATAATAACGCCATTTGTTGAGGGTATTGATAAAATAGTTTCACCATTTATTGGTGGGGGATCTTTGGAGGTTCATTGGGCATCAATGGGAAAACAAGTTATTGGATATGATTTATTTGATGTTCTTGTTAATTTTTGGAATGTTCTATTGAATAATAAGGGAGAATTGGTTGAGAAGTTAAGACAAATTAATCCAACATCTGGTGAATATACCCGAATCAAAGAGATATTGATGAAATGGGATAATACACAGGATATGTTGAAAGATTGGAAGACGGGATATTATAAAAGAGATGATGTAATTTCTTTGGATAGTATAACCGCGGCAGCTTATTATTATTTTAATCACAACACATCTTATGGTCCTGGTTATTTGGGTTGGGGATCATCTGTTTATTTACAACCTAAGAAATGGGATGATATGATTAGTAAGATATCCAAATTTGAATTACCTACTCTATCAGTGAATCAAGGAAGTTTTGAATCTATATTACCGAACCATACTAACGATTTCTTATATTTGGATCCTCCATATTTCTTAGAGAAGGATGCTGACAATAAAATGTTCACAGGGATTTATCCGATGAGAAATATACCAGTCCATCACAATGGATTTAATCACGAATTATTGAGAAATATGTTAAAGGATCACAAGGGCGGATTTGTCTTGTCTTATAATAATTGTGAAACGATTAGAGATTATTATAGTGAGTTTGAGTTCCATTATCCAACATGGAATTACTCTATGGGTAACGGAGAAAAACGAATAGGTAAGAACAGAATAGAGGCGGGAATTACAAATACTAAAGACTCACATGAAATTTTAATCGTAAAACGATAATATTTCAAAGGTCTCTCAATAAAATGGAGGAGGGGTTATTTTAAATGTTTTTTTATATTTTATAGATGAAAAAGATTGTTTGTTTTGAGTGTGGTAATGATGACGAAATACACAATCATCATGTGGTTCCAAAAATATTGGGTGGAACAAAGACCATTCCATTATGTTTAAGTTGCCATGGTAAAGTTCATGGGGTTGATTTTATTAATCATAAGAAATTAACAAGAGAAGGATTGGCAAATGCAAAAAAACGAGGGGTAAAATTAGGTACCCCAAATAATTTAAATGGGGAAGCGAGAAAAAAGGGCCTAAATAAAGTTATTGAAAATAGGATATCTAATGCTAATTGGAATCGGGCTAAAGATTTTATATCTAAAGTAAAAATTAAAAAATTATCAACATTATCCTCGATGCTTAATGAAAATGGGTATAAAACAAGGCAAGGATGTTTTTTTACTGCGGCAACTGTTAAAAGATTGATTAATTAAACAATATTAGAATTAGTTTTATTATATTTGTCGAATGATGAAAGGATATTTATATTTGGCGACAGATGGGGTTGGTGATTTCAAAAAATTTGGAATAGCTTCCAATCCCAATATACGATTAATTAATTATAATACTACGGAACATTTAAGACCGATATATTTCGAGAAAGTATTTGGGTTTAAAAGTTATTCTGATGCCAGAGATGCTGAGACACAACTCAGGAGAGAATTAAAGCAATATATTATTCAGACCCATCACATTGAGACTTTTGTATGTAATGAGATCACAGAGAATATTTTTAACGAATCAACCAAAGAATACGTAGTTATTGACTTTACAAATGATTATGCCGGAAACATACAAAACAAAAGATTTCCATATTATAAGGAGTTATTAAAATTAATTAACTTCGCATTAGATGTCGGAATGTGTAAAATTGTTTTAGAGAGATTGATTATTAAACATAAGGTCGGTTATTATCGTGAGAATGCACCACCAAGAGTTATTATGGAGGATAGGATTAAACATTTAATTCAACTTGGTAATAAAGAGTTATGTTGGGATAATAAACCAAGAATGTTGGATAGGATGCAAAAATTCTATTGTTTGGAGGAAGAAATTAAATCACTATTAGTTAATTTACAATAGTTGGGTTAGGAAAGTTTATTTTTTTGTATTACCTTTATAAAAAATTATATCAATGAAGAATTATATCTTAACAGTTGTCGGTTCATTTGAATCCGAAGAAATGTGTAAACAAATTGCGTTATCAATAACTCCAATTGTTGATTCGCCGAATCTAAAATTCCAATACATGGGAGGAGTGTTGTTATTTCATTTTGCAACAGAGGTTCCTAAAGACGAAGTCTATTTTTATGTCTTTGACGCATTATTTGATGTCAGTGAAACATTCATTTTGACAGAGATAACTGACGAAGTGTCAGTTTCTATGACACTTGAGCTTGAAAAACATTTACTTGATTTAGATAATATTGGTGATGATGTGACTATGTTATTGGATATGAACCAGATAAAGTATGGTCAGTATAACTCAGAGGAGGAAGAGGAAAGTTTTGTGGCATTACTTTTGGAGGAAGTAAGTCAATCATCTAAAAAACCAGCATTAGATGAGATTTTAGAGAAAATTTATAAGCAAGGATTTGACTCCTTAAGTTTATTTGAAAAAAATGTATTGGACACTTACAGTAAAACTTAATCTATGAAAGAAAAATCGGTTATTCCTATTAATCAAGACGAGATCCGTCATTACTTGAAAGACTTAAGAAAGTTAAAAGTAATGACTCCTGAGAGAGAACGAGAACTCTCCAGACGTATGTTATCCAACGAGATTTCTGATGAAGAAAAGGTTGAGATACATAAGGAACTTTTAGAAGGAAATCTTAGGTTTGTGATTACTGTTAGTAAGCAATATCAGAATCAGGGATTAGACCTGTCTGATTTAATTGCTGAGGGTAATCTTGGACTAATGAAGGCAATTGAGAATTTTGATTGGTCTAAAAAACTAAGATTTATCTCATATGCGGTATGGTGGGTAAGACAATCGATCTTCCAATCATTGAATGAAAATGCAAGAACAATTCGATTACCAGTAAATGTTGTACAAGAACTTCACAAGGCGAAGAAGGAGTTAGATAAAGCAGGAGTTGAACTACCTGACAAGTTTGTAAATCTACCTTATACTATTAATTTAGATAAACCCTTGAATGAAGAAGGAGATACCTTAATTGACATTCTTAACAATCCAAATGCTGACTTAGCTGACGCAGGATTTTCAACTGAGCAAACATTGAAGGATAAGTTGATTAGTATGTTGAATATACTGGATGACAGAGAGAAAGTTATTATTCAAGACTATTTTGGGTTGTCAGGATCAACAAGAACCTTAGAGGACATTGGTAATGATTTTGATCTAACAAAGGAAAGGGTTAGACAGATTAAAGAGAAAGCCCTTAGGAAATTACGGAACGAGACGGGTATTCTATTTGATTATCTGTAAAATGATATAAAAGGTGTATTTATTAAGTACACCTTTTATATTTTATATAATAAACTAAAAATGTTTTGATATGAAAAAATTTATTGAAAATAATTTTACGATTATTGTTTTGGTTGTTGCAATATTAGGACTTCTTAAAAGTTGTAATGATTCAAAAGAGATATCTAAAATAAAGAGAGAGATTGCTGCTATTAAAGACTCAACATATACTAAGATTGAACTTAAAAAAGAATTGGTAATAAGTGGGCTAGAAGCGGAGAAAAGAATGATTCAAGCAACCGATAGAAAGTTATTGGATGTTAGACGACAAACTGAAATTGAAGAACAAATAAAAAAGCTTAAAGGAGAATAATATGAATTGGTTTCAAAGAAATTTTAATACAATAATTTATACATGTTTCTTAGTCCCAATTTTGACTGTTGCATTTGTATCTATTTCTCATGTCTCAAAATGGTATGGTATCTCCAACCCAATGAGTTGGGCGATCTACTTATCAATTGGTATTGAGATTGCTGCCCTTTCAGCCTTGGCAGCAATATCTGCTCAGATGGGAAGAAAGGTATATTTTCCTTTTGGTATCGTAACCTTAATCCAATTCATTGGTAATATTTTCTTTGCATATCAATATATTGATGTGACTTCTCAGTCGTTTAAAGACTGGATGGATATGGTAGATCCTCTTGTGAGCTTTTTAGGCGTTGAGTCAGGAGATGTAGTTGGACATAAACGATTCCTGGCATTATTCGCTGGAGGTATGTTACCAATTATCTCACTTTCATTTTTACATATGTTAGTTAAATTTGAAGAAGAGGAGAAGAAAAAGTCTAAGGATAAAAAACCGAATGATGTTGATATTGATGAGTTAAGTATCGCAGCAGGTAAGAAGGAATTTGAGAATGATAACTTAAAGTATACTCCGACGGAAAACGAATTACAACAAATTGAAGAACAATTAAAACGACTTAATGATTTGAAATTTGGTAAGACCATTAAGGATGAGATTGTACCTGAGGAAGTAATCGAGGCACCAATAGAAAATATATCCCAAGAAGATGATTGGAGTAATGAAATGGAAGAAGAATATTGGGCTTCACAAATTCTTGAACCATTTATTGAAACAGAAGATGTTCCAGAAATTGTGGAAGTTATTATAGAAAGTGAACCAGCACCTGAGGAAACACCAGAACCTCAAATAAATAGGTTGAGTTATTTAAGAAGAGATGCGTGAAATTTGTAAATATGGGAATTTTAAACCTATAGGAAAACAAAAAAGAAAACGACAGATTATTTTATGTCACACCTCAAGGGAGTCCGAAGAATATTTGGCCTCCCTTAAATTTAGGTATAATGGTAAGTTTAATCGAATACCTAACTATCTGATTAAAAAAGATGGTGAGATATTACAACTATTAACTGACAACGGGTACAATGATTTTTTTGATGATGAGAACATTAATAAAAACTCAATCGTCATTTGTTTAGAAAATTTAGGTTGGTTAGAAAAGAAACCTTTGTCTACGGATTACATTAACTGGAAAGGAAGTATTTATAGTGGACAGGTATTCGAAAAAAAATGGAGAGACTTCTTTTTTTGGGACCCATATACACTACCTCAATTAAAATCAACGGCTGAGTTATGTGTATCACTAACCGATTCTCTCCAAATAGAAAAAAGATGTATTGGACATAATACGAAAGTAGATGGTGTATCCAATTTTGATGGAATAGTTACTAGGAGTAATTTTAGTGGCAATTTTACAGACCTAAACCCATCTTTTGATTTTGAAACTTTTATAAAATTTTTTGAAAATGAGCAATTTGCATAATGACAGGTACGATGAGATTAAATCTCTAATTAAGAGATCTAAATTGTTGTTTGAACAAGACGGCCAATTAAATGTTGCCGATGATGTTGAGAGTAGAATAAGCCAAGATATGGATTATGAAACTGCTGAAGATGATATGGAACAGGGTAAGAAACCAAGTCCTAAAGATAAGACACAAAAATATAGAATTTCTGGTGGTATATTATCTCTTCACGGAAAGAATAGAAATGAATTAGATATAACAACTGATGAGAAGGTTGCATTCCAAGAGACTATGGATGAATTCGTTAATGAGGTTTCTGACTTGGCGGATTTCAACACATTAAATGTCTATACCAATAGTGTTGAATGGTCTGGTAAATTGATTGATGAGGATATAGACTTTATTTTTGCCATAGGTGAAGATAGTGGAATATATATCAATGGACAAATGATTAAGGTTGACGCTGAATTCTTGGATGTTATCGATAAACTACAGAAATACTATCAGAAATTTAAATCTAAATGGGGTAAAGTTCTTGCTAGTAGAAAGAAAACAAAAGAATCACCATTATAATATGATAGGATTAATTTTAGGAAATTTCAAAATAATAAAGAATGTGTTAATTGTTCTTGCAATTTCTGCATTGATTTGGTTAGTTTCTGAAAGAATAACTAAGATTGGAATGCCAGACTCTAGTCGTACTAAAATAGATTCATTGAATACTGAGATAAGTAAAATTTATCAGAATCAAAAAAAGATTGATAGTAGTATTGTGAATTTTAATAAACAGGTTAGTAATATTGATAATAACATATCTAATATTAAAAATCAAAAAGAAACAATTAAAGAAGTTTACTATGGTAAGATTAATCGTGTTAATGAGTATAATGATGCTCAGATTGACAGCTTTTTCACAAACCGCTACGGATATACAACCCGTTAAGAGTTTTCCAATTCCTGTTGTTAAACTTATTATTAAAGACTTAATAAGTGGTGACATGGCTAAAGTGGAGTTAAAGTTAACTGAACAACAATTACGAGAAACAGAAAACAAAGTATCACTTAAGGATAGTATTATTGGATCGATGAGATTGAAGGAATTAGGGTATACTCAAATTATTGGTGATCAGAATCAAAAATTTGGTGTTCTTGAGGATTATACTAAGAAAGTAGAATTGAATCTCAAGAAAGAAAAATTTAAGAGTAAATTTAAGTCTATATTGGGTGGAGCCGCAATTACGGCATTAACAGTTTTTTTAGTTACAAAATAATGGCACTTACAAGTACAGAAGTAAAAGAAATCGAAGTATTGATTCGTAAAGAAATAAAAAACTTTATGGAGGTTAGTACTATTAAACAATACGAGGACAAAATAATGGATCGTATTCATAAAGAAATGGTAAAAGGTAAATTAGAAGGTGATGTTAAAGAGATAGCCCTAAGAATGTTCCGAGAATTCTATCAGTTTATGTGGATGAATAGAAGTTATTGGGAGCCAAGATTAAAAAACGCTTAATATGGAACAGACATCTGGCGACTTATTTAAAAAATCACTTCAAAAGGCATATACTTCTGATCCATCAATTAAATTAAATGATGCAACTCTTTTTGATGTAAACCAATATACTCAAGCAATGAAAGAAGAAAATTTGGAGGGAGGACTTGCTGATAATGAAAATTTGGAGGATATTGCTAAAAAGTATGTAACAAAGAAATCTTCTTTGGAACAAATCATGTTTAAGTTGAAGAAACAGTTAAAAAAAGGAATTAAAAAAGAAATGGATCATACTAATAGTGTGAAAACCGCAAGAGAAATTGCTATGGATCATTTATCGAAGATTCCAAATTATTATGATAGGTTGAAGAAAGTTGAACCAAATGAGGCGACAGGTTCAGGATCTTCTGGAGTATTTTCAGGACCAATTGCGTTTAAAGAACAAGAGAATGAATTTAGTGAGGAGTGGAGTGAAAAATATAAAAAATCTATAGACTGTTCTAATCCAAAAGGTTTTAGCCAGAGAGCTCATTGCCAAGGACGTAAGAAGAAAGAAACAAAAGAAACTACAGGTTCAGGTTCGTCTGGAGGATTCTCAGCACCTATTGGATTTAAAGATAGTGAGTTCTTAAGAAAAAGTTTTGCTGAGACACCTAATAGTCCAATTAAAGAACAAGAAGAAAAGGTTGAAGCGACAGAAGCCACAGGTTCAGGGTCAGTTGGAGGATATTCATCACCATCAATGTGGGCGAAATCGACAAAGAAAAAAGATTGGGGACCAAGTCGTAAGACTCAATATAAAGGGGGATCTTTTGTGTCTGTTAAGAAGAAATGTTCGAAGTTTCCTTATTGTAATCAGGGGGACATTAAAGCATTAAACATAACTAAAAATGAGTCGGTACAAGAAGCGATTAAGAATGTTTCAAGAAAATTAAATTTGGGTGAGAACATTATCTCGACAATTTTAGAGAATGAGTACAAGAAATTGAATAAAAGAGGGAAATAAAGATATTTATTATAAAAACTTAAAATGGATAATTTCAAAAAAAATATTGATAAATTAGTTTCAAGAATTCTTAACGAAGAAATTGAAAACAAAGTTAAACAAATTGCTGAAGAAATGGGTGAATGGACAGAGATTAAAGTTGACGAAGACCTTACAGGTGGTCAAAGTAAATTAGATGTTGCTGAGCCAAAAGGTAAATTAACTGCCGCAGACTTTAAAAAATTAAGGGATTCGAAATCTTCTAAAAAAGAAGTTGATGAATTTTTCTTTGATGATGATGAAAATGAAGAAGAAGAGAATGCTGAGGAACTATCTTCACAAGAACCAACTTATGTTGGAAAAGGTCTTGAAGGTAAAAAACCAAGAATGATTGGATCATTTGATGATGACCATGGATGGTTTGACCATAGGGACAAACAGATTCATCCTGATGAACTTGAAGATTATGATGAAGAAAATTTTCCTGATGTTGAGTCATTACTTGCAAAACATGGTAATAGACAACCATGGTTTAGTGGTGATAATGCGAGAGAAATGTTTAGGTCGTATCAGAATAAGTTTGGAGGAAAGCCATTTAGAGTGAGAATTCCAAAATTAGATGTTGAAGAACAAGAATGTGACGAATGTGGTGGTAAGATGTATGAATCTAAAGACGAAAAGTGGATTCAAAAGACTGACATGAAGAAAGGTTCTTTACATAAAACATTAGGCGTTCCTGAAGGAGATAAAATTCCTGTTGCTAAATTAAAATCATTAAAGAAAGAATTGACCAAAAAATCTGAGGGTGATAAAAAATTGTCGGCGGCTGATTCAAAATTACTTAAACAAGTTAATTTGGCGTTAACCCTTAAAGATATTAAAGAGAATAAGGATACATTAAAATTAACAGAAGACGAATTAATTGACATGATTGAAAAAATTGTGTTGGAACAAAAAGTTAAAGATAAGGCTGAAATTGATAATATTAGTAAAAAAGAACCTGAGGGTTTAAAAAAGACTAACAAAGTTTTAGAATTGAATAAAAAAGAAAATGAGGATTACTCAAAAGAAGTTGTTAAAAAAATGAAGGATTATTTAAAAGACGCTACTAAGGCGGAATATGATGAGAATCCTGAAAGATTTCCTGAGAGTAATTACACTTTAGATAAAGATTCTAAGATTGCGAAATACGACCCATCTGAAGCTGTTGATGAGTATATTGAAGCATTTGCATATCCAGGTCAAACTAATATCGTTTTTGATGAGATAAAACCTGATGACAAGAAGATTACAAAATATTTAGAGGGTGATAGTACTACAGGCAATGCTGTGGTGGATAAAAAAGGAAAGGCGTTAGGAAATGTTGTTCCAAGTAAAGCTGGAGAAAGATTCAAAAAGAATTACGATGAAAACCTATATGGCGCAGAACAAATGAAAGCTTCTTATAAAAGACAATCACAACCAGTTGATATTGCTGGAGGAGAAAAAATAAAAGGAAGTCTTAAAAACGCGAAAAAGAGCTCAATTGATAAGGCAAGTAGTATATTAAACCAACTTGAATCTACAGAAGATAAAGCGTCAAAAATTATCTCTGAGGAAATGGTTAAAATGAAAGATCTTATTTCCTACAATAGAAAAACTCAATAAAATTCACATTTGAAATCATTTTACTATATTCTCCATAGATGAACTCTATGGAGAATTTTTTTAATTGGATGATTACACCAATATCAAAAGAAGAAGTTATTTTGTGGTTTAATGCTCATAATATGTTTTATGAGAGAATTGAATTATATGGCGATATATTTAAATCATTAAATATTGTCATTATAGACACCTATATGGGTGATGAAACAAGTGAAACCAAGATATCCTTGTCCCAAGAGGATAAAAATTCACATTTTGAATGGTGTTGGAACCGTGTAATTGATGATTTCCAAAAAGAAAATGTTATAATTAAACTTAATGGTGAACATAGAAATTATGTTAGATCATTTTTTATGGACACATTTTATAATCAATCTGAAAAAAAATTCAAAAACTCGATTTCTAAATTTTTAAATGATATGTTTGACATGGAAAAACCATTTAGCAAATCTGATTTAGATATTTTAACTGAGATATATAAGTTAATGGAAAAAAACATAGAGTGAAAAAAGTCCTTATTCTATTTACACCAGGATAAAAAAACTTAATATTCCACTATAAACAATAAACAAAAATAAATTTAAAAAATGGAAACATTAGAAAAAATCAAAGAATTGACTGAATCGCTTTCACTTGACGCAGCAAAATTCTACAAAGGTAATAAGAGCGCTGGAACAAGAGCACGGAAAACTGCACAAGAATTAAAAGCATTACTTCAAGTGTTCAGAGGTGAGATCCTAGGAAACAAAAAGACTGAGGATAATGCATAATATTGGATCAATATATCTTTTTATATTTGTATTCGCAATATTAGTGGTATTGAAGAATTCCACAAAATTTATAAGCGCCCTGTTACAAAAAGAACCAAAACCTTTGGTTTATAGTAACGGGGAGCTTATAACCCTCGGGTTATCAATTAGTTATATCATAACATATCTTTTATCAAAATGAGCCTATATAAAGAACTTTTACCATTTGTAGATTATATCCATTCGATCAGGAAGTTGAAAACATATCTAAGTTTCGATATGGTTTTTCCTAATAAGTGGTCAATGCCAAAAAACATAACAGAAGAAGGGCAAATAGTTGGATTTGAATCTGAAGATCCAAATATGAAAGGAGTGTCTTTCGTTGCCGCAATAGATGAAAAAGAAGTTTCATTAATTGTCGGCAAGATTGGTAAGATAATTAAAATGAATAAAGAACGGGAGTTAAAAGAAAAACTTTTTAAACAGACCGTTGATCAACTAAAACAAACATTCGAAAAGAATGGGTTGGATAAACTACAAAATCTTTACTTTGATTTTGAGGAAACAGAACCAGAAATAGAATTAATTAATCAAAATGAACAGGAATCAACATCTATTGAATTGGTTGACGAGTGAAAAACTAAAAGACGATAAGGAATTAAATCGTACTAAAATTAATTATGCAAAAGATATTGTAAAATTAAAAAAAGAACAAATGTTTCCTGAAAAAAAAGAACTCACCTTATGGCAGAAAATAAAAATATTAGTATTGGGGAATTAGAAAAATTAGCATTAATTGCTCAATCAGTACAATCCATTTTTAGTGGTAAATCAACAATTATATTCGAACTACCTAAGGGAGAGTATGGTAGTGTTATTAATCATTTTAGAGAGGTTGATAGACATCACAAGCAATTCTCTATTGATATCTCAGGAACAGAATTTCATTTTATTTTGGTTGAGGTAGAGTCGTAAATTTCCGATACAATATCTTTTTATCTATTCCTGAAGACTCCAGTAAACTATAAAGGTATTTTCTTTGCGGAGAAGAGTAATCTTTAATAAAAAGACAATCTCCTCGTTTAATCTTAAAGAAGTATTTTGAGAGGCAATCAACAAATCTTGATGCCTCTTCTTCTGTTTTAAGGGTAAATAAATTTAGTTTTTCTTCTTCCTGTATTAGTATTTTATTATTCAAAACAGAAACCATCTTTAATCCATCTCCCTTCAAATAAAGTCTGATTAGTTCCTGAACGGTGATTTTCTTACTCTTCTTAATATCAAATATTGTTTCTTCTTTTCTATATGGCGCTATATGACTAATGCTCATTCCGTCTTCTTCCAACTTTATTTTGATATTTCTACCAAAATCATCATTTATATAAACTGGCGATAGTTGAATTGATGATGTGATTATTGCGACTTCGTAACTACAAGACTTACCATTTTCAAATTCGGAATTAAAGATTACCTCTCCAGACTTTTTTATTAGGTCATCATAAAACGATTTTGCTCGTGATAGCGTAATAAACTCCTTTATTATTTTTTTCTTTTTTTTATTCTTGAATAATACGATAATGTAGTTTCCCATATATGAAAGATTATTATAAAATCCTAGAAGTTGAAGAGAAAGCGAGTACAGAAGAGATAAAAAAAAGTTTTAGAACGCTTTCTAAGAAATATCACCCAGATAGAAACCCTAATGGGGATGAAAAGTTTAAAGAAATTGCCGAGGCTTATGAAGTCTTAGGTAATAAAGACAAAAGACAAAAATACGATAATTCAAAGAATAATCCTTTTCAAGGGACTAACTTTGAAGACTTCTTTAGTTCAATGTTTAATGGACAAAATAATGGGCATCCACAACAAAGAAGAAATGCAGTACCTGATAAAGTAGTTAAACTTCAGATCACACCAATTGACTCATATAAAGGAGCGACGAAATCAATCCAATATATGAAGGAAAATCATTGCCCTGTATGTAGTGGCTCTGGTGGAGAACAACAGATCTGTGGGACTTGTAATGGGGCTGGATTTCAAATTAGAACCTTAGGTACTGGATTTATGGTACAACATGTAAGAACTGTTTGTAATGGTTGTGGGGGACAAGGATATACATTAGTTAATAGATGTTATCATTGTGATGGTAGGGGTACTAAATCAAGTGTTAACAATGTTGATATTAAACTCCCTGTTGGTAGTGATAGTGGACAGTTCCTAAAGTTAGAGAAATATGGGGATTTTAAGAATGGGGATTATGGTAATTTAATAATTCAAATAGAATTGTTAAATAAAGATGGGTTTGAAAAGATTAATAATGATCTGGTTTATAACCTGTTCTTGGACTTGGAAGCGTTAAAACGAGATAAGTACTCGATTCCTCATCCTGATGGGGAATTAAACATTGATTCACCAAGAATTTTTGATACTTCAAAACCCTTAAGATTAAGGGGTAAAGGATTTCCAGGTGGGGATATGTATATTAAGTTGAATGTTAAGTTTGAAAGACCTATTTAAATAGGGAGATCAACTTTCCAAATAGTACAACTGTTCCGTAGATTGAGGACGCTAGTAGATATAGTCCTAAAATGATTCCTCCTATTTGAGTTTTTGAAGGACCTTTTTGTTTACACGATTTACATTCTTTTTCTGACATTTGTGTTTGAATTTTTAAAATAATAATGAGATATTTGTTGAAAGTAAACTCCACATATTTCTGTGTGGAGTTTGTTTTTATGTGAAAAAAAATTATATTTGATGAAGTGATTAAAATAATTAATGATAAAAAAAAATATAGAAAAAAATAAATTATGGCAATGAGTTATATTGGTGGCAAGAGCCGCATTGGCCGGTGGATAGTTCCATTCTACCCACAGGACATGGAAACATACGTTGAGACATTCGGAGGGATGTACTGGTGTTTCTTTAATATGGATTTGAGTCAATACCCGAATCTAAATAAGGTTGTTTATAATGACTTTAATCCTTTGAATTATAATCTATTCAAATGTGTTCAGAATCCATCGGAGTTACAAAGGGTATTAGATATGATACCAGTTCAACAGATGGGAGTGGAAACTACTCCAATAGAGTTTAAAGAGAAATTCAAGACTTTTCAATCAGAAGTATTTAATTCAGGGTTTACGGTAAATGTTCCTGATTATGATATTGCTGCAAAGTATGTTTATGTCCTCACACAAGTGTTTAGTGGTAGCAAGCCTGAGACATCATCGTTTATTGATTTGAAGGGGAAATATAGGTCCAAATACCTATCATTTAGGGATAAATTGAGTAAACCTACTTGGGTAGATCACTTTCTAAAGATAACTGATGTTGAGAATATGGATTTTGCTGATGTTATTCAGAAGTATGATTCTCCATCGACTTATATCTATCTGGATCCTCCCTATTGGCGGACGGAAAACTATTATAATAACCATGATTTTGATAGACAAGATCATGAAAGACTCGCAAATGTGTTAAATAAGATACAGGGTAAGTTCAGTTTATCTTATTATGATTTTGATTTATTACACGAGTGGTTTCCTGAAGATAGGTTTAGATGGGAGTCTAAAGAATTTGCTAAAGCGGCGGCGGCAAAAAAAGGAGTGAAACAAAATATGGGAAAAGAATTGTTAATTCTAAATTATTAGTTATTTTTGCATCCTTAATATATTTATTATAAAATTCTTTAACATGAAATTTACACCAATACTAAGAACAATAATTACTGAACAGACAAGAGTTGAAGTACTTTATAATGCTTTGACTGAGCCAAGAAAAGATAAGGAGGGAAAAAAATTAAAACCTTTTCTAACTAAAGATGAATTCGTTACTTTAGTTGGGGCTGATCCAGACACTAAATTAAATGATGTGGACATTCAAAACGCAAACAAAGCAGAGTTGTCAAAAGTTAAGGCTGGAAAATATGTTCAATGGTTAATTAAAAATTATTTAAATCCTCAAACAGAAACCCAAGCAGGTGAACATGGACATAATAGAGAAGTTGCACAACTTAAAGAAAGATTTATTGAGGACTTATATAAAATAACTGACGATCTTAAAAAATTTGAAAGATTTAAATCAAAGATTAAAGGTGAAAGAGATATTAATAAGTTAACACCTCGACAATTATATGATACGGTTAAAGACTTTGACTTAACGGTTGCCACAACAACAAAGGCGGAAAGAAAACAAGCTCCTGTTCATCCTGGTGCAAAAATAGTTTATGATGGAAATAATTGGAGAGTAATTGAGATTGAGGATAAGGGTAGTCTTGGAAAAGAGGCGGCATGTTTTTACGGAGGTAATAATCAAGAGACTAGATGGTGTACATCTGCACCAGGTGGGTCTCAATTTGAAAGACATATTAATCAAGGTCCATTATATGTGGTTTTTAATCCTAATGATCCTAATGTATCGCCAACAACAGGTCTTCCAGTTCAAAGATGGCAATTCCATTTTCCTACAAACCAATTTATGGATTATCACGATCATCCAATTGACTTAGTTCAAATGTTGAATACGGATATGTCTGAATTAAAAGACGTATTTAAACCTGAGTTTGCAAAGGGGTTAACAATTGGTGGTGGAACAAAATTTGTTGTTGATAGTTTCACTAATGGGGCAATAGGTAAATTTATTGCGTTATATGGGTTAGACGATTTAATTAGTAGTCTTCCAGAAACTTTAATAGAGTTTCAAATCACCAATAGAGATTCTAATAAAAACATTGACATTAGAATTCCTGATGATATTTCAAGATTTAAGAATTTAGAGATGATTGGATTAGATAATGTTATTTCTAGTATACCAGATTCAATATGTAATATTAAGACATTAAAATTTATTGGGTTAATGAATAATCAGAATCTAAAAACTGTTCCTGAATGTTTGGGAGATTTACCAAAACTTGTATTTTTAAATACCAACGGGTCTCCTAATTTTAAACTACCTAAGAAATTGGAAGAAAGAGGAAATGTTCTTGGTGATGGTTTATGGGATTTTAATGAGGAAAATTAAATCTGTTAATAATATGAGTGTTGATGTTGAAATTTATTTAAATAACATCATTAGGTTCTTCAAACAAAATCCTCAGGATCTTTTGAATTTAGTTCCTGAAGAAAATGAACAAGAATTTTATGATAAATTACGGGAAGTTGCATTTAAGAATTACAATAAGATTGGAGAGGCAAATTTAACTCAATCTCAAATTATAAAAATTTGTGAAGAATTAATTTCAAAGAAAACAATACAAGAGGAAGTTAGAAAACTTTTTGGTAAGACGAGTTTCGGATATTATGGATTAAATTAGATCATATTGTTTATGATAATTAAGTGGGGGGCAATTGTCCTCCATTTTATTTTTTACTATATTTGTTTTATGAAAGAATTGTTGTTTAAAGAGAACTTCGAGAAATACGAAAGCACTGAGTATCATAATTTTAATTTATATGATGATTTATCTTATGATGGACGAATTAATCTTTTGGAGTATCAATTGAATATTGCCAAAGATAAAAAGGCTAAACCTGTTTTTGTTATTTCCAAATTTCATCAGGATAAGGAGACGTATATGGAAAATTATGGTAATCCTTTTTATTCTTTAATAAAGACCTATCTTATGATAGTTGTCGAGAAAAACGAGAACAAAGTCTCATTAAAGTTTTTCGAAGGTTTAAGACGACGAGATGTAGGAAAACAATGGTTCACCACTAAGAAGATGATAGATTTTATAACTGTTAATGTTAAAACAGGTAATATCTATCATGGACATATCTATGATTATCAGTTAAAGAAAGGCGCCAAAAAATCAATTCGTAAGAATACATTTATTAATGAGCCCTTAAATGATCTTATGAGTAAAATTAAACATCGTCTTGGTCTATATGGGGATCATTCTTATGATACATTAATGAACGCAGTATCAAAATTTATGAATGAGGTGGATGGTAAAGATAGTTCTAATCAGGACACATTATCATTTAGCCAAAGATTATTCCAATATTATCTTGAAAGAAAACGAATAAAATACCCAAATAATTTTTATGTCTACCATTCTCAACTTTTTGGACCTTTAAGAAAAGTTTTGAATAAACACAATAATAAATTGATTGAATCGTTTATGGTTTACAATAAACTTTCAGGTAAAAAGATTAAGAAGGCTCTTCATAATTGTAATAAACTGAATATCTCTTTGTTATCAGAATCTAAAAGATTATTTGGTGATGATTGGATTAATCAAGATGAAGGGGTTATAAGTAAGTTACTGGATTCTAAGTTACCATTTCAACCTTATCCTGAAGAATTTAAAAACATGGTTTCACAACAGGAACTTAAGAAAGTGTATGATCTTTTTAAGGAAGTCTATATTAATAATCAATTAGATGCTTATACATTTTTTGATCATATCCGATTATATACCGAACTTAAGATTTATGGGGAGAACGATCTTAGATGGCATTCAACTGATAATAAAGGAACATCATTTCGAGAGGAACACTTGGACTGGTCAGATAAAATACAATATTATAAACAAGGAATATATAAAAGGATTTATCCTGATCATTTTTATAAGACTATCCAAAAAGAAATTGATGGATATTTTCCAATCTTACTTGATAATAGTTTTTCTTATAATGGGGAAAGTTCGGTTCAATCAAATTGTGTTAAGACTTATATCTCAAGACCAAATTCTTTAATTATTTCATTACGAAAAGGTAGTGGGGATTCTGAGGAACGAGCAACAATTGATTATAAATTAACTTTAGATAGAAAGCATAATTTAGTTAATGCTGAGAGGATACAGAGTTTAGGTAAGTTCAATAAGTCACTTGACCCTAGTTGGAATGTGGTGCTATTTAAATTGGATTTAATTGTCTTATCTTGTGTTATGACAAAATTTGAACCATTTAAAATAGTAAAGGAAACCAAATCAGGGTTTATCTTTAATTCTGAATCAGATTGGGATGAGAATGGTAATTTAGTTTGGAATAATGACCTGAGGGCTAATATGGTATTAAATGAACTTGGGATGTTTAATGATTATTTATGATGAAGACACCAAAATTAATTAACGCATTAGAGAAAGTTGGGGGTGTATTCTCCGAAACAAATTATGGTCTTTGTAATGGAAATCTTGCGGAGTATCTAAACGGAAAGAAATTAGATAGGGTTTTTGAGAAGGGAGATTTAAATCAGAGAGGTAAACTTTCTTTTCATGAAATTATTTATAAAAGTCGACAAGACTTTTATCTTTACATAAAATTAGTTCCAGGAATTGACGAAGTTTGGTCTCTGACTATTTATTATAAACCTGAACAACAGAATGAATTAGTGTTGTTCATAACACAACTTTTAAAACCATTTATAAATGCAACAAATAACAACTGATGAATTAAAAGAAAAAATAGCAAATAAAGAAAGTTTTGTTCTCGATCTTTTTGCGACTTGGTGTGGTCCGTGCAAGATGATGCACACAAGTATGGTTCATGCTGAACAATTAACAGAACAAAGAGCAAAAGGAAAACCAACTCATAATTTCTATCAATTAGATATTGAAAGTGATAGGGAGTATGTTATTGGGGAGTTAGGGATCAGGAGTGTGCCAACACTAAAAGTTTTTACTGAAGGACAAGAAACTTATTCGAAGGCTGGAGTTTTAACTACGAATGAAATTTATGATTTAGTTAAGTAATATGAAAGATTTAAATATTATCGTGTATACTATGAAGGGGTGTCATCATTGTACTAACTTTAAGGAAATGTTGGTAAATGAAGGGATTGAGTTTTTTGATCGAGACATTGATGAGTACCAACAAGAATATGATATGTATTGTGAAGTTGCCGAGAATGATTTAATTCCGGCATTATTAATAATTGAGGGAGACGATAGTAACGATGATCGTAAAACTTTCATATATGCGCCAGACAGGAACTATAATGAGTTGACTGAGGCATTAGAATTAATTAACAATCATCGTAGAAACGTCGGAATAATTTAGATTATAATAAAGTTTTTATTAATTTTCTTTAAAAAATCGTAATCTTTAAGTGGATTTGTGAGTTCAACACTCCAATCCACTTTTTTTATTTCTTTTTCCATCGAGCTCATATCAAAATCAAAGACATCTAATATTGCAGATTTTAAGGTTTTATCCTCAGAGTTTGTCTTATGGTTAAAGATTGAGAAATTGGATTCATCCTCATCAATCTTATTACCTGTTAATTTCATTGTAAGGGTGGTAAATGGATAGATAGGGGATATGTTATATATGAGGTGTTTGAAGTAATAATAATGTAACCTGCCTTGTCCTAATGAATATCCGTGAGGGAATTCAGAACAATTAATCATATTTTGGTTATCAACCTTAATTGGCCTTAAATTATAGTCATAAGAACATTTATCTTTAGATAACGATTCGATTTGATCTGGATGATAAGAACAATTAGATGAATTAAAGAATGAGAAGATGTATTCTGTTGGTTTATTAATGTCACAATTATACTCAATAAGGTCTATGGTATGGGAAACTTTAACACCTTCAACTAATATGTCGAATTTTTTAATGAATTCTCCGACAATTTTAGGTAAGTCCAATACTTCATTATGTGAGGTCTTCCCTTTTATAATGTAAAAGTTTATACAGTCTACAACTTGTATTATTGATTCTTCATCTTGTGGTATTTTATTTAATATAAAATCTGTCAATAAATTTGTTATTGATATTCTGCTTCCAATTTCTTTTAAAATCATTTTTAATTAGTACTTATTGTTTATTGTTTGATGAATTATAGTAAAATTAAATAAAAAAACGAATACAAGGTTTCAGTAATAAACCAAATTACTTGTATTTATAATTAAGAGTAAAAGTTTTCATGGCAAAAGATATTCTAATTGTACCTAGTAATAGTATTTCACAAACTTCCGATAGAATACCCTATATTAATTTTATTAATAATGCGGGTAGTACTCCAATCGCTTTAAAAGTCTTATCAGGCGCAAAAATAACATTCTCTTCTTCAACACAAGCAGACATATTAGTAATAGATCCATCTAACCTATTGATTTCAGTAGGCTATACTCTTAATGTCCGAAGTTATTTTGCGATTAATGGGGTTCAAATTATTAATGGAACATTAAATTGGGTTGGTCCTACTACGAATATTGCTGGTGCACAAGGGGCTCAAGGAACTGCAGGTACGACTGGAGCACAGGGTAATGTTGGAACTGCAGGAGCCCAAGGAGCTGCTAGTACAACTACGGGAGCACAAGGGGCTCAAGGAAATACGGGAACTACAGGAACACAAGGATCGATTGGGGCACAAGGAAATACTGGAACTGCGGGATCACAAGGCGCCACGGGTAATACTGGAGCACAAGGGTCAACAGGAAATATCGGAACCACGGGGCCACAAGGCGCCCAAGGACCTAAAGGGAATCAAGGAGCTCAGGGCGCTACAGGAACTACGGGATCACAAGGAGCTACAGGAAATACTGGAGCACAAGGATCAACAGGTAATACGGGAACTGCGGGACCACAAGGAGCGACAGGTAATACTGGTGCACAAGGGGCAAAAGGTAATACAGGAACTACTGGACCACAAGGGGCACAAGGAAATACTGGATCACAAGGTGCCACAGGAAATACTGGTGTTGCAGGATCTCAAGGAGCTCAAGGAACTAAAGGACCTCAAGGCGCCACCGGAACTACGGGATCTCAAGGTGCTACTGGAACTACGGGATCTCCTGGACCAACAGGCGCTACTGGAACTGCAGGATCTCCTGGACCGACAGGGTCACAAGGGGCGACAGGAACAGCGGGAACTACCGGACCACAAGGAGCACAAGGGTCTCAAGGGTCTACGGGAACAAAAGGTCCTCAAGGCGCCACAGGAAATGCTGGAGGAACTGGACCAGCCGGACCAACAGGGGCAACAGGAACTAAAGGTCCACAAGGGGCGACAGGAACTGCTGGAACTGCGGGACCAACAGGATCACAAGGAGCAAAAGGACCTCAGGGATCAACAGGTGCTCAAGGTGCGGTTGGGCCATCATCAATTACTTGTTATTCTAATACCACTATGTGGGCGGGTACTTCTAAATGTACCTTCACTTGCCAGTACGCTAAAGGAACGATTGTTTACCCATATCAACAAACTAGTTATTTGAATTATGCTGCGAATATGTATAGAACAGCAACTAATTGTAGTAATAGTACTTGTGATTTTGCTAGTTGGTGGGCAACTGCAACTGATTATAATGATAATACATATTGTCAAGTTCCGAATACAACATGTGGATATTCTACTAGTACCACATTATGTACAAGTTATTCTGATATTAGATTAAAAGGCGGTATTGAAACCATTGAAAATGCTTTAAATAAGATAATGCAAATCGAAGCGGTTGAATATGATTGGAATAAAAATTTAGATCCTGGATTATATGAATATTTTGAAAAACAAAAAAAATTACATACAATTGGACTTATAGCACAAAATGTTAGAATGATTTTTCCTGAGGTTGTAAGAATGAATCTTGACGGATATTACTCAATCGACTACAAGAAGCTAAATGCTGTCTTAGTGGAAGGTATCAAACAACAGGTAGTATTTGTTGATGAAATTGATAAAGAATTAGATTATTTAGAGTTAACTATTAATTAATGGCGAACATTATAATATATCCACAAGGTAACGTAGGTAATACGGATCCTAATATTGTTTTTAACGATGGAACAAATCTATTGGCTCTTAACACTAAGGATCAATATCTATCGTTATCTTCCACGACGGTATCGGCTGGAGTACAAATTGGGGCACAGAATGTTATTGTTTCAGGCGCTACGATTACAGGACCTACTTCGGGATTATATGTTGGGGCATCTCAAACAAAATGGGTTGATGCTTCAGGTGTGTGGGTTGGATCAACAACAGGTATTAAAGGACCTCAAGGTGCAATAGGAAATTCAGGAACTGCGGGATCACAAGGAGCTCAAGGTACAGGACCTGGAGCACAAGGAGCTCAAGGTATTGCTGGATCACAAGGGGCGCAAGGTGCTCAGGGGGCGACAGGTACAGGACAACAAGGTGCTCAGGGCGCACAAGGAAATATTGGTGTTGCGGGATCTCAAGGTGCTCAAGGTACAGGTGTTGGTGCACAAGGCGCTCAAGGTAATGTTGGCCCTGATGGGGCACAAGGTGCTGGTAGTAAAAGTGCTGGAGCTGTAGGTGCTCAAGGGAATATTGGAATAACAGGGGCACAAGGTGCTCAAGGTGCTAATACGGGAGCACAAGGTGCTCAAGGTAACGTAGGACCTACAGGAGCACAAGGTGCTCAAGGCGCCAACACAGGAGCACAAGGGGCTCAAGGTAATGTGGGTCCGATATCATCCACAGGTGCTCAAGGTCCTACGGGAGCTCAAGGAGCCCAAGGTAATGTGGGAATTGCGGGGGCACAAGGGAATATAAGTGTAACACAGGGGGCTCAAGGAAATGTGGGACCTACAGGGGCACAAGGGAATATTGGAACTGCTGGATCGACAACTGGTGCGCAAGGTGCTACAGGTACTGCAGGCGGACCAGGATCTACAGGTGCACAAGGAAACCCAGGTACCAATGGAGGGGCAGGATCGCCAGGGGCAACAGGTAATGCTGGAAGCGCTGGAGCAACAACTGGAGCACAAGGAGCGACAGGAAGTTTAGGACCTCCAGGTGCAACAACAGGGGCTCAAGGTGCTGTTGGACCGACAGGTGCGCAAGGTAACCCAGGAACTGCGGGTTCACCTGGACCAACCGGGGCTCAGGGTGCCACAGGATCACAAGGAGCACAAGGTTCTCAAGGTCCTTCTTCAGATAGAAGGTTAAAGGATAATATTAAAAAACTTGAAAATGTTTTAGATAAAACAAAACAGATTCAAGGTGTTCAATTTGAATGGAATCACGATCATCCAAAAATTAAACAAAAAGAATCTATTGTTTTTCAATCGGCATTTTCTGGAGATGCAATTGGATTTATAGCCCAAGAATTGGAGAAAGTATTACCTGAAGTTGTCTTTACAGATGAAGATCAGTTTAAATCTGTTGAATATGGACAAATGGTTAGCTTGGGTATTGGAAGTATCCAAGAAGTACAGACTCGTATTGATTCAATAAATGAGAGAATAAACAAATTAAAAAAAGTAATCGGTGGCTGAAAATATTATAATTACCCCATCAGGTGCAACCATAAATTTTTATGATTCGGCATCCACATTGACGACATTGGTTATTACATCAGGTGCGCTAAATTTTAAAAGATCTGGTACGACTTATCTTGCGGTGGATAATACTTATCCGAACTTTAGGACTAATGGTGGTTCAAATCTATGGGTTAAAAATACTTTAATTAATGACGCTGGAACCTTAATCACAAATAGTGGGTGGGGTGGAACAGCACAGCCAACAGGAGCGCAAGGCGCTCAAGGTACCGTAGGATCACAAGGTGCTCAAGGTACTGCAGGTTCACAAGGTGCTCAAGGTACTGCGGGACCAACAGGTGCACAAGGAACAACAGGAGCACAAGGTTCAGTTGGCGCTCAAGGTTCTCAAGGATCACAGGGAGCTCAAGGGACAACTGGAGCACAAGGTTCTCAAGGGGGTCAAGGTGCACAAGGTTCTCAGGGATCACAAGGAACAACTGGCGCTCAAGGTTCTCAAGGAGGACAAGGTGCTCAAGGTGCCCAAGGATCACAAGGAACAACTGGATCACAAGGTGCTCAAGGAGGACAAGGCGCTCAAGGAGCTCAAGGATCGCAAGGAACAACTGGATCACAAGGTGCTCAAGGAGGACAAGGTGCTCAAGGAGCTCAGGGATCTCAAGGGGCTGCTAATGGGGTACAAGGTGCTCAAGGTGGCCAAGGAGCTCAAGGAGCTCAAGGATCGCAAGGAACAACTGGATCTCAAGGTGCTCAGGGAGGACAAGGTTCTCAAGGTGCTCAGGGAGGACAAGGTTCTCAAGGAGCACAAGGATCGACAGGAGGACAAGGAGCACAAGGATCACAAGGAAGTGGTGGAGGTAGCGGACCTCAAGGTGCTCAAGGAGCCCAAGGATCTGCAGCAGGAAGTGGACCAACTGGAGCACAAGGAGCACAAGGTGCCGCGGGTGGCCAAGGATCACAGGGTGCGCAAGGATCAACGGGACCGGCAGGTCCTCAAGGATCACAAGGTGCTGCGGGTGGTCAAGGATCACAAGGAGCTCAAGGATCTGCTGCAGGTGCGGGACCAACAGGTGCTCAAGGTGCTACAGGATCACAAGGAGCTCAAGGAGCCACAGGATCACCAGGTCCATCAGATGCACGACTCAAACGTAATATTAGATCAATTGAGAATCCATTATCTAAAGTTAAGAAGATTAGAGGAGTTTCTTTTATATGGAATGATAAGAGTGTAAATGAATCATCCGAGAGAGATATTGGATTTATTGCTCAGGAACTTCAATATGTGTTACCTGAATTGGTGTTTAAAAATAATAAAGAAAATTCGTTCTACCAAGTTAAATATGGAGATATTATTGCACTTTGTTTGGAGGCAATTAAAGAACAATCTGAATTACTTATACTTAGGGAAGAAAGATTGGGAAGAATAGAAACAAGAGCAAAAGAAAAGGGACTAATTTAAGTCCCTTTTTTTATTAGATATAGTCACTAAAAAACTCGTTAACATTTTTTTCAACCTCACGATAATCGGGATAGTCAGGTGGACTTACACTTATACAGTCAATAGACTCCTTTAATATAGATAGGTATACTGGATCATAGTCTAAGCTATATGAATGCTCGCTGGATAGGAAATCATTTATAATACCTTCAAAATTTATGATTGGTAGTCTATAGGTGTAAACTGTTGTGTTTGCGTGAAATTTATGGGGTCTTGATAATGTTTCACCACGACCTTCAAAATAGTCGTTTATTTCACTCCATATACTATTATAAATTTCGGATTCATATGCATTTTGATAGGCATTACCATGAATAGAATATAATTCACTTTTCAAATCTGCAAGTTCGTCATTTAATAAACGCTTCATTGTTTTTTCGTCCTTCACGATTCGTTCAACATTAGATTCATTCACCTCAACATAATCATCATGTCCTTGTTCTTCGGCTATGGATTCTAGTTCATCAGTTGTAGGTTCAATCTTTATCCCATTTAAATTATCTATAATGTAGGTGAATAATGTTTTTTGATTTTTAGGGTTAAGTTCTTCAATTACATCTCGGTATACATCATCAGTTGTATCATATCCATAATCACTATCGTACTCACCACTTAGAATTGATTCAATAGTGTCTTGTGCAATGTCATTTCTTCCATCACAGAATAGTTTAGCAATATCTCCTAAATTATCTATTTCTAAATAAGGTTTTCCATCTATAAATTCAACATCATATAAAATGTCTGATAAAGTTTTATAGTATAATGGTTTGTCATTTTCGTATGCCCATAAAATAAATTGATTTTGCCATTCTTCTGAATCTTTTGATGCGGGATCTATTTCAGAGATTAAACCTTTTCTTTTAACAAAATTAAAAAAGTTTTGGTAACTTCCAATATATGGAAGATATTGATTAAAATCGCCATTATTTAAGGCGTCTATAAGGTATTTGATATCCATAACTTATAAATATAAAAAAAGGGACAAATATATTTGTCCCTTTTAAAAAAATGAATAACTTTGTGATTAGATTGTTTTTTTATTCACATTGTAATATTTTTCAACAGTTTTTTTGATTGCCGCTTTGATTCCTTCAGTTTGAGCTTGTTTACCGGCTGCTTGAGCCTGTTGTACTTGTTCTTGTGTTTGAGCTTGTGTTTGAGCATCATTATTACTACCTTTACATCCACATCCTGCCATGATAATTGTTTTTTTTTTGTTTAGTTTATTATTTTAAAAATATGTTTATAACAAGTTTTTCTTATTGATCCTGTGCTTCCATTATGGACTTTTTTACCTCTTAATGAATATGATAACTTCATTCTAACATAAGACGGTTTACCTTTAGTAAATCCATTACTAATTAAGTAATTTGCTCCATCGACTAATGTTTCAAATATAAGTTCCTGTTTAGTTTCTATGTTTATTAATGAAAATTTACTAAAATTTCCATTTTTATTTTGATTGTATTTTGATAATTTAATTTTAACTTCATCATTGTAACAATTTCTTCGAAACTCATTAACAGTTGCTAAATTATAACCAAAATCTAGTTGATTAGATTTATATTGGTTAATATAGTAGTTTTCTCGTTCAATCAATAGTTTTGGTTCACAATATTCGAGACATTCAAATATAAAAGAGTCTTTACCAAATTTATTATATGAATTTTGTAAATAATCATTATCGTGAATATTTTTATTTAACATCCAAAAATGTTTAGACTTTCGTTTTTTAATTTTTAAAGAACTACCTATATAAACCTTATTATTTATGATGTTAGTTATTTTATATATTCCACATCCCATAATAATAAGTATTCTCTTTATTGAAATATAGAGATAAATGACTATTTATTAAATAAAAAACACTCATGAATTTTTTAGAATTATTAAAAGAAGGTAAAGTTGAGGACTTTAAAGAGAAGTATGGTAGGAAATTTTCGACAGATCATCTCAATAAAATTACATCCTCAGTTCCGAAGAAATACTTGGAATGGGTTGGAAAAGTTATTGATGATGTTAATTTTGATGAGAATATTCAAAAATTAGTTGATGGTATTAATAAATTTGAAAAGCATTCAACGAATCTTCCATTAACGGATATCAACCAATATAAAAGTTTAGATCAACTTCTTAAAGGAATTTCTGATTATGAGAATAAGCCAAGAAGAGATTTTAAACAAGTTAAGGGTGGAATTGTTGTTTATGATGATGGAAGATACTTTGTTGTAAACCCATCAGATCATGAGACATCGTGTTATTATGGTAAAGGAACGAAGTGGTGTACAGCTGCGGATAGTGATATTCATTTTAAACAATTTAATGAAGATGGTAAGTTATTTTACATTTTAGATAGGAGTAAACCAACAAATGATCCGACATATAAAGTTGCCTTATTAAAGAAGTTTGATGGTAATGAAACTTTTTATGATGCAAAAGATGAAACATTTAATGTTAGTAACGCAAAGATATTATTTGGAACTGATGTTTATGATAAGATTATGGGTTCAGTTAACGATTATTTGAAACAAGAATTTTCAGAACAACTGAAGATATATGGTGATAAAGAATTGGCAAAAAAAGAAAAAGAAAGAATTGAAAAGCTAAGACAACGAAGAATACTTTTGGAAAAAGAGGTTGCCGCTCAGTTAAGAAGAGATAATTTTGAATGGGAGTTAGGCCCTGATTGTCCTGAAGTGGGATTGAAGGCACATGCTTTATTAAAGTCTTTGGACGATCTTGGTGAGGTTGAAGCAAGAACATCTGAAGATAATCAGGAAATATCTAAAATTAAAACTCAAATTGAAGGATTACAAAATGAGGGTGGAGATAACACAGAAGAAATTGAAGAATTAGAACAAGAATTGGAGGAGTTAATAAATAAGATTGATGTTTATAATATTATTCCAATAGGATCTTATTATGATACAACAGAGTTTGAGGTTATAAATTCCTCAGTAGATGGTAATACATATGCAGTTGGTGATGAGGGTGAGATCGATTCAAGTGCTTATGAAAGTGTTGAGCAATTAGTTGACGATATTGGATATGAAGGATTCAGTAGAAATTTTGTTATGAATTATTTGGATACTGATGCAATTGAGGGCACTGCTGAGGATATCTATAACCAAGATGTTTATAATTGTCCTGAATGTTATCTTTCTGAAGATCAAAGAATGTTATCAAGAGAACAAGAGAGTGAGATTGATCGTCTTGAAAATAGAGCTGAAAAACTTAAGGCAACAATCGAGCAACTTAAAAAAGAAAAGGCTCAACATGATAATGAACTAATTGATGAGAAGATTGAAGAACTAACTGATTTAATTGATGAGATTGAAACAGAGATTGAAGAAATACGTAATGATCCTGATGGGGACTGGCCTGATGATTTATTAGAGGAAGCAATTAAAGATAGAGTTAGTGAAGCGATGGATGATCCAGAATCGTTTTTGAATGAGATGGGATTTTCATTTAGTGATTATATTGACAAAGATGAGTTTATAAAGGCGGTTATTGATGAGGATGGATATGCACATACATTAGCTAGATATGATGGAAGCGCCGATGAGGTTTCGGTTAATGGTGTATCTTTTTATGTGATGAGAATTGATTAATGATTTGATTAAGTTTATTATTATGATATGGGAAGAAAAAAGAAAATATTATTCAAATTAAGCCCCGAGTGGATGCTCAAAGCACCAGTTGATTTTGAATATAACAAATATACTTTGTTGGACTATTTGCAGAAGTGTGAGAAAAGGTTTGATAAGTTAGAGATTTATCCTGACTTTGTTGAGTTATCTTTACATCTTGCTAATCTACAATCTTTGGCGAAAGAGAATACTTTACTACTAACTAATAAGAAGTTTGAGTCCTGTGATGATGAGATCTTATTACGAGAGTTGGTTCCAAAGAAAACCCGAGATTTAACGAAGGAAGAAGAAGATGAGTTAGAGAAAACAATTAAGTTCTCTGGTAACAAATTGTTTGATGCGTTTAATATTGCGAAATCAATATGGAATCTGGCATATGATAATTTGGATGTCTTCATTAAGAAGAATCGGAAGTTCTTGGATAGTGGATGTGGATTTATTTATTTCTACAAAAAAAGTGAAAGCCTTTTATATGTTTGGGAATATGAAATAAAGAAACAAAAGGGTGAAACATATGTTGAGAAGACTTATCTAAGACCATTATATACAGGACCATCCGAAGAAACATTAAACACAATCATTGATAGTTTCTCCACATGGAAAGATAAGACTGGATGTAAAACTCTACCGATATTCGAATTAAGATCATCACAAGACTTTCCAATGGAAGAAACTTTAATCCCAATAATGAAACGGAAAATTATGTCATATGTTATTCAATCTGGAAATGTTGAAAAGGTTAATAATTTTGACACTAACAATTAATTTATTAATTATTTAAATTATGAAATCAAGATTAATTATTTTGGCGTTTATTACAATTCTATTCAGTTCTTGTTATGTGATGGATATTCCATCGTATAACTCTTATCCGTCTTACCATAGTTATTATAGTTATCCGTCTTACCATAGTTATTATGGTTATAATCGAGGAAGGATAATTTCACGAGGTCATGTAGAACATTATGGTGGAGGTGGTCATTATAACGGAAGTAATTATCACGGAGGTGGTAGTACTCGAGGATATAATATCCAAAGTAGAAGAAAATAAATTGAAATCCACTAGACTTAGTGGATTTTTTTTATTATAATTGTAGATAAATAAACTTAACATGGAGGAAAGAAAACGATGAAATGTATTAGATTGATTGGATGGGGTGTTAATGCTGACGCCAAAGAAATTCTAAGAGTTAAAGACTCAGAAGCAGAATTAAAAGTTAGAACTAAAGAATGGGAATATATTCCTAAGAATGTGTGGAAACTTGAGGGACGAGTTGTTAGAAGTTCTAAACAAGAAGAAACTGAAGTTGTTGAAAAACATACTAAAGCATCAAATAAGAAAAAGAAGAAATGAAAAAGTTCTTAAAGAAGATCGAGTTTTTTATTGACTATTATTTTACATGGATGTTGTATAATGGTCGTAAAACTGATGACTATAATAACTATATGATAAAAAAATGGGGGAACATGAAATGACAGAAGAAATGGTAGATCATCCAAATCACTATGGGGGAGATAGTCCTTATGAAGTGATTAAAGTGTGTGAGGCTTGGGAGTTAGATAATGACGCTTATCTATTCAATGTGGTAAAATATATTGCAAGAGCCGGTAAAAAAGATGTGGAGAAAGAGTTGGAAGATTTAAAGAAAGCATCATTCTATTTGGATAGAAAAATAAAAAACTTAGAGAAATGATTTTTTGGCTTACTGGTCAGCCAGGTTCAGGAAAAACAACTTTGGCTAAATGGATTTATGCGTCTATTCTTAATAAAAAAGTAATAGTAGATGGTGATGATATTAGAGAAATATTCGAGAATAAAGATTATAGTGAACAAGGAAGAAGAAAGAATGTTGAGCTAGCGCAGAACATTGCATTATTTTTACATAATAAAGGTGTTGATGTTATTGTTTCAGTTGTCTCTCCGTATAGGGATCAAAGAGAAAGTTTCAAAGAAAGACTGAAAGATAATATTACAGAACTTTATATTCATTGTGATGATGAACGAGGAAGAGAAAAATACCATGTCTTAAATTATGAACCACCAATTGATAATTTCATGGATGTTGATACCACAAATGACGATGACTTTACAAGCTTTCAATTAATAAGAGAAAAATTAAAAATATGAGAAAATTAGAAGATATTACAAATACCGTCATTAATGGAGATTGTGTTGAGGTAATGAAGGAACTTCCTGAATCTACAGTAGATCTGGTTGTGACATCACCTCCATATAATGTTGGGATTGATTACGATACTCACTATGACAGACTAGAGATGGATGACTATTGGAATTGGACTGAGAAATGGTTATCCGAATCTTATAGATTGTTAAAAGATGATGGGAGAATTGCTATCAATATTCCATATGAAGTGAATGTTCAGACTAGAGGTGGTAGAGTATTATTTATGGCTGAGTTCTGGCAAGTGATGAAGAAGGTAGGATTTAATTTCTTCGGACTGATTGACCTTGATGAAGTTTCACCACATAGAAGTAAGACTACCGCTTGGGGATCGTGGATGTCGCCTTCCTCACCATATATCTACAATCCAAAGGAATGTGTAATCTTGGCGTATAAGAAGAATCAAATTAAAAAGATTAAGGGTGAACCACAATGGGTTGGTAAACCTGTTAATTTGGAGTTAGAAGATGGGTCAATAAAGAAAAAAATTGTTTATCAGGAAGATCATAAGAAAGAGTTTATGGAACTTGTTTATGGGCAATGGAATTACTTTGCAGATACCAAACAGATGACCAAAGCGACCTTTTCAATGGATATTCCATCAAAGGCGATCAAGATCCTTACTTATAGAAATGATGTTGTTTTAGACCCTTTCTGTGGATCTGGTACTAGTTTAGTTGCCGCTGAAGTGGAGGGCAGACGATGGATTGGAATAGAACTAAGTGATAATTATTCCAAAGTCGCCAAGGAACGAGTCCAATCTTTTGTGGATAATAAAAAACAATTGAAATTAGAGTTATAAAAAAAGGGTTTCAACACCCTTTTTTTATGCGGATAGATATTTATAAACAAACTTAAGTATAATATTATGAAAGAAGAATTAATTTTAGAACTAGTCCAAATACAAAATCAGTTTAGATTTTTACATTGGCAAACTTTTGGAGATGCTAAGCATAGGGCTTATGATATGATTTACAAATCATTAGGAAAACTTATTGATAAGTTCGCAGAGGCTTTGATGGGTAAACAAGGGAGGTTTGAATTTGATTCTGAATTTTCAATATTATTTCAAGATATAAAAACTATTAGTGTTCAAGATTTTGTTGACTCAATAACAGAATTTTTGGTTGGAATGACGGATAAACTTGATTCAAGATATGACACCGACTTATTAAACATAAGAGATGAGATGTTAGGTGATATCAACCAACTAAAATACTTATTAACTTTAAAATATTAATTATGTCACAGAAAATTATTAGATTAACCGAAGCGGATTTAAATCGAATTGTAAAAAAAATTATTAAAGAAAGTGATTTTGAGCATGAAAATTTGATTAGAGGTATTCAGAAATTTTTAAATGAGAAATTAAAGACTAGGTTAAAAATTGATGGAAAAACAGGACCAAATTCAGACACTGAGAAAGCAATCTCGAAATACCAACTAATGATTGGTGTTTATCCTGTGGATGGTATATGGGGTGAAATAACAGAGAGTAAGATGCCTAAAAGAGATGTACAAAGACTTAAAGATCTTATTGCCGAAGAGGGGGGAATTATTGATACCTTCTTAAATAATATAGGTTTATAATGAAAAAACTAATCAGTGAGACAGGTCTACGCGACATTTCTGCTTTAAGGAAGAGATATCCTAAGGCAGAAATTTATTTTCATCAGGATCTTGATGGGGTGGCAACTGCATTAGGGATGAAGAAATATCTTGAGGACAATGGTATTAAAGTTGTCGATGCCCATATTATTCAATATGGAGATAAGGAGTTTTCAATTAAAAAGAATGATGCTCAAGGAGACACGATGCCTGTCTTAGTTGATTTTGCTCACGGTAAACCAATGTTTGTTATTCATACTGACCATCACGACAAACAAGTCGGAGTGGAAAAAGATACTTCAAAACATTTTGGTAGTGCTCGTTCAAATGTTGAGACCATTTCACAAATAGTTTCTCCAAAGGATTTGTTTCCAAATCCTGATATCCTTTTAATTAGTACTGTTGACTCAGCAGATTTTGCCAAGTATGATTTAACACCTGACGATGTTGTTAATTATCTATATAGAATAGATAAGGAGGTACCTCTACAAAAGAATAAGATGTTGTTAGGGTTAGTGATTAATAAATTGTTATTGGCGTTTAAGAACAAACCAGGATTTTTAGAAAGTTTAGTGATGAATTCAGAACCTTCTCTATTATCCATCTTAAATAATATTAAGAAATGGATGAGAGAAACTAAATCACCAGGTCCTGAAGAACTTCAGAAAAATGCTGAAGATTATAGGGAGACAATGAAAACTTATCCAAAACAAAAAGTAAGTGATGGAATAATTTATCAATATGGTGGTGGAAGAATGATTAAGCCAGGATCTTATGATAGGTATACTGCATTCCGTAATAATCCTGATGCAGATTTTTTAATTATGGCTTGGCCTATGGGATTACTTCAGGCATCTTGTAATCCATTTAAAAAAGATCGTGAATTAAAAGGAGTTAATCTTGGAGAAATTGCCCAAGAAGTTTTAGGTAGATGGGAATCACAACTTAAAACAAGAAGCATACCTTTATCAACAATAAAATGGATTAGCGAGACTGGTGTTAACCCTGAAAGTGTCGGATTTACTTTCAAAGACTTTGACGCATTGTATGGTGGTAAGTTTATGTTTATGGATGGTGGCGAAAAGGCGTTGAAGAAAATTGAAGAGATTATGGATAAGCCATTCACAGATTTAACCGAAGATGAAAAAAATCTTTTAGATAAGATTGGGATTAATGCTTGGGAATTAATTCAGGCAGGTTCAGGGGGACATAAATGTATTACCAACATTTCGGGACTAAATTATTTAGGTAGAGCTAAACGACCACCACAAGGTTCATATCGTTATGACCCGGAAAGAGAAGACGCGGCTTATATCAAATTCCTTAAAACATTGGCGTCTGAATTTGAGAAAAAACTAAAAGAAAAGATTAACGAATCAAAAGAAAAAGTAGAATAAAAAATAGATTTGTGGTGGACATAAATGAATGATTTACTATATTTATAGTAAATCATTTTTTATGCTAAAAACAATAGAATTAACTTTTAATATTGCAGGAAATGTTGGGAATTATTATAAAGAAAATAATATAGATATTAAATATAATAGTATTAATACTATACCAATTGAGAAAGTAAATCCTGATAGTCATTTAATGGTTGACGCCATTTGTGATGTTTGTGGTAAAGAGACTAAAGTACAATATAGAAGATATAATAAATCTATTAAAAATGGGGGATATTACTCTTGTTCGTCTAAATGTGGAAAGAATAAGACAATAGAGACTAATATTGTTAAGTACGGGTCAAATTCATACTTTGAAAGTAATGAGTTTAAAGATAAATCAAAGAAAACATTTTTAACTAAATGGGGGGTAGATCATTTTAGACGAAGCGATCAATGGAAAGTTGAAAATAGTATTGCGGAAATTGAAAAACGAAAAAAAACAATATTTGATACATTTATCGGTGAAAATCCAAAAATTATTGGGCAAGATGGTGATAATTTTATAATTAGTTGTGAGATTCATGGGCAGTCAACAATACCTAAATCTATATTTGCAAATAGAAAAATAATTGGAACCGAATTTTGTACCATTTGTAAACCGATTGAATCTAATATTTCAGGAAAAGAAGTATTGTTGAAAAAGTTGATTTCTGAAATATATGATGGAAAAATTATTATTGGATATAAAATTGAACGAAAAGAAATTGATATCTTTTTACCTGACATTAATATTGGGTTTGAATTTAATGGGTTAAGATGGCACTCTGAATTATTTAAAGAAAAAGAATACCATATTAATAAGACTAATTTATGTAAATTGCATGGAATACGACTAATTCATATATTTGAAGATGATTTTGATTTTAAATTAGATATCGTTAAATCAATAATATCTAATGTTATTGGGAAAAGCGAAATAATTCCAGCAAGGAAAACAACAATTAAAAGAATAAATGAAAAGGATATTGTTAAAATATTTTTAAATGAAAATCATCTTCAAGGATTTGTTAACACGAATATTAATTATGGGTTATATTATGACGGTGAATTAGTTAGTTTAATGACCTTCTCAAAATTAAGAAAAATTTTTAAAAATAAAATATTGGATAATAGTTATGAACTAGTGAGATTTTGTAATAAAATTGGTATCGGGGTTATAGGTGGGGCTTCAAAATTATTTAAGAATTTTTTAATTGAATATAATCCTAAAGATGTGATATCTTATTGTGATATTTCTTGGGCGACTGGAGATTTGTATAAGAGATTAGGATTTGATTCTTTATGTATAACTCCACCAAATTATTATTATGTTATTAATAGAAACCGAGAAAATAGAATAAAATATCAAAAACATAAATTGGTTAAACTCGGGTATGATGAAAATATGACCGAATCTAAAATTATGAATAGTAGGGGGTATTTTAGAATCTATAATTGTGGAAATGAGAAATACATTTATAAAAATACGAATTAATCAACTACATAACGGACAGAGTCACCTGTTTTAATCTCAAGGTTTTCACAGGTACCACCTTCGACTTCAAGAACAATATTACCATAACCACAATAAGTTTTACAATCTTTGGTGTCACAAGGGGGACAATTATGATGTATTTTTGTGATTATGTGATCTTTAATGATAATTATATCAAGAGAGGTTATACAATTTTTCATATAAAAACATTGTTTATCTCCGCCCATTAAAAATAATAGTCCGTCAAAAGAATTATCAAAAGTCTTTCCCATCATACCGATTGATTGGGACTTTTTATCGGTAAGTGTTTTGACATTAAAAATATTTTTATTAATTTTAACTCTCATAACAATAAATACAATGGAAATTAAAAGGAGCTCAGGTGTTCTTGTAAAGTGTGAAGATAAAGTTCTTCTTTGTAAAAGAAATAAGGAAAAAACTTTTCCAGGAATGTGGTCTATACCTGGAGGAGGAATGGAAGAGGGAGAATCATCTAAAGAATGCGCTAAGAGAGAGTTCTTTGAGGAGACCTCAGTTGATATTGATGATGATGATTTGGAGTTTATTGGTATAATTCCTTGTTATCGCAAAGAATGGAAGGAAATTAAAGGATATATGTATGTTTATCTTTTAGTAGTTGATGAAGAAATTATACCAGATCTTGAAATGGCTATGGATGGTTTTGAACACACCGCTTGTGATTATTTTAAGTTATCTGAAATTGATCCATTGACGACAGGAGACAACCTTTATAATTTAATTAAAACTACAATTTAAATAAAATAGAGTAATAATTTGTTTATTTAAAATATGTTTTATATCTTTGTAGTCTAAAATAAACGATATGAACTTACCACAACACAACATCAAGATTCAACACGAGACATTCGGTATTCTTTTGAATGAAACTTTCGTAGATCCAATTCAGTTTAAATTATTCTTAAAAATGGTTCAAGGATGTTTGGAACTTAAGAATGATCTTACATTCTTTAATGGTGTTGATTTTTTGGTTCATATCCCTTTTAAGCATCTAACGAACTCAATTATTGTTACTAATGTAGACACATATACATTAGCGGATCATTTGATTAACAAATCAAAGGTTGAGGCGTTAGAAACAAGATAATTTCAAGTTTCCAAGTTCGTTAAATTTGGTGGTGGAAGGCTGTCGACCGACTAGCCCCAAGAGAGAGACTTCGGTCTCTTTCTTTTTTATTCAATATATTCTTCAATATTTATGGAGTTAAAATTTCCGGTAATTCTCATTGATTTATCAAACTCTAAAGTTGGTTCATCATCAAAAAAATTGCAATACATTTCACCACTTTTAACCTCTGGTATAAAAATATGATGGTCTTCAAATGACTTTAATATGATATATTGGGATGACATAGATTCGAATCGTTGAAATGACATAACAGGATTTAATGTGTCTTCTTCTAATTCACATTTATTTTTTAGATTAGTGTTCCAAGTGGCAATAAAATAACTTGTGTATTCGTGTTCGTTAGTTTCGATTTCACCAGTGCCCTCACATCTTTCACATTCTACCCATCCTTCATCGCATTTTTTATTAGTACAGTCGTATTCTCCTTCTCCTCCACATCTAGGGCAAGTTTCTTCTCCTGTCCCACGACAGTTATTACACTTTTCATCGTCATCGTGAGGATCGGTTCCGTCGCCGCCACAATATTCGCATTCAACAACACCATTACCATGACAATATTCACAATCATTTGTTCCACTTCTTCCACAATGGGAACAATCATGTGAGCCTTGTCCGTCACATCTTTGACATTCAGTTGTATAAAAGTCTTCATTTCGTGTGAATAGATTCGCAAATGATATTTGATTTAATAATTTATCTGCGAGAATAAAATCGTTTTGTGTTTTAAGTGAATAAATATAAAATACTAATTTTACAATATTTTCTGCGCCTAAAAGGGAAAAATATACTTTTTGGGATTCTAATAATGGGATTATATCATAATAGATCTCTTGAACAGTATTTGACTTAGGGATCGTATCTTCAATTTTGGACGCTATTTTTTTAATTCTTTCGTTCATAATTTTAAAAATTGGTATTCAGGATGAATGTCGTCTTGTGATTTTATACCTAAGAATGAGAGTTTATAGGTATCTAGTATCATGTCTTTTAGATCTTCTTGGGCATCATACATTTCAAAATAGTATTTGAAATCATCATCGTCGTAAGAGCCATTCTTAATAGAATAGTTTCTGACTAAAAACTTCATTGTAATATCTTTCTCTCCTTTGTATTCTCCCATATTGGCATTTAATAATAATAAATAAAAATCTAAATGTATTTGTCTACTCTCCCATGCAAAACTTTTTATTATTTTGAAGTGATGGACATCCGATCCACTTAATTTGTTTAATATACTTGTTACGTCAGTCATTCTAATAAATAGATTTATTTTTTATTTTATTCCAGTTATACTTTAGTTATTATGGCGCAAGATAATCAAATTTTAAACATTTCCGAAAAATATAAATATATTTGGTGGGGGCCAGAAAGAACTGGAAGTAGAACCGTTGCAGAAGTGTTAAGTTATTTCGATTTCAAGCGAGGGGGAATGCCCATATATCAAGCCGGACAACATGATTACAGACATACATGTTATATGCCTGATAGTGTTAAAGATTATGGATTAATATGTAGTGCTCGTAATCCATATGCCAGGACATTATCTATCTTTACTACATTATTTCCCTCATATACTGACAAGAGCGTAGATGGGTTTAAGAAGTTCATAAAATATGATCTTAATGGACATGAATTACTTCGAATGATTACTAGCCCAACTTTTACAAAAATACCTGATTATATAATCAGACTTGAACACTTAAAAGAAGATTTTATGAAATTACCATTTTTAAGAGATGTTTTATCGGAGAGACATATAGATATGATGATTCAACATGGTAAGGAAATGGTGAAATGGGAAGACTATTATGATGATGAAACAAAAGAAATTGTCTATGGATTTACAAAACATCATTTTAATATGTTTAAATATGAAAAATAATTTGGTAGATTAAAATAAGTTATATATCTTTGTTGAACAAACAAAAACAAAAAGACATATGACAACTACAGCGACCCCATCGATTATCAAAGTTAGTAATGATTCAGTATTAGCCGGAGATGTATTTCACGGAAGTTTCAAGACCTCAGTTAAAGGTAAAGATTTAACAATTATTGTTTCGAATCACCTTAAAGATGTTGAGGCGAAATATGACTTCCGTGTGGCTACAAAATGTAAGGCGGGATTTATTACAATCTCCGATTGTGAGAATAGTTCGGTTAATATTATCAAAGGATTTAAGAAAAACGCATTGGTTAATATCCAAGTTAAAAAGACTTACGATAGTGGAAAGTGTTTATGGTTTGATGTATTTACCACAAAGAATAATAAATGGTACTCAATCGATAAGACTTTCCTTGATGTTCTTACGGTGGGTGATATGAGAACATCATTTCCTGACATGTGTGATATGAAATTGTGGGAAATGGTTGGGGCTAAGACTTGGGCTGACAAAGCTTTCACTAACAACTAATAATTAATCCCCGAAAGGGGATTTTTTATTAGTGGATATTTGTTAATTGATAAAAGTTGTTTATCTTTGTAGAAACAAAAACACTAAAAGATATGACAACTACCACCACAATTCAAAGAGTTAGCAATTACCAAGGTAATAACTCATTTATTCTTAAAATGAAAGACGCAGTTTCAAAGTGGGGAAGGCTGACTCCAAAGCAATTAGAGTCAGTTGAGAAATGTTTGAACTCCGAAGTTAAGTCGGTTGATATGGAGAATCTTCCTGAGGACATCAAGAGGATTGTGAATTATGACGGGGTGAATACTTTTGTTAATGAGATTGCTTCTAAGTTTAAAAAGTATGGTACTTTGACTGAGAAACAGATCTCCGCAGCGGTTAAGTCAATTATTAAGGAGGAAGACAAAGAAAAAACTATTCGAGTTAATTGGCCTACTCCTGGCGAAACAATTATCGTTGGTCGTAATGTGGGTCAACAGTTGAAAGAGACATATGGTTTAGAGTTTAATCCAACCTTATTGGATGTTACAAGATTGTTGGCGGTTAGTCCAAAGGCTGTTAAGTTTGCTGGTAAGATGACTATTAACAGAGCAAAAGTTTGTTTGTGTTGTTCTAAGACTCTTACAGATGAGTTTTCAATGTTGACCAATGTTGGTCCTATCTGTTCTAAGTATATGAAGGTTCCATACATCACAGATCGTTCTCAGGTAAATGAATTTCGTGAGAGATATTTGAAACGAGTTGAGGAGATCGGTGAGATGGAATTTTGGGTCCCAAGAAAACAGATCAAAAAATGGGAGGGCAGTACAGAATCAATCTTAAGAGTACTGAGATAATAAAGAGTGTGGATCGGATGGCGGAATTGGTAGACGCTATACGTAGATAACAACCGATATTTTAGAGGGCGTGTTATTATACAGGTTCGAACCCTGTTCCGATCACTTTAAAATAGTATTAATAGTTAGGTGGCGGAATTGGTTAGACGCTGACCACAATAAGATAGGTTTACAATATGGTCTTAAAGTTACTTATCATACAGGTTCGAATCCTGTCCTGACTACAAATATTTAGTTAAGTATAGTTTTAGAACAATTTGTTCATATGTTTAAAAAAAAATAAAGGGGAGAAAATGACATCACAGTTAAAAGAAATGATTGAAACAGGGAGGATCTCTGTTGTTCAAGTTGCGGAATCAATAAAGAGGGATAAGAAACCCTCTAAAGATAGTAAAATCTCTGATTCAGAGAAGAAAAAGTTTTGGACTATCTTTAAGAAAAAAACCAATAAAAAAATTGATTCATCATTATTTCCTGAGTCACAACGGGAAAAAATGATTAATGATGTCATGGATAATTTTGATTTTGAAAGATGTCATTTGGCTATGAAGGCATTAGATTGGTATTGGATTGGTGTTGGAGTTCCAACGGTTGAAATGCTACAGGACTCTGCGTTAGATAGAATCTTTTCGGCGATCAAAGGACTATCGTCAAGTAATGGTAAACTCCCTAAGAACTCACAATACTTTTCACAAAGTGGTGGATTAAAGGCAACTGCTTGGAGAAATAAACGAGGTGTGGTTGAGAGTATTCGGTTGGAATTTATTTTATCTGAATCCAACTCTGATTTAGTTTGATATTATTATATTGATGAAGACTAAAAAACCAAGTGCTATCGTTTACGGATGGGATAGAGAAGGTGAAGAGATTTTAGTGTCTGATGTTTATTTTGAAGAGTCATTATTTGATGATGTTATTGTTTATTCTTTACCATACCGAGATACGGTTGTTGAGGATTATTCTAAGTATCAACCAGATTTGATAATTTCAATAAACAAAGATATTAATATTCCTCACTACCAACTTGGGAGATTACATATTCATCTTGATAACCTTGATGGTGATAATGTCTTGGCGAATATTATTGTTTGTCAATCTGTCTTTAGAAATTGTGAAGTAATTAGGTCCAGGTTCTCTATTTTCACTCCAGTTTATAAAACAGGTGAACGTATTCGCCGAACTTATGATGGTCTTAAAAATCAGATATGGACCAACTGGGAGTGGGTTATTGTTGATGATTCTCCTGATGAAGAAACTTGGGAAATCTTAAAAGAAATCTCAGATAAAGATTATCGGGTTAAATTAAATCGAGTCTATCCATTAACGGGCGGCAATGTTGGATTAGCGAAACATAGGGCGGCAATGTTATGTGATGGTGATTGGTTAGTGGAATTGGATCATGATGATTATCTAACTTCTGAATGTCTTTCAACATGTAATGATGCGATTGAGAAGTTTCCTGATGGGAAGTTCTTATATACAAATTGTTCAGAAATATATGATGATGGGGAACCAAAATATTATGACCATGACTGGTCTGGTAATTGGTATGGTAGACATGATAACTATTTTGATTTTGGTTATGCCGGACATGAGTGGGTTAATGTTGATGGGGAAAATATATTGGGACATTTTTATCCTGATGTTAACCCATTAACAATCCGATTTAATATCAGTATGCCTAATCATGCTAGAATGTGGGAAAGGAATTTCTACCATGAAATTGGTGGACATAACAAAAAAACTCCTGTTGCTGATGATCTGGAAATTATTGTTCGAAGTTTTTTAAAAACACGGATGATTCATGTGAAAAAAGTGTTATATTTTCAATATAACAATAGGAATAGTACTGTTGATAATAACGCGAATGATATAAACCGAAGAGCCAGATTAATTAGGGATTATTATGATGTCGCAATTCACAATCGAATTACTGAACTTGGATTTCATGACTGGAATTGGATTGAAGAAGAAGGACATTCACAAAAGTTTCAAAACAAAGCTCCCATCAGAAAGTATTTTGATGAAGAAGAAGTAATGAATTACATTTATGAGTAAAAAAACAAAAATTTGTTTGAATGCGATGGTTGGTAATGAAGCGCCGACCATCATGAGAATGCTGGAGTCTGTGGCTTCATATATTGACTATTGGGTGATCCAATGTAATGGTAAGGAAGACAATACCAAAGAAATAATTGAGAACTTTTTCCAAGAAAAAGGAATTCCTGGTTTTACATATGTAATTGATTGGAATTTTCCAGGTTGGAATAGAGATCATACATTACAAACTTGTTTGAGTGCAGATCATGGATGTGATTGGATATTGAGAATGGATGCCGATGAAACTTTGGCAGTTGATAATGATTTTGATTGGAGTATCTTGGATGATATTTCAGTTGACAGTTATAATATCACCGCTCAGGCTGGTCAAACTAAATATTTTAGAACATGGTTTTGGAATGCAAAAAGACCGTGGTTCTTTCAACACGATAAACGACATGAAACAATTCATTTACCAGAAATTGGTGAGGATTTCCAAAGATTCGACATGCCATACGGGTTTAGACATATGGTCTCACAGGATGGTCAGACATGGTATGTTCCAAGAAAATTCTTGAGAGATGCATTAGAGTTGGAGATTGATAAAGTTGTTGGAAATAAAGTGTTAGAGGATCATTATCATCTTTGGTATTTGGCGAAAAGTTATTCTGATTCATATGGTAATCCTGATGAGTTACCATTTGGTAAAGATCATTCTGACGAATATGCAAGAAGATCTATTTGGTATTATGAGATGTTTCTAAAGAAATCTCATAAGTGGGATGGTAGTGGTGTTCCAGAACGACAAGATGAAATGGCATACTATGCTTTGATTATGATGGGTATTGCTCATGGATTTATAGGTAATTTAGATAAGTCTTATAAATGTTTCAGAGACGCCGAGTTATTCTGTTCAGGACGAAACGAACATTTACTTTATCTTGCTTTGGAATTAGAAAAACAAAAAAAATATATTGATATTCTTCCAATTATTGAGGAGATGTGTAATCCTGAAAAAGTTAATCCATTTCCAAATAGAACATTCTTAATCGAAGATAGAGCTTATATGAATACAAGTAATTTCTTGAATGAATATAAAGAAAAAATTGAAAATGGGTGTAAAGAAAAAACTGAGATAACATCAAAACCATTTATTTTTAAGAGCGTTAAGTTTGACTTTAAATGATTTTAATGAATAAAAATATATATGATTATCTTATCGTTGGCGCTGGAGTTTTTGGTTCGGTTTGTGCCTATGAACTTACCAAAAAAGGGAAAAAATGTTTAGTAATTGATAAACGAAAAGTTATAGGGGGAAATTGTTATACTGAAAATATAAATGGTATTCATGTTCACAAATATGGTGCACATATATTTCATACAAACGATAAACATTTATGGGATTATGTTAATCAATTTGCAACATTTAAACCTTTTATTAATAGTCCGATTGCGAACTACAAGGGAGAGATTTATGCTCTCCCTTTTAATATGTGGACATTTAATAAATTATGGGGTGTTACTACACCTGAGGACGCAAAACAAAAAATAGATAGTCAAAAATACAATGGAGAGGTGACTAATCTTGAAGAGCAAGCCTTATCAATGGTTGGAAAAGATGTGTATGAGAAACTAATCAAAGGGTATACTGAAAAACAATGGAATAAATCTGCAACAGAACTCCCGCCATCTATTATTAAAAGATTGCCAGTTCGATTCACTTGGGACAATAATTATTTCAATGACAAGTATCAGGGAATACCTATTGACGGATATACACAGATATTTGAAAAGATGCTTGAGAATGTTGATGTAACACTTGGTATTGATTATTTTGAGGATAAAGAATATTTGGATTCTCTTGCTGATAAAGTAATCTATACTGGACCAATAGATAAGTTTTTTGATTATAAGTTTGGAAGACTTGAATATAAAAGTTTAAGATGGGAAACACAAGTTTTAGAAACAGATAATTTCCAAGGTAATCCTGTTGTTAATTATACTGATTCTGAAGTACCATATACCCGAATATTAGAACATAAATGGTTTGACCATCAGAACCAAAAGGGAACTGTTATTAGTTATGAATACCCAATGGAATATACTAAAGAAACTGAACCGTATTATCCTATAAGGGATGAAAATAATATTGAAATATATGAAAAATATTATTCAGAGGCAAAGAATCTTGATAAGTATATTTTTGGAGGAAGATTAGGAACTTATGTTTATTACGATATGCATCAAGTTATTGATCAAGCACTCAATACGATAAAAGATATTAATTGATATATTTATATCTAATGAAAGTTAGTATAAAGAAAAACGGAGACTGTCTTAAGAATGAGGATATGCCAGTTATTAAAGAATTTGTTAAATTCTTAAAAACACAATTATCTTTAACGGATGATGTCCATATTACCCTTGTGGACAAAAGAATATCTCCAATGACTACTGGAGTAAGACTTGGTAAACATCGTATTAATGTGTTAGCCAAAGATAGAATGTTAATCGATATACTTCGTACTATTGCACATGAATGGGTTCATGAGTATCAACATCAGAAAATGGGATTAAAGGACACTGATAAGATACAGGATATTGGAGGACCCGAAGAGAATATGTGTAATATATTATCAGGAATCTTCATTAAAAAGTTTCAAAAGAATAATCCTGAGTTTGAACACCAAATCTATCACGAATAATTTATCATAGGTATTGATTGTCACAATAATGTAATTGTTTTGTAATCGCTTTACATGGATACAAACATCTTTATTGTTAAATAAACAATTAAAATTATCTTATGAAAAAACTACAATTATTATTTCTTGCATTGTTTTTTGGTATTGTGTTTAATTTAAGTGCACAAGAACAAACAACAAGTGAAAAGTTAACCGAACTAAATGACAGGGTTAATGGACTATCTGAAAGGATTGCAACTAACGAATCTGACTTATCTAAATTAACTAAGATTAAGGTTTCAGGTTACATTCAATCTCAGTATCAAAACTTTGAAACTCCCTCCTTACTTTCTAAATCTCAAAACTATTTTTCACTTAGAAGAGTTAGAGTAAAATTTACTTATGAAGCGCTTGATGGTGTAAAATTTGTTTTACAACCTGATTTTGCTCCGGGTGGTCTTTCCTTAAAAGACGCTTATGTGGTAGTAAATGACCATTGGACTAAATCGTTTAGTTTATGGGGTGGAAAGTTCAACAGACCAAATTATGAAGTTGAATATTCGTCAAGTCAGAGAGAATTACCTGAGCGTTCATTAGTTATTAGAACATTATATCCTGGTGAGCGTGCGATAGGTACAAAATTAGAATTTAATCCTACAACTATACCACTTCATGTTCAGTTTGCCGTTCTAAATGGTAGTGATGGTTTAACTATTGCAAACAATGCTGGTGTTAATCTTAATGCTACTGACAATATTGACTATGATAATTTCAAAGATATTATGGCTCGTATAACATACAACCTTAGTCTTGGAAGTTTTGGTGGATTAGATTTCGGTGGACATGGATATTTTGGATCGTTAAAATCAAATTCTACTAGAACATTAAATGGTGACTATTCAACACTAACTAATACTAAAATTGGAAATTCAATTGGTAGAAATTGGTTAGGTGGAGAATTTCAATTATTTGCTGATGTGTTAGGTGGTTTATCGGTTAAAGGAGAATATATCGCTGGTAAAAATGCGACTATCGGATATGCTGCGGTTCCTGCCGCAGGTAGTGTTGCAGCAATCCCTGAGGTATCAAATTTCCAAAATAACTTCAATGGTGGATATCTTTATTTCATTAAAAACTTAGGTAAGAGAAATCAGATTGCATTTAGATATGATTACTATGACCCTAATACAAATATATCAGGAAAAGATGTTACAATAATAGGATTTACAAGTACTGATGCAACCTTGAAATCAAAGTTAAGTGGTAAGGGAGATCTTGCAACAACTACATATGGATTTGCGTTACATCATTATTATGATGATAATATTAGAATCACAATTGGGTATGATATTGTTCAAAATGAAAAAGTTGGAACTGTTGGGAAAGTTGTTGATAACTATACCACATCTACAGGAGCACCAATTAAAGCTGATTGGAGTAATATTATTAACCAGAATGTATTAACAATAAGAATTCAAGCTAAATTTTAAGATAATATGAAAAAATTAAATATTTTAATTACAGCGGTTGTACTATTCATTAGTTCAATAGCGTTTATCGCGGCACCAGAAAGAATTACTATTAAAGGTTCTGATACTATGGTTATCTTGGCACAACGATGGGCTGAGGTTTATATGAAATCTAATAGTAACGTGGCTCTTCAAGTTACTGGAGGTGGATCAGGGATTGGTATATCGGCATTGATTAATGGATCTACTGATATTGCTAATGCTAGTCGTAAAATGAAACCAACTGAGAAGGATAAACTTAAATCAAGATACAATACTTTAGGTGTTGAAGTTGCTTGTGCTAAAGATGGCATTACGATTTATCTAAATCCTGCAAATAAAGTTAAAGAATTATCAATCGAACAATTAAGTAAGATTTATAAAGGTGAGATAACCAATTGGAAAGAAGTTGGTGGAAACAATCAACCTATTAAACTTTATGGTAGAGAAAATAGTTCAGGTACATATGTGTTCTTTCAAGAAAATGTTGTAAAGGGAGACTACTCACCAAGTTGTCAGACACTACCAGGTACGTCTGCCGTTGTAAATGCGGTCACAAAAGATGAAAATGGTATTGGATATGGTGGAGCAGCTTACGCTGAAGGAATCGCTATATGTGGGGTAAAGAAAGACAATAATAGTAAATCATTTAAACCGACATCTGAAACTATTAAGACTGGCGATTACCCTATTACAAGATATTTATTTATGTATCTTCGTAATAGACCTACAGGTGAAACTAAAAAATACATTGATTGGATTTTAGGTACTGAAGGACAAAAGTTAGTTGTTGATTTAGGGTATTTTCCTGTAAAATAATACAACATCTATAAATAAAAAAAGGAGGTAATATATTACTTCCTTTTTTTATGCTAACAATTACCGGTTAAAGTGTTAATAGAAACTACGACACCCATTTCACTGAATATCTTTTGAATGGTGTCATCCATAAACCTATGATAGTCTTTCCTTGAGAAAGTTCCGTCTAATAACATTTTACGGTTTAAGTAACATAGAACAATGGTATCATTTCCTGTTTCGTAAGTGTATTGTTGTACATCTACATCACAGATTGCTGGGAAATTAAACGCAGCTAGTTCAATAACAATTGATTTGATTGAGGAGAGGTTTTCATTACTTTCACAAGTAATTCTTCGTGTTTTTTTGAGTTGTTTTTCGGGCATGACAAGATGATTTTATAAGGATTAATGTAGTACAATATTAATCAAAATAACTAAATTAAACAACATATAATGTTAAAAGAATATGAACAAAGAAAATAGAATAGATGGAATTTATATTCCGATAAAGGTTGGTGATATTATTTATAGTGGAAGATTTAAAAATAAAAAAACAACTGTAAAAACTATTGGTAGTGATGAATATGGAATGCCTACTATTAATGGAAAAAGAGTATTAACCTTTCGAATTATAAAGAAAGATTAATACTCTTTTTGATTATGGTTGTAACTTTTTTATTATTTCAGTTATTCCATCACTTCCAAATTTATACCTTTTATAGAGGGCATGTTTGTCTTCCTTGTACCAAACTTCAAATCCTGTGTCATCCATAACAACACTAAGAATTTCGCCTGTGTTTGATGAGAAAGTTATCGGAGATTCAGACTCTCCGATAACAAAGTTTCCGTATTTGTCTACATCTATTTTCATTACAGATCTACTTCCAGTTAAAATTGTTTCCCATATGTCCCCACATTGCAGTTTCAGAGTATATTGGGTTTTTTAGGTCCAAATGTTTGATGATACCCTGTGGTGATAAATCGTATTTGTTTAATCCTAGTGGTAGTGTTGCGATGTTAAACTCAATACCATCAATTATTGATGTGGATTGTAAAGGTTGGTCATATCCGATTGCGTATGATAATTGGACAAATACTTCTTTTGCTGATGGATATGCTTTTAATAGATCTACAGCTACTTTACGAGCCATATATGCTGCACTTCTATCTACTTTTGTTGCGTCCTTACCACTAAATGCTCCTCCGCCAATCGGGATCCTTGGTCCATAGTTATCCACGGCAAGTTTTCTACCAGTAACACCAGCATCGGCGTCAAATCCGCCCATATTCCAATCACCAGCAGGATTACAATGTAGTGCCTCGATTCTATAACCTTCAGTTGAACAGAAATCTTTACATAAAGTTTCTAATTCTTCTTTTGGTGCGTTTTGGAAAGAACACACTACTCTAACACTACGATTTTCTTGGTCTAATGTGATTTGTGTTTTACCATCGTAAGGGTATTGTTCGTATACCACTTTATTCAACTTTCTTGCCAGATAATATTCTTGTGGTACTAACTCTTCATTCTCATTACATGCATAACCAATCATAATTCCTTGGTCACCAGCACCACCAACATCAACACCTTGAGCGATCTCAGGTGATTGTTTTACTAAGTTAATGATAACATCATCAACATTGGCGATTTCTTTAACGATCTCTCTAATTTTTTCATCTGAAATTTTGTATTCAGATGTTACTTCACCTGTGATGAATACTTTGGAGTGACCTCCACAGGTTTCAACGGCACATCTTGATTGTGGGTCGTTTTTTAAATGGTCATCCAAGATTGCGTCTGAGATTCTATCACAAAGCTTATCAGGATGTTTCGGGGATACAAATTCTGCTGTTCTAATCATATCAATTTTATTTTATTTTATGTTCTATTTTTAAGTATAATAAAAAAGGATGTCAAACTCAAGTTGACATCCTCTTAATATTTGTGTTAATTGTTATTAATATCGATATTCGTCTTTTTTGTAAGGACCATTAACATCGACTCCAAGATATTCTGACTGATCTGGTGTTAAGGTTGTTAACTTGATTCCTAATTGACCAATATGTAATCTTGCCACTTCTTCATCCAAATGTTTTGGTAATGTGTGAACACCTACAGGGTAATCATTTGTCGCCAATTCAATTTGAGCTAAGACTTGGTTGGTGAATGAGGTACTCATTACAAAAGATGGGTGACCTGTTGCACACCCTAAGTTAACTAATCTACCTTCAGCCAATAGATAGATTGAGTGTCCATCTTCGAAAGTATATTTATCAACCTGTGGTTTGATATTTGTTCTGATAACAGTTTTATCAGAATGTAATTTTTCTACTTGGATCTCATTATCGAAATGTCCGATATTACAAACAATTGCCTCATCCTTCATTTGTGACATGTGTTCCAATGTAATAACATCTTTATTACCTGTTGTGGTTACATAGATATTACCAACAGATAATGAATCTTCAATTGTCTGTACTTGGAACCCTTCCATTGATGCTTGTAATGCGCAGATGGGGTCAATCTCAGTTATGATAACTCGTGCTCCATAACTCTTCATAGACTTCGCACATCCTTTGCCAACATCACCATATCCTGCAATTACAACAACTTTACCAGCGATCATAACATCTGTTGCTCGTTTGATTCCATCAGCAAGTGATTCACGACAACCATATAAGTTATCGAATTTGGATTTGGTTACAGAGTCATTAACATTAAATGCTGGGAACAATAGTTTATCGTTTTCATACATTTGATATAATCTATGTACACCTGTTGTTGTTTCTTCAGATACTCCAATAATTCCTTCAACCGCATTTTCCCATCGTTCATTGTTAGATGATAGAATTTCTTTTAGAATATGGTTAAACTCATATTCGTCTTCACCATTGGTTGGAAGATCTAAGATGTTTGGATCTTTTTCAGCATCATACCCACGATGGATCATTAATGTTGCGTCGCCACCATCATCAACAATTAAGTTTGGCCCTTCACCATTAGGAAATTCCAATGCTTTAGCGGTACACCACCAATATTCTTCTAATGTTTCACCTTTCCATGCAAAAACAGGAATACCTGCTTCAGCAATGGCTGCGGCAGCATGATCTTGTGTTGAGAAAATATTACAACTACACCATCTAACATCTGCTCCAAGTTCTTTTAATGTTTCAATTAACACTGCAGTTTGGATTGTCATATGTAATGACCCAGTAATTTTGTGTCCTGATAAAGGTTTAGTTTTACCATATTTCTCACGAAGAGACATAAGTCCTGGCATTTCTTTTTCTGCAATCTTAATTTCTTTTCTTCCGTATTCTGCAAGATTAATATCTGCTACGGCATAGTCTGTAAATTCCATATTCATTTTATTATTTAATTTATTGTGTTGTTTATAATATATAATCGAACTTATGATTTTATTAAATAATTTAAAGAATAATTTAATAAAATAGTTGTATTTATAGATAAACTATATCTATGAAAACATTAATAATTATTGTGCTTATTATTGCAATTGTTGCTTTAATTAGCTTTGCTGTTTATGCGGTTCGAGATCATAAAGATGAGATATCCGATATTATTAAAGATGAAGAACGGATAGTTAAAATCGCAATTAAGGAAAAGATAAAGAATATATTTAAAAAAATCTTTAATAAGTAAAAGAATCCCCACTTGGGGATTTTTTTATTTTATTGATATTGTTCGTAACTCTTTTCTTCAGTTAAGTTAGACCCTGTCAATTCATTTATTTGTCGTTTGACTTCAGATCGTTTATCGTTAATGAAATAAACTGATCTTGCGGTTTGAATGAAATCGTCACCAAAATCTTTTGATCTTTCTAGATCTCTGATATGGTCTTCAATGTCCCATAGTTGATTGTTTATCTTATACAATTCTTGGTAAAGAGGGTGAGTCTTCTCAATGATTGTGGCTACTGCAGAGTCCAATATTAAAAACTCTTTTTGTAGGTTTGTTAGTTTATCTACATTTGAGATACGACTAATTTTAATTTCTATAATAGATAGTTTATCTACTATTTCTCCGTTTGATACTTCAATATTCATTTTACTATGTTTTAGATTTATGATTTAATATTTCTTCAACCTTATAATCTTCCCAACTGCCAGCATCTATAGTTTTTTCTACCTTATGATTAAGGACATCTTCTATATCAGTTTCAGGAAAATTAAATACAACCACAGGTTTTTCTATTTTATAATCGAGGACATTATCTATGTTACGGTTATCTCTGCCTTGGAAAGATAAAGTTTTTTCTACCTTATGATTGAGGACATCTTCTACTTCCGATTCATCTATAATATTTCTATGTCGAGGTGTATCTACTTTATAATTAAGGATATCTTCTACAAAAGAGGATAGGATAGGTTCAAACTCATTTCGTTCCATTGAAAATATGGTAAAAAAATCAGAGAAAAACCACCATCTCCAATACAAGATTCCTCGTTTTTTATATTCTAAATACCAATACTTATTTTCTCTGTCAATAATCCATATGGAGTCTTCATATGGAATTATCTCAGTATGTTTCAGATCATTATATAGTTTATCAAATATTATTTTCTTTAATCTGGGGTTCATTTTAATTAAGTATATTATCTACTTTAACAGGCCATGGGCAATAATCTGCTTTTGCTGTATTTACCTTATGATTCAGTACATCGTCCAATATTTTGTAGTTCTCAACCAATGATTTCATAGATGTTTCTCCATTATGGTTAAGTACATCTGCCGTCGGGTTTACGAATCCGCAATAACCGATCTTAGTTGCATCTACCTTATGATTAAGGATGTCTTCCTCTTTAGTGTAACCTGTTGTGTTTCGCCAAGTAGATATTGTTACTTTAGGGTTAAGGATGTCTTTCACCACTGGTGTTTGCGAATCGTTTGTAAAAAAGGATTTACTTACCTTATGATTAAGGATGTTTTCCACCTTAAGATGAGTAAGAAAATCTATACCATTAGATGTACTTACCTTATGATTAAGGATGACTTCCACCGATGCGATGGCTGGACCAACACCAGTATCGGATGTGTTTACCTTATAATTAAGGATGTCTTCCACCAATGCAGAGAAAGCATTTGAAAGAAGAACAGATGTGCCTACCTTATGATTAAGGATGTCTTCCACCATAGAAGTTAGAAATGGTTTATACTCATTTTGTTCCAATGAGAATAGTTGGAAAAAATTATTGAAAAACTCCCATCTCCACCATAATGTTCCTGATTTTTCAAATTCAAAATACCAGTACTTTTCTTTTCTATCAATAAACCATATCGCATTATTATATGGGATTATCTCCACATGTTTCAGATCGTTATATAGTTTATCTAATATAATTTTTTTTAATCTCTCGTTCATAGTTTATATTTTATTTACCTTACGATTTAAGATTCTTTCTACCAATCCTTCAGGTGGAACTTCATCAAAGAATGTTGTTTTTACCTTACGATTTAAGATGTCTTCCACCCAGCCTTTGGCTTTACCTATGAAATTATTTGATGTATCTACCTTACGATTTAAGATGTCTTCCACCGGGTCGATCGATTGATATTCCCCATTGAAAGATGTATCTACCTTACGATTTAAGATGTCTTCCACCATATCTCGTATAAGTGGCTCATACTCATCTCGTTCCAATGAAAACAGGTAGAAAAAATTATTGAAAAACTCCCATCTCCACCACAGAGTTCCATTTTTATTCAATTTAAAGTACCAGTATTTTTCATTTGGATCTATTGCCCATATATTGCCATCATCGACAATAATTTCGGAGCCCTTCATATCGTTCAAAAGTTTATCAAATATTATTTTCTTTATCCTGTCGTTCATATCATCTAAATTATCTTGGCAAAGATATTAAAAAAGATTAATACAACAAAATATTTTCAAGGATATTGTGTGATTGAATTAATTTTATTATCTTTGTGGAATAGAAAGTAAGTTATTAAATTAAAAGTTAAATAATATGTGGGTTAAGAAGAAGATTTTGGATCATTGGACTTATATTGAAAGAAAGACCAAAGTATTTGTTAGACGGGATTATCGTAATAACACCGTTGTGATTAATTTTATGGAAGGTGGTCCTTGTACTTTATATACTTATAAAGGTGAATGGATTGCGGGTTAAAAAAGAATTGGAGGAAAAGAAATGAGCGGAGGACACTTTGATTACAAACAAAACGAAATCGGTTATATTGCCGATGAGATAGAAAGCACCATTGAAAGAAATGGTAAGGAAAAGACCCAAGAGGAATTAAGAGATGAAGGATGGTGTAATTCTGAATTTCATAATCAATATCCTGAAGATAAATTTCACTATAAATATCCGGATGATGTTATTGAGAAATTTAAAGAGGCTGTTAATTTATTAAGAAAAGCACAAATCTATGCTCACAGAATTGATAGGTTATTATCAGGAGATGATGGAGAAGAATCATTTATTAAACGATTAAATGATGAATTGGATAAAATTGAGATTCCACTACCAAATGACGCGTTAATAGAGGCGGCACAACGATATAAGGAAAATGTTAGTGCAGGAGCGCTTACATCATCTAGTAATGGTTTAACATTGTCACCATCAACTATTAGTGGAATATGGAGTAGTAGCACTACTACTTGGAAAGGTGGTTATGTCACAAATAACTTTGAATCTTATTATATGGGTGAGAATGGTAATAAACATATAAATAATAAATGAAAACTCAGAAAGAATATCCTGAGACACACTTCAGGAGCAGTGAGGCGGAAAGAATTCACAATGAGGGTTATGAACTGATGCTCATTAATAATACTTTACCTTTTAACAACAGACCAGTTCTCGGAGATGCAAAACACGGATTTGTTAGTATGAGTTGGGATGCTTGGCATAAGAATAGGGATAGTATGAGACTTAAACGACTTACCAATCCTCAACTCCTCAACGGAGAAATTAAGAATGATAGAATCGTTTCATTATATAAAGGATGTAAGGTTCATCTAATGAATAAGGGTGGGACATACATTGTTAAATCATATGATAATGAGGTGGCTGTGATCACTTGTCAGAGATGGGTTAACCAGAAAGAATGGGGACAAAGATACAGAGATACCTTAACAGTTCCAAGAAGTGAAATAAAATGTCATTATGGGGGAACAAAATACGGCAAGTTGTAATATTTTTATTATATTTGTATAATTAATCATTAAATCTTTTAGATATGACCGAATCGGACAGTGCTATTTTAGAAACACTTATTACAAAGTTATTAGAAGGAGTTGAATTAGAATCAAAAACAGAAACCGCGATTGGATATCACGGAAGTTCACAGGGAGAAGAGATTACTTATACGATACATTATAATCCGTATCGTAGGACTTGGGAACCAAAAGAGTTTGCCTTAATGGGGCATGTGTTCTCAAAAATTAAACCAATAATCTTAAAAATTATAAATAAAGATGGGAATGTTTGATACACTTTACATCAATATAGACAAATTGCCTATATCTGATAAGGAAAAAGAAACTATCGGCAATGATACCGAATGGCAGACCAAATCTTTTGATTGCGTCTTAACGGAGATATACATAACCGATCAGAACGAATTAAAGATCAATCGATGGAATTATGAGGATGTTCCATTGGAAGACAGACCAAATCCACTTAAAGAAGGAATACTTGGATTTATGGGAAGCCTGAGAAGAGCCAATGAGAGATTGGAAATAATGTCTTATAATGGATATGTTAACTTTTATGGTAAAGGAGGAGATGATTGGTATGAGTTTAATGCCAAGTTTATTGATGGACTACTTCAAGGGATTGAGGGTGGAAAAATAGTTTAAGGTTGATGAAGCATAGTTTTTGGAGGATATGGGCAAAATCATTAGGGGAGAAAACAGGAGAGACCGATGAGGAAGCAGATAGAGTTGCGATGGTTAGAACAATAATCTTAATGGTATACATTATAACCAATTTAGTTATAATCGCAGGAATAATTAGACACTGGTAATTAACCCTCACCCAAAAGGTGGGGGTTAATTATGAGATAACTTTAACTGGCAACTTATATCCTTTTTTGAACCAAGCGGATATAACAATAAGGATTACATTATCAATGTAACCTTTTCCAAACTTCTTATTCAACTCGGACCTAACTATATCACTACAATACATTGTTGAGGTCTTAATATCAAATAAGAAATACTCGTTATGCCAGGTCTGCTCAACCTTATCATAGTAAAGGTATGGGAACCCAAATTTATCATCTATGAATTTAACTATGTGTTTTTCTATTGTTGTCATATATACAAATATAATATATTTATTAATATGAACTTACAAGAAAACATACACAGGATTAAGGAAATGATGGGGATTAATGAAAAGCATGATCTCCTGAATAAACCTATCAAAGATATTATAGACCAAGTGGGAGGATATGGAACAGGATTCAACACCGATGAAGACGCCATAGAAGAAATAGAATATGTGGTATCAAGTGATTTTCCTGAAGGTCTGAATAACATTCCAACTAAAGTAATCTTATATAGAGTTATATTATTGGAAGATGGTAAATCCATTAACGAGGATCAGGTTGGGGAACATTTCATTTCGGATACAAGACATATAGATAGATCGTTCTTGGAAAAGATAGATATATGGGACAATTGGGATGCGGACAATTCCAAGTTATGGTTACTACAATGTGAAACGGATGGGGATAATATAGATATAGAAAGAACATTAGGTAATAGAGTTCAATATCCTCGTGAGAATGAATTCACCCTGAAGAACGATAAAAAGATTAGGTTGATAAAGAAAAAGATACTTAATAAAGAACAGCTTAGATGAAATACATAATTACTGAGAGACAATATAGAGTGATATCCGAAGAAGTTAATCCTCGCATCAAAGAAATTATCTTCAATAAGTTATTGAATGATATGAAGGGTGTTGAGATTATTGAAGATAATGGTAGCATATGGGCAATAGATCCTGATGAGAAATACTGGTACTTTGAGTTGCAAGAAAACGGAACTTTATGGTGGAGATGGGGATTTTTCAATAATTTTTTCAAGTTATTTTCAATAGAAAGAAATGAGTTTGAACCACTTATGCGTGAACTGGTGGAAGACATCTTGAATCGCAAGGTAGTCACATCACTTCTAGTGCAATTCCTTGGTGACCTAATGGTGGAAGACATCTTGAATCGCAAGGTAGTCACATCCCACAGCGGACAGATTCACGTCCAAAGCCAGGTGGAAGACATCTTGAATCGCAAGGTAGTCACATCTAGTGGGCATGACCAAAGATTAACAATGTCAATAAAAGACATATTAAATCGTAGGAATAAGATAACCAAAGATGAGAACTTTTAAGATATGAAACTACAAGAGAACATAGACAGAATTAAACAAGTGATGGGAGTTATCAATGAAGATAAACCATCAATCCATATTTTACGGAGATTACCTCAAATAGAGAGGGCATTAAATCAGACATTATATTATTTATCTCCTTGTGAATATGATGATGTGGAATATTATACTGAACATGTATTACACCAACTTAGGGAATATTTTGAAGATTATGAAGAAGAAGAAGAGGTTGAACCTTTTGCGGCAACAAATTATGTTGCAGAATATTTATCATCTGAAATAGAAGAATATTACGATGACCGTAAAACAGAATGTGAATAATAAAGAATATTCACTTAGACATAAACTATACAATATCAAATAAATCTATACAATATTTTTTATAATGAAACTACAAGAGAATATAGATAGGATAAAACAAGTGATGGGGATTATTACAGAATCACGACCAGGATTTTGTTTACCGAAAGATTATACTCCAGGAACAAAATATGGAAGGGATGAGTTAGCTAAGATGTTTGTATGTTTTACAAAAGATCCGAAGAAGTTTCCATTATTGGCGGTTAAGGAATGGTTATTTCCACAATTACCTGGTGGAGGATTTACGCCCCAAGATCCAATGAGTATGAGTTATGGTCAACCATATACTTTTACTATGGAAAGAATGGCAAAAGTAGAAGATAAAAATACAAGAAATATCACAGTCGGAATAAAAACCATTGACCCAACTCAATTACCTGATGAAACAAAAAGATGGTTTAGTATAAAACAAAAATCTCCAGGATTTCAAGATAGATTTGACTATCAGATAAATAAGATAAGGGAGAATGACTATGATACTACAGTTATAACACCTCAAGATGAGCCTATGGTTTTTGAGGTTATAAATAGAAAGTTATATATTCAAGAAGGGTGGCATAGGTTAATGGCGATCTTAATGTTATTGGAGAAGGGGGAAATAATTCCTGATCAGGCTAAAGTATATGCTGTAACTGTATTTAGATCTCCCGATTTTAAGTTAAAAATAGTGGATAAACCAGAAGGCCTTTTTGAAAACATAAGAAATTACCAATAATAACCAAGATAGATTTATAACAATGAAACTACAAGAGAATATAGATAGGATAAAACAAGTGATGGGGATTAATGAAACCTTTGACGCAGGGGTGGAACCAACTCTTAGAGACACCTATAACGAAGATGGGGCAAAAGTATATTCATACATCCTTCCGTCAAAGAAAGATGAAAAAGATTACATCATCAACTTAAAGTTCTATAAGGAGTTTAAGGACCCGAAAATCAAAGATACATATAAAGATGTTATGGTAATAGATTTTAATCTTGGGGCAGGGACTTATTACAATACCAACCTTAATGAAGTATTTTATATCTTTGCTTCAATCAATAAACTTATAGAGAAGTATAAGAAGAAGTTCCAATATCTTATGGGTTATTCAAACAAAGATAGATTGTCCTTATATAAGAAAGCATTGTCAAGAGCAAATTATTTGGAACTGGTAGATGAGGGATCACATCATATCATATATAAGAACAAAGATTATTCACGATGGTTCTAAACCATACAAGACCTCACCTAATAAGTGGGGTTTTTTTATTAAAAATAATTACGCAATTTTCCTAGCTAGGAGTTGACTGGTAAAAAATAATTTCATATCATTGTAATATAATTAAACATTAAAAATATTAGAAGATATGAATGAAATAGAAAAAATTATTAGAAAACATCAGGATGAGTTTAACGCAATGGTAATGAGTTTTGTTATGGGGAAAAAAAATAAACAAAATAAGTCCCCGAAGACTATGTATGAGTTATGTGTGATGGGTAAGGTCTATAGGAACGAGAAGTTTGTGGATACCTATAAAGAGTTTTTAAGAAACATTTTAGCCGTTCACTCATATGATACCATTTCTGATGCATTAAATGGATTTGTTAAAAGAGATCCACAAGAATTAGCTCCGTGTAGTCGTGACAAGGGTTGTGTTGTTATGTTAAAGGAAGATATATTCTTATCCACATACAGCTCCACAGAAATGAAGAAAAATCATATTAAGAAAATATGTGATAGTCTTAACCTTCCTTATAGTTTCAGTAAAATGTAATAGTTCTTTACCTCACCATAACGGTGGGGTTTTTTTATTGATTAAAATTGATTAATTTTTATATTATGAAATATGAAAGATTTAATTTTTATCAGTGCTTATTGTCCAACCGAGGAACAAGAAAGGGCTCTTGAAAGGTGTGTTAATCATGTATTAGAATGTGGGAAACACATTGTCTTAGTTTCTCACACACATGTGCCAATCCATATTCAAAAAAAATGCCAATACTACGTTTATGATTATAACAATGAAATTTCAGACGATTATAATTTGTTAGGACATCATCATTTTAAGTTTGGAAATAACAGAATACAATCAAGATTCTTCAACAAATATTTTTATGGTTTCGCCATATATAGAATGTTCGCAATAGCATGTCAAATTGCGATAAATTTTGGATATCAAAATATTCATCACATTGAATATGATGGTCAGTTGTTAGATAAAAATTTAATTGATGAAAATAGTAAACACCTTGAAGAATATGATTCTGTAATATACACAGATAACGGTAAAGAAGATGGGTTTCTTTTTGGTTCTTTCAAATCTTTGAAAGTAAGTTCATTACCTGAGAATTTGAAAAACTATAACAAAGAGTTTATTGATACTGAAATGAGAATAATTGAGCCAAAACAATTAGAGGTTTTTACAAAAAATCTATTCCTAAATTCAGGAAAAGTATTGTTTAAGAATGAACTAACGGATGATAGATTTAAAAGGGGAGATAGAGTTTTTCATCGGAACTTACACTTTACTCTGTATTACAATGCATCAGATAGAACCTTAAACATTTTTTATAACTCTGTTAAAGACTCATCGGAAAAAATTATTGTTATAGTCAATAAAACAACAATGGTTAATATACAAACCAAACCTTATCATTGGCATACAAAACCGTTGGGTATTTTTGACGAGATTAATCATGTAAGAGTGGACAATTCAGAAAAAATTATTTATGATAAAACCTTTGATAGCCAATTTAGAGAGGTATTCAAAATAAAGTCATACATCGTTAGTGAATAAGATAATCAATTTTACTCCAACAGGAACACAAACCACAAGGGACAATTCCTTAGCTCCATTATTACCGAATGAAATAATAGAGGAAGTTCATAGCGCGAATGAGGTGGGGATTTCAATTGTACATCTACATGCAAGAGATGAAGAGACAAATAACACTTACAAGAAAGAAGTGTATCAAAAGATTATAGAAGGGATAAAAAAACATTGTCCTGACTTGTTGATTTGTGTTTCATTAACGGGAAGAAACTTCCCTGAGTTAGAGAAAAGAGCCGAGGTATTACAATTAAAACCTGATATGGGCTCGCTAACCATGTCATCATTAAACTTTCCATCAGGGGCATCAATTAATCAACCTGAGACCATCTTATCTTTAATAAACGAGATGGACAAATATGGTGTACAACCTGAGATAGAATGTTTTGACGCAGGAATGTTAAACTATACAAATTACATTATTTCAAAGAACATATTAAAGCCACCATATCACATCAATGTTATATTAGGAAACATATACAATGGGCAATGTGATTTTGGGACCTTATCATCAATTAAATCTAATCTACCAGCAAATTCATATACTTGTTTGGGTGGTATAGGCTCTCAACAACTAAAGAGTACCACATATGGATTATTAGATTTCGATGGTATTAGAATCGGGATAGAGGATAATCTATATTACAAAGATAAGGAAAAAACAACAAACATAGATCTATTAAAAAGGGCACATAGGATAATGAATGAATTAGATATGACACATTATACATCAAACGAATTGAGACAAAAAGGATATGGAAACAAACTTATTAATATTAGGTAAGGGGGATAATATCATTACAATGGTATTGGATAATTTATATTCAAATGACTTCACGCCCAATATTACAATATACAACAATTTGGATTTACCAATACTAAGTCCATTTGACCATTATGATTTTAATGTGGAAGTTTTGAATGATGTTGAGGTTAACAAATACGATTCGCTTGTTCTCGGAGTATATCAACCTCAATACAAGATAAAGATAATACAAACATTAAATCCTGACATTAACAAGTTTATCAATATTATTCATAGTGGATTAGATATGTCCAAGATGAGTAAATTAGGTTATGGGGTATTAATTAATTCCAAAGTATCGATCGCAGCACATACAACCATAGGTAATTTTGTCTCCATCAATAGACATGTCTCCATAGGTCATCATACAAATATAGGTGACTATTGTTCAATCAACCCTGGTACCAACATTGGGGGAAATGTAACCATAGGTGAAGGTACAACAATAGGGATGGGGGCTAATGTATTACATCATGTAAAGATAGGAAAGAATACCATCATAGGCGCGGGATCAGTTGTAACAAAAGATATTCCCGATAATGTGGTTGCATATGGATCACCTTGTAAAATCGTAAGAGATAACCTCACCAAATAATCGGTGGGGTTTTTTATTTATAAAACATTTGGATAAGTGGAATATATTATATAGATTTGTGGGATATTATTAACAATTTAAAAAAACAGATTATTATGATTCACGAAAGAATTATTTTTAAGGGAAATCCCTCTCAAATACCAAACATTGGTTACTACCTTCTATGTATAATTTTGGCTCCATTATTGGGGTTGGGTGTAATAATGTTTCTTGTTAGATATTTGGAAACAAGATTCACTAAATTTGAAATTACGAATGAACGAGTTATTCAACAAAATGGTGTCCTTTCAAGAAGAACAAATGAAACTGAATTGTATAGAGTTAAAGATATCATATTAGATGAACCATTCTTTTTAAGGATTTTTGGTCTATCTAATATTTTAATAGTTACATCGGATAGAACTTCTCCACTTATCTTAGTAAACGCTATCGAAAATGGTGGTATAATAAGACGAGAATTGCGTGAGGCGGTAGAATTAAGAAGAGATAAGAAAGGTGTAAGAGAAATGGATTTCAGATAAAATCTGTATATAGCTCTGAATGTTTTATATAAGACCTCACCTAATAAGTGGGGGTTTTTATTGTATATTAAATAATTTAGTTATCTTTGTGTCATGCAAACATTCTTACCATATTCAGATATTAGGAAGTCACTAAAGGTTCTTGACAATAAGCGGCTTGGGAAGCAGCGGGTTGAGGCATTTCAGATTATTAACGCCATACTTGGAAGACCCAAGTTGGACGGAACACCATATAAAGGTTGGTTAAACCATCCGTGTTCTGTTATGTGGAAAAATCATACCCCATTACTCAAAGTATATCTGAACGCCTGTATTGATGAATGGATTGATCGGGGGTTTCATAATACAATGTCAAAGGAAATTATTGATGAATCTATTACTTATCCTGAATGGTTCGGAAATGAGAAGTTCCACAATTCACATAAGTCCAATCTATTAAAGAAGGAACCTGATTTTTATTCCAAGTATGATTGGCAGGTGGATCCAAGTAATCCATATGTATGGGAGGATAAGAATGGTAAGTGGTATGAGCAACACTCAGGACAGAAGGGTAAAGTATATTATGAATAAAAGGGGTCGGGGATTAACGACAGCCACATAATGATAGAAGACCTCACTATAATAATGGTGGGGTTTTTATTTATCTATAATGTGTCTCTAATCTCCTCACTCTCGGGACAACACCAATTCACTACACTATCGTTCCGTGAATGTCCCTTCATTCGTCGTTTAAATCCACATTATTTATTGTAATACCCATTACTGTAATCTACATTACATTATATTTCCCCCGCCAAATATCATCCCCCTTCTAACGAGAAGACCTGTGAGGTGGTGTGTTATGGGTGGGTGAGATGATATATAAACAATATCCTAAAGGATAAATAATAACATATCATAGTTATCACCCATTACATTCCCTTATGTTTTATATCACTCTAGTCAGGATAAACCTGACAATAACGATATGATTAATATTCCCTTTTAGGTGTCACCATATGAGGGGTCTTCGTTATTGGGGGTGTATTATAACCCACTCGTTGAAGTCGTCTAAAATGGTCTATATCTCTCGTTGAAGGATATTATAGGTTCGTTACACTCACTCCCCCCACACCTAACTTAATCATACTTTTTTCGCTAGGTTTTCTATATAGTGAATAATATACCCCTCACACTATCGTCAGGGGGAATAAATCCATCTCACATATATGTAGGACACAATTATGTCATAATATGTCACAGAATGTCAGGAACTAAAGTAGGGGAAAAAGTATGTAGGGGATTATCCCCATGCGAACGCGTCCCCTGACATTCTGTCAATTCCAAATAATTCCCCCTAAAGTTATTAACAATCCCACATTTTTTTATGAACTGACATAGTGTCACGACCATATCCCCAACTATAATGACTTGATTTTATTGTGTTCCAATACTACTATTTATGGGTATGGAGAATATGAATTTCATTTTAACGATAATGGGGCCTTACAGGATAAGGGTTGTTATCCACGATATAGTAGATGGTGAAGAGTTGGGGTCATTATATTTTGAGAAGGCTAAGTTAAGTTTCCAACGAAAACCCATTACAATGGATGGTTGGGGATGTGTTGAGGCGAAGATAGAGAAGTTATTCGACAAGTACACTAGCATAACCCCTAAAGATATAGTGGCACATTGTCAGGATAAGATTAAAAAGGCGGGGTTATAGTTGTCAACTAATGATAAATTAGCACAAACTACTCTAAATGAAAAAAAATCCTTAACGCTTTTTTTATTTCGTAGTTAATATTCTATTAGTTCCCCAACTATAAGTGCCGTGGAGTCTACCCTCTGCGACTGACAAGCCGAACCCCTCACCTAATTCTGTTGTGATGTAACAAAGGTACTGATTCCTTTTGACATTACCAAATTATAATGACGATATATTTATATTATTATGGCACATTTTAGAGAGTTAACCAAACAAGAGTTAGATAATAACTATGAGTATAAAGTAGTTAAGAAAGTATTGTTAAGAGAGTTCCCCTTCATTAAATCTATTGATGTGAATGAGGATAAGTTAAATGAGTATTCCATCATTTCTCTCGACCTAACTATCGATCCCCAAATGATAACAGATGAATATGGTTGGGAGCTAACATCTTGGGCCAAAGCATCATTGGATAGAAATGAACCATATGAAGCATTGTTATTATCCATTATGTTTGATGCAACCAGAGAGATGGTTAAGAGATCAATCGAAACCCCAATGGAAAATATAATAAAACAAATTCATGAGACACCTGTCATACCCCAAGAACTTAAACTAAGGAATAGATCGTTTATGATTGGGGAGTATATTGCATTACCATAGTTGTATATTTATACATTCTAAATAACCCCCACGCATAACTATTTCTTTTTTGGCCGATTAACCCTCGCATAACTTAACTTACTCCTCCACTCTTCACTAAAGGGGGATCTCTTCTTTCCTAACTTAGCCTGTCTCATTTTCTCCTTAGTCTCTTCTGTGATTGGGGGACAAGGTTTATTTTTTAAACCTTTCTCTTTCCTGTCTTTATGGGATTGTCTCATTTTTTCCTTGGTCTCCTCACTGTGTAAAACTCCCCTCCTTGATATAGCATATGCAATACGAGCAGATTCTAACGCCCTTGAACTTGGTGACCACATCATACCACACTTTCTTGTCTTCCTAGCATTATACCCATACGCTAAGACATGGAATGCAGCAGCTAATCCCCTATTCTCGGGGTGGTTTATATGTAATATACGATGACATATAAAGTGCTCTCTATATGTTAACTCTACCATATTCTCCTTCGTGTCTTCCCCTCCTAAACACTTGGGGGTGATGTGATGAACCTCTCGGTATATTCCTTTCTGTATAACTCTATCACGAGCCCTGTCTATAATCTGTTGATAAATGGATTGCCAATTCATAGTAATATAATATATAATAAATATCACATACTTTGGTTTTTAATAGGCATTATGTTAAGTGGACATATTGTCATATGGCTCATCACCATATCTAATGGAGATCATATAACATATCTATATGATCCATAAGGTTATAACATATGATCTATATGGGAGGGGAGGATGTTAATAAGATGTTGATAACTCCCCCCCATTACCCCCTGTCACCCCCCTCCTCCCTTCCCTACTTGCTTGTATCCCCCCTCCATTATACTGACAAATCGTCATATGGGGGGATAATAGTCCATATTTAGGAAAAAAATTTTTGGGTAAAAAATGGGTCATTTTCCCCTCCTGTAATTGGGGAGTAGTTGTTACCCTTGTTTATTGGATGGGTGTAAGTGTTACCCTTGTTTCCAGAACACGACCCCTTGTTTTGGATGGGTGTCTATATGTCTTCTAAAAATTTTGGAAAAAAAATTAGGAATTATGGAGTTTGAGTACATTTTGGGAGAAGGTTATAAGTTCTTCAATGGTTGCATTATTTTTTATTGTATTAGCAAAGAAGGATATAACTTGGACATTTTCTTTGATATAACCTTTTGAGGAATCTATCCTATCAATTGAGAAATAATTTGGTAATCCCCTATCTTCAGTTTGAGTGGAGATTTTTATGTTGAGGTATGGGCAATATTCGGGGATGGTTATATCTTCAACGGAAATGTTAAACTCTCTATTACTTTTTTTTGAATTATCTTTTGCTCTATACCAAATAATATATTCGGGGGATTTCTTTGGTATATGTATTTGTTTATCTTTTCCCCCATCGTTTGGTAGTTCTCTTTTTCTTTTCAATGTATCCCAATAAGAGAAATCGTTATTTCCGATTTGGTTGTATATTATTTGTTGTTCTTCGGTCATTGGATCTCCTGATTGTGGTAGTATTCCTTTTTGTCTTAGAGCGGCTCTAACTTTTTCTCTTCTTTTTTGTTCTGTTCTTTTCTCAGGATTTTCTTTTCTCCAAATGTAAGGTCTATATGCCATAATGAATATTGTTTATATGTAAGTATGGTTATAAATGGGGGATATGTAAATAATATTTATTATATTTGTGGGGGACATATCATATGCCGGAATCGTGAAATGATCCCCAACCCCTTTTATTTATTTTGAATATTTATATATAAAATAAAACTATGAGTAAAGAAATGAGAGAACAAATAAATAAGGTTAAGAATTGGAAACAATTTTTGAATGAAAACCTTTCAGGATATCAATTAAATATTATCTTAGATAAGATAAGTGAATTTGGTATAGATTCATTATCAAACCACGAAAAAACTCTTTTAAAATCATATAGTGATAAATCAATTGATGTTAAAAAAGAAATTGAAAAACATATCAATAAATACCAAACATCAAAAAATATCATCAAAACAATACCACTACAAGTAGATGATGAAGAATTTAATAAAAATATTGGTAGATATGTAAAATTCAAAAAACAAAAGGAATGGCGTAAATTAGGATTACTTGTAAATATGGGTATGATATTTGAAATTGTGGATGTTCAGAAACATTGGGGATATGTTGATGGTAAATATATTCCAAATAAAATTGGATACAGAATTGCTGAAGTTGGCGAGGAAAGGGATTTTGGACGAGTTGGTGATATTGATGAAATAGAATTTGTGAATATTACAGAAAACGAAGCGATTAATATAAATAAAGAAATTCATTCAAATTTTGAAAAAGGCATATTTCCAAAATGGTATTATAAATCGTAAAATGTGCGTGGGAATTTTAAAATAGAATATACCGGATAAAAATAAATACAGTAAAATTTATGGAAAAAATTATAAAAGACGCAACTGAAAAATTGAAAAACGGAACTATCACTAAAGATGAAGCTGATAAAATTTTATTGGATTTATTTAGTGTTATGCCTTCGTTGCCTACCGAAAAAGAGTTTAAAAATGAAGCAGAGAAAAACGCTTCAAATTATAAATGGGCAGAAGGAAATTACAAGGATGGAATAGAACATGGATTTTTAAACGGATGTTATTATTGCACAAATTTTAAAAGGCAATGAGGTATAACTAATAAATAGGTCTGATAAACATAGACCTATACAAATGTAGTATTGTGTATAATGATTGGGGGACATATCATATGCCGGCATTGGAAATAATTCCCAACCCCTTTTTGTGGTTATGTCTTAATTGTCAAATTATCCCTTTACTTATTTAGGATGTCAGTGTGTTGTCTAAGGTTTCAGAATGTGACCTTAGAGAATATAAGGTTGGGGGAATTAATATTTTGATGTATATAAAATAACCTCAACATTGTTTGTCGTTCATATTATTGGAAATGTGATTATCAAAATGATTGGGGGATGTGTTGTATGCCGGAATCAAAAATAATCCCCAACCCCTTTTTTCTTGGGTATAGATATATTTATCAATATGAAATTTATAATAACAGAAAGTCAGTATAAATTGTTGGAGTCATTAATTTACGATGACGATATAAAAACGATTGAAGATTTTAAACATAGTATTTCCGATGAAGGTGAATATAAAGATATATTATCTGATATTACCGTTGATGATGAATATAAAGACAAGATAAAAAAAGCATTAAATCGAATTAGGGAATTAGTATATTCTTCAGGTGATGACGATGGTATAAGTAATGTTGAAAAATCCTACGAAACAATTAATCTTGTCAATAGATTAAAGAGAATTAAAAAATTTTTAAATCACCCAATCTATATTAGCGAGTATAAGAATAAAAATGGTAAAGTTTATATTCAATCCAAAACCGCGGTTAAAGATAAGACCGGCAAGAACAAATGGATTAGTGCCTATGTTGGAGCATTAAAAGATTTTCCTGATGGTATCAATTCATCGGATGCATTAATTAAGGGTAAAGCTTTAATGAGAAAAAAAATTGAATCACTATTTAATATATAGTATTAACCCCATCTTATTCAGGTGGGGTTTTTTTATGTTTGAGATATTGCATCTGTTGGACATACGACAGCGCAGGATCCGCAGTCGGAACAAATGTTTGGATCTATAATAAAGATGTCCCCTTCTGTTATTGCGTTTACGGGACATTCGCTTATGCATGATCCACAAGCTATACAATCATCTGATATTTGATATGACATATTTTTATTTATAAATATAGGTTATATGCCGGCATTGGAAATAATCCCCCACCCCTTTTTGCTGATGTTGAGTATTTATATGTAATATGAAATACATAATTACCGAAAATCAATATAGACTGATTAATGAAGAGGTTAGCCCTCGCCTGAAAGATTTTATTTTTAATAAGTTATTGGAAGATATGAAGGGAGCCGAACTTATTGAAGATAAATTTAGCACCATATGGGCAATTGATCCTGACGAGAAGTACTGGTACTTTGTATTGCTAAAAGATGGTACTTTATGGTGGAGACCGGACTTTTTCCATAATTTCTTTAGGTTGTTTTCATTGGGACAAAAAGAATTTGAGCCACTTATACGAGATATGGTGGGAGACATCTTAAATCGCAAGGTAGGTAAATCAGGCGCTTTTGAATCCTTGCATCCTCTTCAGGTGGGAGACATCTTAAATCGCAATAAGAAATGAAATACATTATCACTGAAGACCAAAAAATAACACTTATGAATAAAAGTGATTGGAAAGAAGACAACAATAAACTTGCCAAAACATATTATTTTAAAAATTATAAAGAAGTTATGCCATTTGTTAATCAGGTAATGAAAATTGCAGATAAACAAAATCATCATCCTGATATGACCGTTCATTATGATAATGTGAAATTATCTATTACTGACCACGATAAGGGTGGAGTATCCGAAAAATGTTTTAAATTTACCAATGCTGTTGATAAAATCTAAGAATTAATGAAATACATTATCACTGAAGACCAATTAATTCGTAACGCCAAAAGAAGAGTATTATCATCTGTTGATGACTATTTTGATAATACCCTAGAACATTATTTCCATCTTGGAAAATTATGCAAATCGTATCCAACCGCAGATGGCTTCTATGATGATGTAATCAAATCTTGCCTTGAAGTAATTTATTGGAATTATGAGTACTGGGAATCAAATGGACCAGAATGGAAGACAATTGAAAAAATGATCTCCGATTATATCGAATCAGATTATAAAGATCATATCTATCAATATTATAAATCAAAATGTAACTAATCCCCCTGTCTAAAGATTGGGGGTTTTTTATATGACGAAGTCAGAATTAATCCTTACCCTTTATATTTATAATAAGATATGCCAACAATAGTTATAAAATCAGGAACAACTGCCATTGCAGGGGCAACCGTTTATGGAAGTTTTAGTTACTTCTCAGGTGATACAACCCATGACTTGGGACCAACAAGTTCAACGGGTTTTTATTCAGGTATTGATGCACCAGTTGGTGGATATACTGTCTATGGTCTTGGTGGATCAAATAGTATTACAATGAGGGTTGCAACAAGTGGTGCCGAGTTAAACAGTATTCTAATACAAGATGGAGCAACAGGATCAACTTTATCACAAAATCTTACATGGGGATCAAGTACCGGATTGGTATTTATTAATAGTGGATCAACTACAGTTATTACAAGTGGATTAACTTTAAACTTGGATGCGGGTGATCCTGCAAGTTATCCTGGAACAGGAACAACATGGACTGATTTAAGTGGCAGCGGGAATACTGGAACATTAGTAGGCGGTCCAACTTTTACTTCCGCTAATGGTGGAAGTATTATACTTAATGGTTCAACTAATTATGTGAGTTGTGGGACTGGTTTAACTTCTTCAAGTGTGTTTACCTATTCTTTCTGGATTTATCCTACAACAAGCGCCACTCCTAGAACTTTGGTAGGAAATGGTAGTAATGTCGCAGGACCTCAAATGAGACTTGGAAACGCAAATAAAATAGAATTAAATGCGCAAAACACAGCATTGATAGGAACCTCAACTGGAACAGTACCTACTTCAGGTTGGACTTTTGCAACAGTAACATACACAGGAACTGATTATGCATTTTATATCAATGGATCCCAAAGTGGTACAGGTAGTAATACAAAAAATTTAGTTGTTACCGCTGTTACATGGATTGGAGCAAGAAGTTTTGGTCCTAGTTTACTTGAATTGTTTACAGGAAATATTGCAATGGCTTTAAAATACAATCGTGTTCTTTCATCAGCAGAAGTCCTACAAAACTATAATTCAACAAAAGCACGATTTGGATTGTAATTAAAATAATTCATTCCCCATCTCGTACCCCCTTTTCTTTATGATTTAATTTAATTATATTTTGTCTGTGTGGCAAAAATTAAAACTATAAACATATGGAAACAGTAATTTTGGTATCAGTTTTATCAACCATAGGTGTAGTCGCGGTTCTTTTGAGTGTTGTGATTGCGTTTGTGAAGTTGAAAGGTAAGGTTGATGTTGTAGAACATAATAATCAGATAAGATCAATCTATGATGGCATGGATAGAAATAATCAATCTCGTTATATTAAAGAAGATAAATTGGAAGAACAGATTGGACGGGTGCAAATCGAATTAAATGCGGAGATTCAATCATTGAATAAGTTGTTAGATTCAAGATGTGATAAATTAGATTCAAAAATAAAATCATTATCCGCCGAATTATAGGCGAGATAATATAAACAATTTGCCACATATTAACCCCATCTTCATAGGTGGGGTTTTTTATTACAAAAAAACAAATATTTATATTAGATGGATAATAGATTACAAGAAATATTTAACAAGTATAATGTTACCGAAAAGAACAATTCTATTGGTAATTTAAAAAAACTTGAGAAAACAATATCTGAACTTCAAAAGTTAGATAAGGTATTGTTATTAACATGCTCAAATAGATATAACTGGGATCCAAATAATATTGATATTCCCAAATCAACAATTCTTGCAATGGTAATCGATGAATATCTAAATGATAAATCGGTTCTAATTGATGTTCCTGAATTACATATTACACCCTGTGAAGGAAATGTCTCAAGGAAAGATGGTAATTCTTGCGGATTGTTGAAAGCCAAATTAAAAGATAAAAATAAAAACCCAACAGGTAATCATAGATGTTGGGCGAGTCTCAATGATAAAAATGATGAACTTTGGAAAATATCTAAAGAATTATTTGAATCAAATGCTGTCATATTTTTTACATCAATAAGATGGGGTCAAGCAAATATGTACTACCAAAAATTAATTGAACGGTTAACTTGGATTGAGAATAGATATACGACTTTGGGAGAATCAAATCTTGTTGAGAATATACAAAGTGGGTTTATTTGTAGTGGACAAAATTGGAAGGGTATGGATGTTGTTGATACTCAGAAAAAAGTTCATGCATTTTATGGATTTAAACCAAATAATAATTTTTATTGGAATTGGCAATTTACAGATAAAAGTACGGATGAATCTAAAGAATCGTATAAAGAAGCATTTCCAAGTTTTGTGAAAAAATTTGATTTAAATAAGTTATTATAATAATATGAAATACATTATAACCAAAGACCAATATAGATTGATTAATGAAGAGGTTAATCCAAGATTGAAGGAGATTATCTTCAAGAAGCTATTAAATGATCTGAAGGATGTTGAAATTATTGAAGATCCTGAAAATGGAGATATATGGGCCATTGATCCTGAAAAAAAATATTGGTATTTTCAATTGAAAAAAAGCGGACTTTTATGGTGGAGATGGGATTTTTTCAATAATTTTTTCAGGGTGTTTTCAATGGAACAAAAACAATATGAACCACTTATAAGATCTATGGTGGAAGACCTATTAAATCGTAAGGTAGTCACATCTGTTAAGACAGGTGCTAAAGAGGTTGAGGTGGTGGAAGACCTATTAAATCGTAAGGTAGGCACATCTGATGGACGTAATTCTGTTCTTAAGGCTAAGGTGGAAGACCTATTAAATCGTAAGGTAGGCACATCCTATTTTAAATGGTCCAATAATGATGATCTGGTGGAAGACCTATTAAATCGTAAGGTAGGATCATCACTTAAAGAAGATTTGGCGGTATGGTTTGGAACAAAGAAAAAACCAAAAGGTAGCAAACAACCTGCAGGACCTTGGGTTAATATATGTCGTAAAGATAAAGACGGAAAACATCCTCCTTGTGGTAGATCTGAAGCAAGTGATAAGGGATATCCAAAATGTCGTGCGGCTGGTGTTGCAGGTAAGATGAGCGACTCAGAAAAAAAATCGGCTTGTCAACAAAAAAGAAAAGCAGAAAAATCACATTCTAAATCAGGAACTGGAAACAAACCTAAGATGACTCATTATGAACCAAAAAATGAGCAATTACATCCTATTATTAGAAGATCAATAAGAGAATCTCTTTAATATTGTTGAATTAACAATATGCTCCAGAACAATGTCTATTTCCATCAAGCCCTTTAATTCTACCTTGACATACTTGAACGGCGTAGCCATTACTGTAAGCTGAGGGGTAGACTTTAAACTTAGCCTTCGCAGCTGCTTTACCTCTCGCACAAAGTTTAGTTCCTGACTTTTTCCTACTTTCCTGAATGTCTTCAGATTGTCCTTTGATTTGTTCTTCTAAAACTTTTTTTACTAAAGATGAAATATCTTTTTCAGTTAACCTAATTACTTTAGTTCCCATATTATTAATATATTTAAATAAATATCGTAGAGTTAACTATTGTAGTTACGATATATTTATATATAAACTAAAATATGAAACATTTATTAAACGATTTATCAGAACTGGAGAAGAATAGTATCCGTGAACAACATACAGGAGGAATGAAAGTTATGACCGAGAATTTCTCAAGGTTATTAAACTCAAAGTCTGGAGATGTTAAGACATTGGTTGAAGAACAAGCTAAACCCGACAAGGAAAATTTGTAATCCAATTTAGTTAAAACCCCTCCCCATAAAGGTGGGGTTTTTATATAACAAAGTAATTATATATAAGATGAATAAAAGTTATAGTAAGATAAAACATATACAAGAGGTTAATCAAAAATTGGAAAAAATGTTTTTGATTGAGCAATCTGCAATATCAACACCTCCCACAAGTATAACAAAACAAACGCAACCTTATGCTGGTAGTGATAGAGTTGCATCTATGGCCGCCAACCAAAAACAATTAAACCAACAAACTATAGATATTAATACTTGGAAAGCCAAAGATGGTAAAACTACCTTTGATCAAGTAATGGAAAAATTCCGTGAAGGATTATATTCTGATACAGGAATTGCTATTGAGCTTATTTTGGATTTTACAGGATTTGCGGCGCCTGCGGTTATTACCGCATTTGGAACCATGTTTGCATATGACGTATATCTTGCAACAGAAAAAGGAAATGTTAATTATCTTAATCTTATTGCAGATTTATTAGGAATTGTTTCTAGCGGAGCGATTTCTAAATTTTTATCACCAATCGTAAAAAGTGGAAAATCATTTGCGAGAATTGAGGAGGCCATTGCATATATAAAATCGTCATCTGTAGGGGCAAAGATTCTTCCATATTTGAAAATGATTGAAACATCTATTGGAGTTATTGGATCATGGATATCAAAAGGAATTACATGGATTGTGGAGAATACAAATATTAAAATGTTTAAATCTATTGAACCAAAAATTACTTCATTTTTTAGTGACTTATCATCAGGTTTGGTAAAACAAGTTAAAGGAGAAGTTGAATGGCGTGTCAATAAAACTCCAACTGAATATTCTCACGAATTGTCTAAGGAAACACCCCTTACCCCAAATACGTCTCCCTCATAAAAACCCCTCCCCATAAAGGAGGGTTTTTTATGCGTTAAGGTCCTGTCCGAGTTAAAGTAAGGATCATTTTATATTCTGGTCCGTTTTTTCCATATGGTGCAAAGTCCATACCTGATAACTGAATCCCTTCAGGTAAATCACTATCCACATGAAATGTTATTTTCCGATATGAGTTATCGTTAAGTGGGCTATAATCAAACTGAATTTTTCCAAGATCATAGTCATCATAACTATAAGGAACTCTATTATAGAATATTTCTTTTGGTGATTCACCATATTGCCATCTGTCCCTCAACAATCCTGTTGTTGTTCTCATTACCCAATTCAGTCTAATTGTTGAATAGTCAAAGTCCATATAAAAGTCATTGACCTTTATATAACTAAATGGGTGTGGTAAAAATGGATCCTTAAAGATGGCGTTAGATAGATAGACACTATCCTTTTGAAATGCATGCGATGTTGTTATGATAGTTAATTTACTCACAACATATTTTCCGCTTAAGGTTAACTCAGTTGTCCCTGTGGTATATTTCTCACAAGAAATAAAAAGGAAGGGAAAGATTAAAAAGTATATCAGTTTTTTCATAACACAAATGTATAAAATATCAATGAAATAAAAAAATTATTTATGATATATTTTATGACGGCATCCAAATTAATCTTCAGCCCCTTTTGTGTATCTTGAGTATTTATATGTAATATGAAACAACTAATTAGACGCGTATTACGGGAACATACAAGAGAGATGGGTGAAGGAGGAAATAACCAAATGTTTATTAATGCCACTGCAGATGAAGTTAGACAAGAAGCAGAAAAATATAAGGGCGTAGGTAAGGGTTATGGTATAAACGCGTTTAATCGTGAGTCTAGTAGTGCTGCCGAGAGGGCTCGTGTACTAGGAATTTTTGATGAGATTGATAATGCTATTCGAAAACGCGATTTTTATAAAAATTTGAGTAAAGATGAAATAAATAAAATAAGAAAAGAAAAAAGATCAGACATAAATAAGCAAAACTATGAAAAAAGGAAAAAAACGAATGGTAAAATAAAATATGAAGAAGAATTTGTTGGGAAACACTTTAAGATTCTACATAAAAATTGTTCGGTTGATGTTGAATTAAAAATTGATTTACCAAATGTAACTAGAGTAGTGTTCAACAGTTTATCCAATGCAAATAAGTTAGAAACTATATTAGATTTTGTGTTAAATAATTCTGATAGAAGTATTGATGATAATTTGTCAATAATTACGGATAATATGTTATTGACGTTTATTGATAATATGGTCAAAAGTGATTTAGAATGTATTTTCCCTGTTTTAGAAAAGGGAACAAATAACATAATAATTGATAAAGGGAGTTTTATTGAAGTTAAAAACAAAGAATGGGGTAAGTCAGACTTTTTATGCGAGGTTTTTAAACCTGATAGTAAATCTAAATTCTTAAAACGGTTAAAACAGAAATATGGTGATCATAATATTACAAATTATATTGATATGTTAAATACGTTATTAGTTAATAAATTACCTGAAGACTCCGGAAACAAAGTAATTGGGGATATTAGAAAGAATACCTTTGGGGTCTTTTTCGGTGACTATGTTTTTGTTAAAATGGAGAATATTACATTGAAATGGAAACCTATTGGTTATGCAAGGAAGACAAGGATTGCAATCAACTATACGGTTGATGCAGATGCTAAAAAATATAAGTTAAATCTAACTAAAACGGATATAAATGATATTGATGCAGTTAGTCATTAATTGGAAACTTAATAATCTAAACCCTCCCCATAAAGGAGGATTTTACTTTACATTAATTGTATTAATTGATATTTTTAATATATGAAAGAATCAATAATAAAGATGCATTCTAAAATTTCCAGTTGGTTATCTAATTTATATAATATTGACACCGAATCAAATGATTTATTATGTGAGAAATGGAATAAAGAAGACGCCATCAAACGTAAGAATAATTTTATGAATGAATTAAGAAATAATCATATGGTCTCTATCACCAATTTGGAGTGGGTTGAAAAAGAATTGGATAAAAGAATTATTGAACAAGAGACCGAAAGATTAAATAAAATGTAAATTATGGATAGAAATTTAATTGAGTTAACAAATGAAGATATAAATCTGACAATTATTGAGAATAATATTCTTTTACAAACAACAGGTAATACAGATGTAATCTTTGAAAAAAAAGTAATGGACACCTTAATACAAGAATATTTGAATATTTCTGTTTTTGGTGTTAAATCGGATGAGGCTTGTGGTTGTGGGCATCACAAGATCTGTGGTTGTGGAGACAACAAGTAATATGAAAAATTAAAGGGATGAACTTAATATAGTGAATCCCTTTTTTTATGACTTCTTTTTATTATCTTTATAGAAAATAAATTATAGATGTCAGACAAGTTTTCAGATTCAATTGGTAGGCTGTTAGGATTGCGTTATAAGTCGCATCCTTGGCATGGTGTTCACATTGGTGTTAATGCTCCCGAGAGTGTTACAGCGTTTATTGAGGTGGTCCCAACGGACACCGTTAAGTATGAAATAGATAAAAGCACAGGTTATCTAAAGATAGATAGACCACAACAATTCTCAAATGTTGTTCCAGCATTATATGGATTTATCCCACAAACATATTGCGGAAAATTGGTTGCCAATGTATGCAGTCAAAAAAATGGGATGGAAGAAATCAAGGGTGATGAAGACCCATTGGATATTATTGTTTTAACTGAGAAATCAATTCATCATGGAGATATCTTGGTAACTGCAAGACCAATTGGAGGATTTAGAATGATTGATGGTGATGAAGCCGATGATAAAATTATTGCGGTATTAAATAATGATTTTATATATGGGAAATTTGAAGACATTGATGATATTCCAGAAACAATCCTTAATCGACTTAAACATTATTTCACCACATATAAGGATTTACCGGGTGAAAAGAAAAACGCAACGATTACTCATGTGTATAATAAAAAAGAAGCCCATGAGATTATTGGATTATCGATTGAGGACTATAACCAAAAGTTTGATAACATCGGAGATTTCTAATGATTAAAGTTTATAAAGCGGTATATACTCACAAATGGTCGTTTCATTGGATCCCTTCAATCCAATTGTATAGTGAATCACATTCATTAACTCCTCAATCTATGAATGGACTATATTTCTCAATCCAATTTGCTAAATGGGAATTTGTTATAGGATTTTATAACAAATAAAAAAGACCTTCTACTAATTAAAGTGGAAGGTCTTTTTGTTTTGATTTAGGTTTGTTATTTCTTGTGAGATTTAACTTTTGAAATGGCGGTTTCCAATTCAGTTTTAATTGAGGTTGCCTTTTCTTTTGACGCTTTTAATTTTGCGTTTGCTCCAAGTAAATCATTTGAAGAGATAAGTGTTTTTGATTCACTAATAGATGTTTCAACAACTGAAACTTCTGTTGTAATTGCTGCTAACGCTTCTTTTCCGTCTTTACCCTTTGGTGCTTTTGATAACAATTCTTTATCGGTTGCAACCAATTCTGTTAATGAGATAATCAAAGTTTCGTTTTCTTTAATTACTTCAGCCTCTTTCGCTTTAGACTTAGCTTTAACCTCAATTGCAAGATTGTTAACACCTGTTAACGATAGTTTAGAGGTTTTGTATGTCTTAAACCATTTAGCCTTTTCAGATGCAAGAGTAATCTCGGTTTTTTGTAGAGAATCTACTAACGCTTTATATGCTTCAGGAACATATACATCAGCGCCAGCAACCTTTGCTGACTGAACCGATAGTTTAGTAATTTCAAACTCCTCAAGTGGGAATTTAGCACAAGATGTTAATAACACCATTGAAACCATAACAACAAATAATAATTTTCTTTTCATTTTGGATTTTAATTTTAATTTATTTTATTTTACAAACATAGATAAATACTTCGATATTACAAAGGATTCGTCTGAAAAAAATAATTAATTTCTTTCCCCCTATTAACATATTTATATATAAAATATTACTATGAATCGTAGCTACAGCAAAATTAGACACATGATGGAATCCAATATTAGATTGGAAAAACGATTATTATCGGAACAAGCCGCAACAAACCCAACATCTACCAATGACAAGGCAATTGCCTTGGAAGCGTTAGATAACTTATCCAAAAATAACTTGGGATATAAAAGTAAGTTTAAACCTGGATATCTTAACATTATCGGTGGTGTTGAAAAAGTTATTAATAGTTCTAACTCTGTTGGAACACATGCTGTTAGAATGACACAATATTTGGTTTCGGACAAACCCGCAAATTATTCTAATGTAGATGTTCTTATCAGTGCATCAGGAGATAATGCTGTAAAAGATTTAACCGCAGATGATCTTATTGGTTTAATTAACAATGGAGGAGCAACAGTGGATAAAATACGAACAACTGAGAGTCCATTTGACGCATCAGCAGCTTACATTTTCTTGACATTAACTGAGACAGAAAAATTAACCCCACAAAATGCTCTTGCATTAATGAAATCGGTTAATCCAAATATCACGGACTCCATTTATAATGGAATTACAGAAAAATGGCAAGCTGCAACCAGTACTGCAGATAAGGATTATTATAAAAAATTATCAGAAGTAATTCGTCCACAGGCGGCACCGGCGACACCTACTGCGCCATCAACAGGAACACAAATTGCTCAAAAATAATTTATTATGGGAACATTAAGTTTTTTAGTTGCGAATTCGAATACATTGGAGTCAGTTTCAACTTTAACTCCATCAGTAACAATTTATGCCGAAGATTTGGGATTATGCCAATATTGTATTGATATAACAGAATCTTGTTGGGCATGTCTTACAACATCTCAACAAGTTTTTAATGACGAAGCATTAACCTCTTCTGTAAGTGATGGATATTATTTGTTAAACTATTCAAACGGAAGTAATGCTGTTTGGTATATTGTCGGAGGATACCCGCAAGAAAGTAATTTTCTTAATTAAGGGATTCACCTTATATGAAATACCTTATAAGAGAAAACCAGCGTAGTAATGTCATAGATAAGTTTATCACACATTTGTTTGATAGATATAGAAAGATTACACCTGAAGAAGATCCTAACATGACTTGGTGGTAGATGACGATGATATTATTATTTTAGAATTAAATGAGTTTGCCCCCTATAATCAGTTTCATGTTGACGATAAGGTGTTTACGACAATTCAAAGAATGTTATCTCTTGATTATCTTGATGTTAAACGACATATTGGGTTTTGGATCCGAAAACATTTGGGAATAGAATATTGTGAGCCTTTAATTAGATTTGGGTCGGAAAAGATACCCCGACAATACCGAAAATAATATATTTATAATTAAACTTTTATCATGGGAAAGAAACGAGAAACGGTAAGAAAAGGAACAAGTCGGAAGTCATTAAATAAAGCTTCCAAACAAACAAAACTGAATAACATAGTTTTAAAGAAATTCGGTTTTTAATTTATAACCCTCATCTGAAAAGATGAGGGTTTTCTTATTTATAATTCTATTTATATTAAACTAAAAAACTTATGAAAAAAAATAAAATAAATTATTCGCCTTTTAATTGCCCGTTATCAGGTATAACGAGTATTCAAGGTATTAGAGGTGTTGATGATTCACCAAATGTATATGTGTCAGGCACATTGACTGACACAGCAAATGGTACCGCTGTAGGTCTCATTTACGATGGTCCTTTGACTTGTAATGGTAGTTTGGGTACTTGGTATCAATATTCATTTACAAGTCCTGATTTCGACGATGTGTTCAACACATCTTGTTACGGGCCAAATAATCTTGAAGACGGAGAAATCCAATTTGTTGGTTCATATAAAAGAACTTCCACAGGTCAAAATGCTTTGGGTATGTTATATGAAGGTCCATTGGATGGTAGTGGAACTTATACAACTATTTCACCAGATGAAGGAAATACTAAAAATGTATATGTTCATAGTGTTATGGGTGGATTCGCAGTTGGAAACTACGACACAGAATTATTTAATGGATTCTCATTTATCTACGATATTGAGAACGAAACATTTAACTATGTAAATCTTCCCGATTCCTATTCAACAACCCTTTACGGAATATGGCACAATGGTGGAACAAGTTACACAATCTGTGGTGGACACTTAAACATCGGTGTTAAACAAATCAGTAAGGCATTTTTGGCAGATTATAATTCAGAAACAAATGAAGTTACAAATGTAAAAGATTATCAAGGACAAAATGAACCTTTGGACACAACTCTCACACATTTTGAAGGAATCACAGTTGGAGGAAAAAACTCTTATAATTTGGCCGCAGGATTTGCCAACACTGAAAATGGCGGAGGCGCAGCATTTGCCAAAATTAAAAGAAATTCAGATGGAACATTCGGTGAAGCAGAATGGGTTACATTGGCTTACCCAAGTTCAGATGTTAAGATGTCAACTTCAGACACAGTATACAAAAATAAGATACTGGGAATTACTGTTGGTAATTCTGGTAGTTTCTCTTACTTGGCAGAAATACTTTTTAAAAAGAAGAAATCATTTTTATGTAAATTATTCAGTTGTTTTAAATAAAATCTTAAACCCCTCCCTAATAAGAGGGGTTTTTTATTTCCCATATATTTATAATGATATACTTTAATGAAATCAATTCAAATAACCGAATCACAACTTAATAATCTTGTTAAGGAAATCTTATCAGAAGATGTTAATCCAAAACTTGCAAAGATCGCAATGGGTAAGCTCTATGATGACATTAAAGATGCCGAGGTTATTCCATATAGAAGTTCCGTTTGGATTATTGATAGAAAGAATAAGTATTGGTATATCGAATATAGAGATGGTGGAGCAATGTATTGGAGACGGGATTTCTTCCAAGATTTTTTCAATATGTTCTCAATGAAGGATAAGGATTTTGAGCCTCTTTTAGTCACCATGATGGAAGATATTTTAAATAATTATAAAGACATTTTAAAAAATATTGAGAAACCAGAATATACATCAGTAGAAGATGACCTCCGAAAAAATAATGGGGACACATTTATTTCACCCACATCTTTAGGGTATAACACAGGTTATGAAGATATCCCCAATCAGAAGGTAAAATCATCAGATCCATCATATAATAGAGAAACTCATACGGTGGGGAGCATTCTGAAAAATAATACAACCTCACCAAAAACAGATGTGGAAGATGTTCTAAAACATAAAGTAAAAACCCCAATGCCAGGATTTTTATCCTCAACTAATCCTTTGGATAAAGTCCTAAAATCAACAGAACAATGAAATACATTATAACCGAAGAACAATATAATCTTATATTAGAGAACGAAGAAGGAAAACCATTCAAAAGTGTTGTTAAAAACATTTGTGATAGTGAAAAGTTCTGCAGTGCTCAAGGTAAAATTACCTTCGGTCAATTAAAAGCAATTGTTGATTCAGCGACAACTGAAAGATTTATGAAATCTCTTGGTGAAGGAGGATATAAGGCAACCCTTCGTCTTATCCCATTTTTCTTACCTCAACTATCCATTGCAGGTTTCGTTGGATCCAGCATTAGGGCAATTGATAAATTATTAAAGCCAACCATAACGGAAACAACAAAATATAAAACATGGTGGGGAAAAGTTATTATGAAAGTGTTTAATCTTGTTGAAGGAGAATTAAACTTAACAGATCCTTTCTCAAGAATATTTTTTATATCTGATGGTTTAATGACCATTATGGATGACAAGTTTAAACGAGCATTCGCTCGACACATTGCAGATATTGCAAGTGAAAAATCTGATAGTGAAGAAGTACCTGAGTTTTTTGTTGAAAATGAATTGAGAAAATGGATTAATGAGAAGTTTTTATTAAACCCACCATTACCACCAAAAACATACGAAGAAGAAGATTACACAATATGAAATACATTATAACCAAAGGACAACTACATAAAATTGCTTATCAACTATTGGATGATCAGTTAAAGAATAATGGTGGATTTGAAGAAAACGAAGATTATGGTAATCATCGTTTTTCATTAGAAGATAAGAATGGAGATAGAATAATATCGGCAATCCATTATTCTGAAGAAAATGGAAGAGGAGAGACTCATGCATTTATTGGATGGAGGCTTATTCACACGATGTCTAAATTATTTTCAATTCGTCCAACAAAAGCCGTTGATATTATTGGAGATTGGTTAAGTGAAACATTAAATCTTGAGATAGATGAGATTGATTTTGACAACACACATAAACCAGATAGTGACGATTATTAATGAAATACATTATAACTGAAAAACAACACCATCAGATTAGCGATAGAATAATTGATATTGCAATGGATAAACTTTATGATGATCTTAAAGTCGTAAAAATTATCCCATATCGCGGAGATGTCTGGTTTATTGACCCGAATACAAAAGAATGGTATTTTAAATATGGGCAAGATGAGGATGGAAGAAATGGAGTCTTAACCTATAGAGCAGACATTTTTGAAAACTTTTTCAGGATATTCTCAATGATGTTATCAGATTATGAACCCCTCTTAATTGATTTGGTTTTTAATGTGGTTGAAGAACCAATAGTGGATGTCCAAATTAGTAGATCAAACAAATCCCAAGAAGTTAATGATGTTCTTGACTCAATTAAGAAATAATTAAGAATACTTCTGACTATTTTTTGCCATTTCAATCAAACTTCTTAAACAAGATAATTCTGTATCTGTATGTGCTTCAGATTCTCTATTTATGGGGTAACTTTTTTGTCCTTTATCCACTGTTTTTGAGATAAAAAACCCACAAATCCCATTAGATTGTATCGAAATCTCCGAAAATATCCTGTATTTTTCCTTAAAAAATAAGAATGATTGTTGAAAAGTAGGAGCAAAAACCCCATTTTCTTCTAAAATAAGGGTATTTTCATCGTTTTTTAGTAGTCCTTGAGGGTCATAAACCGCCTCACAAGGGTCATTAAAACCAAGATTTTTCAGGGAAATAGCCTCCTGATAGGGTATAAATTCGGTATTTTCGGTCATATTTTATTAATTATTTCGGTTCATACACTTAGCAAGCAATAGTTCAGAGTGAAGTTCTCTCATTCTAACATTAAGTCCTTCAATCTCTTCTTTCAGAGTTTCAATTTTCTTTTTTAAATCTTCATTTTCTTTAATGAGATTTAACCATTCTTCAGTTCTCATATGATCCATAATTTAAATAGCGATTGTGGTGTGATTAAAATTCCAGATCCTTACAAGTCTATCATATTGTTCAGTTGGGATATATCCTTTTAATGGAGTCCAATTCATAACACAAGATGAATGGACAATGCCATGTTCAGTATCAAATATCCAATAGTTATCGTCTTCGTCCTCAAGAACACCAACAAGTCTGACAACTTCAAATAGATCCAGTACTAATGTGTCTTTATAAAATTTTAATTCTTTTTGTAATTCGTTAAGTGTTGCCATATTTGAAATTTATTCTGTTACGGTGTGAGTAATATTAAATGTCGAACAATTATTTGTGTTATCGGAATAATCATAGAATCTATCTACAATACTTTTGATATTTTTTACTCCGACAGGATTTAAAGAATGAACATTAATTTTTGGAAGAGCAATTTTGTCATCCATAGATTTTTCAATTAACCATTTCGCGGCGTCATATCCTGTCATCTCTTTTGTATTGTTATTCGGTAGACCCAAGTCATGATCTAATGAGATAATGTCAATATTATTTAAACCAATCCTATTAACTAAATCAATTAATTTATCATAATCTTTAACAACAACCCAATCTTTTTTTGTTGGGATTCTGATATCGTCTAAATAAATCTTAACAGCCATTTTAATTATCTAATTTAGTTTTAAGTTCGGGTAATTTAGGTAAGGGCATCCAATAGTAGGGAACAGTCCAATCTTTTTCTCCTTTAAATTTTCCGTTAAGTCGAATATAACTAACAGAAACAGTATAGGTCATGGTCTTTAAATTTTTTGTTCCATAGATAACCAACACATTTTCTTTAATCTGTGGTAATTTTTCTTTAACACTAATCCATTCCATTACAATTAAATATTTTTCTTAACCAAATTATCTTGTAAAATTACTATAACTTGGTGTTGTAGGTTTATATTCTGTCCCCCATAAATCAGAGGTAATCATAAGATCCGCAGAATGTCTATTACAAGCCACAGGGATATTATGAATTCGGCATTGTCTTAATAACATTTGGATATCCGCCTCATGTGGATTTGCTGACAGGTCATCAATTAAGAAAACACATAAGTCAATCTTTCCCTCAACAACCATTGCAGCAATCTGTGCGTCTCCTCCCAAGGGTCCCGAATTCATCTTAATTACATGTGGAGTATGACCCTTGAGATATAATGCATTTTCTACCAATCCTCCGGTGGTACCAGTGCATGCCAATTTATTTTCAACCAAAGTTGCTGCGTTATGTTTAACCCATTCAATCATATCTCCCTTTCTTGAATCGTGTGCAATCAATGATATGGTCTTATTTTTTATGTTCATAATAAATCTTTTATATAATTTTTATTTAACTTATTTAATTCTGTGTATGGTATTCTGGTAATTTTTATATTATTAGTGACGCAATAACGGTTTTTAAATATATCAATTTCTTGCACCCTTTTCAATTTTTTTTCTCCACCCCACCTTTTAACTGCAGTAAAATGTTGCTTTCCATCATACTCTATTACGCATTTTATATTATCAACCTCATCAAAAATAACAAAATCGAAAACTGGAGTGCCGCTCATTTCATTTTTTAAAATTTGTTTCTACAAAGATAAGGATAATATCTTATAAAAACAAATAATGACGACAAGAAAAGTTTTGCGTCTTCATATTTATAGACATGAAAATACTAATTAAAGAATCGTCAATTAATCAAATAATCGACCAAATCTTAGATGATGAATTTGGTAATTTAGAAATGGAACAGAGAGGGCCAAGAGTTTATTTCATTGGTAATGATGGAGATGAAAACTTTTTTATAAACTCCAATGGAGTTTTGGTTTTCCAAGATAAGTCCGTTTATAATAGAATTAAAGATGTTTTTGGATTCAGACATGACGAAGTAAAGAGATCATTAGAAAATTACTTCAAAGAGAAATATGACATTGATATTCGTAATGTGACTTCCTTTTCTCCAGAATAACTTATATTAGAGAGGAAATCATTTACTATAAACTTAAAAAAAAACAGATGGCGGATAACGAATCAGTAAAACATAAAGAGTTGACAGAAAATATTAAGAACTCTAAACAATCACAAAATAAAGCACCAATCAAATTTCAACTACAATTAAACGAAGAACAAAAACAAGCAAAAGAAAAGATTATAAATAATGCAATTACCATCCTAAGTGGTAAAGCGGGTTCAGGAAAAACATTGGTCGCCTGTCAGGCGGCATTAGATTTTTTATTCAAAAAACAAGTTAATAATATCATCATTACAAGACCAACGGTAAGCAAAGAAGAAATCGGATTCCTACCTGGTGACCTAAGAGAAAAGATGGAGCCGTGGATGCAACCAATCTATTCAAATTTCTATCAGTTATATAATAAAGAAAAGATAGATGCAATTATCTCCAATGGATCTATTGAAATCGTCCCATTAGCATTTATGCGTGGTAGAACATTCTTAGATAGTTTTATTATTGTAGATGAGGCACAGAACTGCACACACGACCAAATGGAAATGATCACATCTCGATTAGGTATAAGAAGTAAAATGGTGGTATGTGGAGACACACATCAAGTCGATCTAAAATACAAAGGTGACAGTGGATTTAAGTTTTTACTTTCGGCGGCAAGACGAGTTAAGGATATGGAATCTATGACATTACTACAGAATCATAGACACGCAGTGGTTGATGCATTATTAGACGAATACGAAAACTTTAAGGAACAAAACAAATCGTAAATGAAGAAATAGGACTTATCGGGGATGTTGCTTTATTCCATACACATAATATGGATTACTGGATATATATAGTATATTAGATTAAATAAAGATCTTTCACTATGATGACACCAGAAGATAAAGATTTTGATAAAATCGTTACAGAGTTATTTAACTCATTGGGTAACGAAATTATTGAGGAAAAAACAGGATCCGATAAGTTTAACTTCGTTGTTAAAACAATAAACGGAGAAAATCAAGGATGGACATGGATTATTCAAGTCCATTCAGATAGACCTCTGCCAAAAAATTTAAAGTCCACAGACATTGCCTCAATACAATCTAAAATTAAAGGTATTCTTAATAAAGCAGGCTACGAGTGGGGCACTGATACTATTGTTAAGTTTATGAATGTTCTGAAGAACAAATAGATATTTATTATTATGGAAGGATACGATAGAGATAGATTATACCCAAAGGAATTCGTGATTCGAGAATTGAGAATTGGTCCTAAACATTTAAGGAAATACATTGATAATTTACCCGAGATACCTTGTAGAAATAGTGATGGAAAAGAAACTACTTGTACAAGGATTCCTGAAGTAATTTATGTATATTTAACAGGAAGATATTAATTATGAAAAAGAAATTTATAGTAAGACTAACAGAGCAAGATTTAGTTAGTTTAATTCGTAAACAACTAACTGGTGATGATAGTGATGTGGACGACACTAATGTAGATGATGGTAGTGGAGAGACAGATGTCGATATTAAAAACGCAATATCTTCAGATGGGTCATCAAGTAAACTTGATTTGAAAACAGATGAAGGATATAAGGCATATGAAACGATCGCCGATAAATTTATTAGTAGTAGGTCATCGAATCTATTAGGAATTACCGGATCTATGTTAGCAGATGCTGCAAAAAACACATTTAGTAAATATGGTAGTTATGTTCCTCCAGAGTTAGCCTTAGCTCAATTAGCAATGGAAGGCGGATTTTCAAGTAATGCCGACGCAAAACCAATACGAACCAAAAATCCATTTAATGTTGGTAATGTTGATAAGGGTAGTACAATTGAACATAGTTCTGTTCAAGATGGTATACAATCCTATTATGATTTAATGGGTAAGAATTATTTATCGGGAGGAAAAACCGCGTCTGATCTATTATCTAACTTTGTAAATAAGAGTGGTAATAGATACGCAACTAATCCTAACTATGAAAGTTCATTAAAACAAATTGCAGGACAGGCGCAAAGAATGTCGGAACCTGTTTACGCCTCCTTAGGAATTAAATCAGATGAGAACATCGCTTAATTTTTTTTGAAAAAATGAAAATTACGTTTTATTCTATGGGATTTAGTATTAGTTCATTCTTTCTTAATATTTGTATAAAAAATAATAAGTGGAAAATGGCGGAGAAAATAGTTCAATTTAGGAAATTTCATTTGGCTAAGCCGATGAGAAAAACTCTTAAGTTAGTTGATTAACATTTATAAAAAAAATATATGGCAAAGATATTATTAAAAGAGTCTGAATTGATAAAGTTGATTGAAACCGCAATGGATTTGGATATCTATAATCAGCCAATGACAACAGCAGCAGATAACGGAAATATGGATATTGAGGATGCTGTGGAAGATATTATATCCAAAATGGAAGAATTGTTATCCATGTTAAAGGGAGGTAAACAAATTCATAGCGAATTAAAGTCTCGAATATATAAACATTTAGACGGAATTAATAATGTATTTTCAAATATTAAATACGGAGATTGATTTACTCTTAATAATTTTAACATAAATTAAAAGAAAAACACTATGGCAACATTTAGCAACGAGGAAAAAGCAAAATTATATAATGACCTGCTTTTTAAGTATCAAAAAATTTCTGAGCAAGTAAGACAGATTAAAGCGAAAAATTTTGAAGTTTCACTTGAGGACCAAAAACAAATCAATCTACTTGAGTCGCAAATGAAAAGAATATTTAGCGACACACAAAGACTTTATTCGTAAAGTTTAAAAGAGATTAAAAAATTAAAAACCCCCCTTACAATGTGAGGGGGTTTTTATTTTACTTGAATTTAAATCCTGTTAGTTTTGTGACATCTGCCACAGAAACCTTGTGAGCCACCAAACCAACTTGTTTTTCATCTTTGTTATCAAAGATGTAAGCCTGATACTCTTTTGTTTTCACGATGTAAATGACTTTCCAACACTTTGAAGGGATTGAAGTTGTTCCGAATTTTTCGTCAACGCCAACTGATCCAGCCCAAACATGAACTGAATCATTGTCTAATGCGAGTTGTCTTTCCAATGTTTCCAATGTTTTCCAATCCCCAGCGTTTAATGCATGGTATTGAGGCGTCATATTAGAGAAATAAAAACATTCTGTTAATACACCAGCTCCATTACATTCATTACTTGCGGCAGGACTCATATGTCCTCTGTCAAACCCTTTAAGACCTTTGTCTTTATGGGTTTTATTTGCCAAGTCATAGTCTGCCTGAAGTTTTGTTTCAGACACTAATTGTGGGTCTGGTTGAAATTGGTCTTTCCTTGGTAATGGATTTGGACAACCATCTTTCGCCTTTGTTTCCCACCACTCCACCAAAACAGGGTAATGTTTTGATTTACTGAAAACAGTAACATAATTTGCATGTTTAATTCTAATTGTGTCTTGAGAATAAGACACTACACTTAAAAGTGTTAAGCCTAAAATGAGTAATAATTTTTTCATATTGATAAATACCACTTATGTCTTTATTATTACCTTATGAACATTTCTCATGAACATAAAATAATATGGTGGGCTCCTGAAAGATGTGCAACAAAGGCCACCGCACACATTCTTACTCATTTTGGATTTAAATTTTATTATAACGACGATGAGGAGGAAAAAAATCCTTTAGGTGACATTTATCAATCGCACAATATTGACATACCGGAGAAATACAAAGATTACCAAATTATTTGTAATATCAGGAACCCATATAGTAGAGTATTAGGTCTTTATACCGCATTTACCAATGTTGGGAGAAGTTTGGTATATTCCAAAGATAGACATACCTTCTTTATGGAACGATATGAACAATTTTTACGAGAGCTTTTTTTATTTAAGACAATAAAAAAAAGATTTGGATTTGATGAGAAGGAAGAAAAAGTGTTTCTAAAAGATTACATATCAAAATATAATTTTGAAGAAAGAATCCCCGACATTTTTATTAGAATGGAAAATATGGAAGAAGATCTGGGTAAATTACCATTTATTCGTGAAAGTGAATTATGGAAATCAGGATATATCCACGATTATATATTAAAAAACCCACATATTAACAATAAACCATATAAGTTTAATACCATCTATACCACAGAATCTGCTAACCGAGTATTTAATTATTATAAGAAACACTTTTTTCTTTGTGGATACGACCCATTTTCTTTTACAAATAAGGATCTAACAAATGATGAAAAGATGAATTTTTTACATGTAGTATTATAATTATTAATATATTTATTAGTATGAACAAAAGATTTGAACTTACAGAATCGGACAGAAATACAATTAAGAAATTGTATTTAACCGAGCAACCACAAAAGCCTCAAGACGATAGAAAATTTTGTCATGGAGGAAACACCAAGACTTTAGATGAGATTATGGGCGACGATGAATCCGAAGATTATATCGATGGGGTTCAGATACGGAAAAATGGTGTTAAAGGTTTAGTTGACAAACTTGAACTTTTAAAAACAATAAGACTTCATCCCAAGATTTCTGACGGAGGAGAACATTTGGCACATAATATAATGAGTCATCTTAAAGAATTCAGACCTTACAACTACTTTGATGAAACAAAGAGTGAATGTAATAATGCCATGGATAAAATTATCGAACTCTATAAAGAGAATGATCATGGTGAAGAGTTGGTTAAAGATATTGAAAAAGTTTATGCTCTTCAGAATGTATCAAATAGAGCTAAGGAATTTTTAAAGCATGGATTGGGAATGATTAAAGGACATTAATCTTTAAAAAAATGAGATTTAAAAATCACTAGAACTAGTATAATAGTAATAGTGATTTTTTTTTATTAGTTATTTTATTTTTTTATTATTCTTCTTTAGAAGAATAATTATTGTCCTCTTCGGGAAAGTTCTCTTTCCAATAAAAAAATATATTTATCTTAAAACAAAATTAATGGAAAGTTCAATTTGGACAGTTATTATTAGTGTTGCCACAGTTGCAACATCTGCAAGCGCGTGGAGATTCTACGAAAAAAGGGCGATACGAAAAGAAAAAGATGAAGATTTTATTCGTCTTGATTGTAAAGATAGAATTAGTAGATTAGAGGGACTCCTCAAAGATGCCGGAAAAGAAAAAGAAGAAATGAGAAAGACAATCCTGAAATTAACTGAACAAGTTGCATCATTGGCTATCAAAGTTGAATTCTTACACAAGGAAAACACTGAATTACATAAGGCGGTTACTAAAATGTCAGTAACAAAATCCACCACAAAAAAGTCGCCAAAATAAAAACCCTCATAAGAGGGTTTTTTTCATACATCAAATCTGATATATGTTTGAATGGTATGACGGGGATAAAAATAAAATAAGATATCCTGAATTAATATCTCCGCAAGTTTAGTATCTAAAACTTCTTCAGTAATATTTCCACCCAAAATAATAACACCCTCAAGTAAAAGTGATTTTGATTTAATACCTTCACTAATAGAGTTAATCTTAATCTTAGTTCCCAATCCATAAACTTCTTGAATTGCGTCCTTATGAGATTCATTGATCTGAGTTTCAATAAGCCGAAAAATCCTTTGTTTTCTATCTAGCATATTACAAATATATTAGATAAATAATAAAATTATAGATTATCTCCCTTGTCCACGATAAGCTTTTGGTTTGGGACTATGTTTGTTCCAAGATTTTTTTGCAACACCTACTTTAGCTTTCCCAAAAATCTGTTTTTGAGCCCCACCCATGTCTTTCTGTTTTTTTGCCATAATAAAGATTTTATCTTTATAAATATTTTTACTTTTATTTTCCAATATCATTAGGAAATACAAAAAAAGTGTCCTATCTTTGTAGAGGATTTAAGGGTAAGATATTAAATCTTTCGGTTGGGTAGCTCAGAGAGTAGAGCAATGTCTTAAAGAAACATGTGCCAGGGGTGCAATTCCTCTCCCAACCACGTATATGAGGTAAGGTTTTTTAATGGTGGTTGTTCGTGATACCTACAAAATTTTTTGTCCTCTTTAAAAAAATAAAAAATCTAACATAAAATCACGGAGGATTAAAGAGAGTGGTGACTTATCTCAAACCCGCCTTAAGGGTTAAAATAACCTAACCGTTTTGACGTTATCGGTGAACTATAAAAAAAACGAAGTACGGGGACAAATACCTGTACTTATGGGAAATGGTAATGTATTCCAGTCAAACAAGTTTACTTTCGTAAATTGTTAAAGTATGAGGGGGGAGAGAAATCTTTCCCCTCTTTGTATTTATAGGTATAATACATTTAACTATGAACGGATTTCTATTAGCAATCAAAAGTTTGTTTTCAGATGAGAAGGGAGTTGTCTCGATGAAAAGACTTTGCGGACTTATGTGTGTTGTCACACTTTGTGCCGTATTATGTCACAATAGTTTTAGTGATGGACATGTTGAACCATCGGCAACATTGGTAGATGCGGTAGCTATGTTAGCATTCGGTTGTTTAGGACTCTCCTCA